TAAGGTTTCTAATTTTTTATTCTTCATGTCCATCTTACCATACTTTAATAGCTCATCATTGCTTGGAATAATGATTTTATTAGCCATTATAATACCCCTTATTCAGATAGGGAATAATTAATATTTATAGAATATAAAAAATAGTGTAAAGGTCAAGCAGGATATAATTTTTAATATTAAAAATAAAAAACCCCAGCCAAAAAAGCCGGGGTTTTTATTTTAGATCAACTAGTAAAGTTATTCAGAAACGAAACCGCTAGCGACACCGCGTGGGTTGACGATAGCAATACCGATGATTTCTGAAACAACCCAGCCAAGCTTGAGTTGCTTTGGCTCGTCAGCAGGTAGAACTTCGATGTCCTGACGGACTGGCATTACGCCTACGAACTCTGGCTCGGCGCAAGCAAATACTTGCTTTGGTGGGACGATCTTGGAGACGATGATATCGGCGCCGAAGATGTGACCATAGAGGCCGGTTTGTAGAAGTTCACGTTGGGTGACTGGATCAACCTGTGAAGCACCTTGAGCACCAGCAGATTCCCAATTGAGAATATCGGTGAATTGATTGATGTTCATGAAGTACTTAGCAGTAACGTTATCCCAACGATCAATTTGGCGCTTGAGGTTAAGTAGACCAACCTTGGCTAGTTCAGTTGGGGTGTGGGTATTGTCTAGAACCTGAAGGGTGTTTTCACCACCGCGTGCAGAGTCAGATGCGAAGTCCATGGCTGCGAAAACGTTGGCGTCTTCTTGTGCCTGGATTTCCTGACGTGCCTTTTGCTGGGCGCGGTCGATTACGTTGAAACGACGACGCTTGACTTCGGCAATGCGGACGGTTGGGTTTGAAACAACTTCAAACTCTGGGACTGATACGCGGTCACCGAATACGCGTGATTCTGGTACTGAACCATTGCTTGAAATAACAACGGCTGCTACGTCGATATCACGGTCGTAGACTGGGAGTGCGCCTTGTGGTAGAGGATCTACAACAAGAGCCTTACGGCCAACACCCTGATAGTCTAAGTTTCTACGGATTGGGTTTGCCATAGCTTGACCGAGGGCGATCTTGCCTTCCTGGGTTGAAAGAGCCTGGTGAATCATCTCATCTCTCTGGGTTTCAGAGAAGGATGGTGAATCAGTTAAAGATGAACTTGAAGGACTTAGTTCATCAATAATTGAGGCGTACTTGACGATTTTAGCAAGGGCTTCTTTTACAGAACCTGCGCTAAGTTCGCCTTGTTGATTAAAGATATTTGACATGATATTCTCCTTTTAATCCTTTAATTAGGCGCAACCAACTAGGTAAAGAGCGCAGAATTCTGAAACAGTTGAAGTAGATCCTGCATAGTATGGTGGGGTTGAAACAAATGACGAATCAGTTGAGGTACCGAGTGAGTAAGCAACGTGATCAGCTTTAATTACGCCAGTTAGCTTACCACGGTCATCACCATCAGAGGTGAGTGATCCATAGACTTTGGCATTTACTGCTGGGGCGTATTCACCAGAAACCCAAGCATCCTGGGTTACGCCATATAGACCTGGTTTGGTCCAGAGGGTGGCCTTGCCAGAACCACGAATGGTGGAAGGACCGACAACAACGGTACCTACTGATGGTGCTCCACCAATGCCAGTACCTTGACCTACGGTTGCGCCAATGATTTGACCAAACATAGTGCCGTAACCACGGCCACCGAGACCGCCAGATGAACCTTCATCAACAAGACCCCATATTGGGCGGGCACCAATTGCTGGTGGACCACCAGACATAGTATCATCTGCTTCACCTAGCATTAGGTAAACTTGTGGACCTGGCACCTTAACATCTGCGGCGTAGCCGTCAGTAATATCTAATGCTTCAAAGGCAGCAACCTCACCGCCAACGACTAGATCAACATCATCATCTTCTAGGTCGAATTGGCCGAGGGGCTGAATTCCTGGTTGTAGTATAATTAACATATTCAGACTCCATTAATTTAATTTAAATTTAAATGCACCAAACAATTTGATAACATTATTTTATAACTTTATTATTTCGCTCAATGCAGAATCAATAAGATCAGATTCTTGAATCAAACCTTTATCATCTGCGATTTCTGCTAACTTAACTAGATTTTGAATAACCCAGGCGTATCTTCCTCTGAAGTTGCCTGAAGGTACGCTTTGAGCCACACCTATATTATGTCTTTGTTGCTCGATTTGATTTTCTACAACACCACCCCTACCCATTGCATCTGCAATGTCTATGGTCTTAGGATGTGCTTTTCCAATCAATTCTGGGCCAGTCTCATCATGTAGTTCGTATAGCATTTTATAATCAGCTTTAGTTTTGCTAGGTTTCTCATTATACATGCCCTTTAGCCCTGTAAAATAAGATTTAGCATAAGGATCTTTTTCGAGACCTGATATAGCATCCCTATAATATTGCTTTGAAAACTCGTCCGCTTTCTTTTGCATATTAAATTCTATTCCCATGTCACGGATGACACTTGATATTTCAGAATTAGCAGTTTTTTCAAAATTTTGTGTAAAATTTTCTGCGCTCTTTCCTCTTCTCATTCTTCTTCTTTCACGCCTAGTCAATATGTCGGCAGAAAAATATTGCTGTTTGCTTCTTAATAAGTCGCTGCCCCACCTATTTCTAAACGTTGAATCTTTATATTTTTTAATTTTTCCAACAATCAAACTTTTTTTAGTTAAATCATTTTCTAATTTTGATTTAATAAACTCAATAACATCTTTATTATTTCTGGCTCCAGACATATAAATTTGTCTTATTATAGCAAAATAATTATCGCCATCTTCTCCAGCGATACCTACGTTGCCTGGTTGTTCTGGATTTAATAAAGCCAAAGCGGCAGGTGTTTGTAAGACTCCAGAAAGTAAATCTGGTAGGGCATTTTTAAAATCAACACTCAAATTAGAAACATCATAATATTTATCAAAAATTCTAAGTGATCCTGCTGTATCTGGAGCAACTTCTGGTACCTCTGCTTCCACAGAACCACCGCCTCTACCACCACCACCTTCATCACTTTCGGCAGCTTGACCGCCAATACCACCACCACGACCACCAGCACCACCACCAGCAAGTCCTGTTGCAGCAGGGCCTCTTTCCAAGGGTGTCTCTGATAGGCCTATTATAATTTGTGCTTTTATTCCGGATATTGTTGCTAGCAACCTTCCTATGCTTCTAACTGCCTCGTCAAAGTCGGGCTCGGTAGCTGGGTCTTCTAAGTCTTGAATTAATCCTGATTTATTATTTGCATCAACTTCTGGATACTTAGGAATTGCTTCCATCAAATCATCAATGATTTCTAAAGCTGCTCTAACTTCTTGATCGGTTGGATTTTCTTTATTAATTTTTGTTATTGCATCTCTAGCATTATCAATTTTCTGAATTAACTCTCTAGTTTTTGTCTCACCATTAGAGCCTGCTTTAAATTTTAACTTATCTAGCGCAGCACGTGCATTATTTAAGTCTATCACTAATTTATCATAAAATAAGTCTTTTAAAAATGGGTCTTCTTTAAATAGATTCCAAATACCATATACAGTTGCGGCAGAAACAATTAATTTAAATCCAACAACTAAAAGTGCAGCAATACCAGTAATAGCAACCCCAGCCTTAGCTGTAAAGAATGCAAAGGCTTTCACTGTTGAAGGAGATGTGTTTTTAATATCTTGTTTAGCTGATTGATCTACGAAGCTATTGAACCAACGATTTAAAAAACCTGATGGTTGGGCAACCATACCAGTATCAGTCACGTCAAGTCCGCTAGTAGCGTTACGCCTAGTTAAACGAAAAACTCTGGCTCCCTGACCTGTGGTTAAAAATGTATCACCTTGATTTAAAACTTCAGTTACATTTGCACCAGCGGGTAGTTCAACCATATTATAAGTTCTATTAAACCTTGCCTCAATTCCACGTTCATTTAGCATTCTTACTACATCTCTTGGCGATGTGTTTGGTGGAATTGGCCCGGAGGCTCCAGGGGCTGCTGGTACATCTGAACTTCCTGGTGGTCTTGTGGCTGGTGGTGTCGTGTTTGGATCGCTTGATGGTCTTGGGGCTGGTGGACCACCTGCATCGCTTGGTGATCTTGGGGCTGGTGCTGGTGGCCTTGACTCTGGTAAATCTTTTGCAGCTGGAAGAGCAGTGTCGGCTGAGGGTTTACTCACAATCTGACGAACTGAGTCGGTTGAAAGCGTAGCTGCGTTTGGCAGCACCGGTGCTGGAGTTACACTATTCTTAGATAACTCCAACCATCTTGTAAAAAACCCATTATCCATTGCAAACTTTGCAATGACACGTTCATGTGTTTGTATAGGTGATTCAAATGCTGTATTTAAAAAATCTTTATTTGGATGGTTATTAATTTCCTGAAAAAGTTTCTTGTATTCAGTAAAATACTCAGAAAATAAAGTTTTATGCTGTTGTATTAAAGTTTTTATCTCAGCCTCTTCTGCATCCGTAATAGTTTTCCCAGCATTAATTATTCCTTGAATTTTGGTGGCAATTTGACCTTCAAGGTTAGAAATTCTACGATAGTGATCTTGATTATTCAGGTATCTAAAATAACCATCAAATTCATTTCGTAAAGCTGTTGCAGCCGCAACATCCATACTTTGAGGCAATCTCAATAAGCTTCTTACTTCATCTAAACTTTTACCTGTTACATTTGCAATTTGATCTAATGGGACATTATTTTTTCCTGCAAGCCTAATAAATTCATCTACTTGATTATTATTTTTATATATTGTATGAATTGCCGCTAAGTCTAATCCAGTAATATCTTTTATTTCATCAATATTTTTGGAACTATTCTTAAATAACTCTATAGCAAGGTCATCTAAGTTTTTTCCGGTTCCAACCAAAGCTTGTTCCGCTAGTTCTTTTAATGTTTTGCCCGCAGCTTGAGCCAGCTCAGGCGTAACCTGTTTTAACATGTTGAAAAGAAAAGTATATGATTTTTTATAAAACTTATTATTATATTTATTGATAACTTTTGAATAAGCATCAAAAACTTCAGAATTATCAGATAATTTATGAATTTTCATATTATTCCTCAAATAGTATAGAATCAATAGTTCTTTCTATTTTGTATGCCAATTTATAATCTTTCTTATTAGCAGCATCTTCAGCTAAGGCAATTAATTCATCCAATAATTCTTTTTTTGCTTTGGCTTCCATATCTTGAACTTTTTTGGCTTCTGCTAAAGGCTTAGGGCTATCTTTTGGCTGGTCTTTTGCCTCATCATCTTCTGATAAGTTTTGAACTTGATTATGTATTTTATTTAAGCCTTTTTCAACTTTTTCAATATTATCACTCATACCTTTAAGCTTGTTGAATGAATCTTGGGCAACCTTATTAAAATCAGAAGCTCTTCTTACCAAAGATTCTAGCTCGCACATTACTTCGCTCTTTTTCCATGACTTTCTATCCATGCTATCCCATTGAGACATTTAATTCTCCTTTACATTTTAAAGAATAATAATTAGTAATTTAAAAAATATATTAAAATTACTATAACCATAAAAGTTCAAGGGTAGAGTTGGTTGAGGCAGGTGGACCAGTCACAACAGCCACGCCAGGATGGTTTTGCGTTGGTTGTTTGGTAGTAAATTTTCCATCAAGACCCACATATAGGGTGGCATTTAAAGCATAATTTTGTCTGGTGTCAAACTGATCGGTAGCATAAAAGCCTCTATTATAATGAACAGTAACTCTTCCAGTACCAACAGTAGAATCATCACCTGGCTGATTTGCTATACGATATGTGTAATTTACAACAACTTTAAAGCCATCCATAATCCCATCATTATTGCTATCATAATTTAAGGGTGTGCCAGGAGGAATAATAACTACACCATTCACTGTATTTAAAATAACAGAAATAGTTGAGGTAAAGCTACTTTGAATTATATTTGAAAATTGCAAAAATCCATAGCACTCACTTTTATTAACAACTTGACCATTTTCATCTAGTTCTGTGCTTGGGGCATTTATTTCAACAACTTCGTCTATTTGATTTTTTGTAAAGGCCTTTGTTCTAACATCATCAATCATTCCAATTGGTGCGGTTCCATCACTAACACCACAAACAATGTCATTACCAATAATTTTAAGTTGTGCAATCATCCCTGGTTCAAATTCTGCAGTAGGGTCTAATGGAAAGCTAACAGGTAAGGAAGTTCCAGTATGTACGATTCTTAACATTTAATCCTCTTATATATAATTAATTAAAAGGGGGAGCTTTTACTCCCCCTTCTTTATACGTAAATTATATTAGACAATTAGCCTTTTTTGATATTTCTTATGGTGGCTAGAATAACGTCTCCAGTCATTCTGTCGCCTTCTGCATAAGATTCTTTGGCCATCTTTTTAAGTCCAACAATAACTTGCTCTTGCTGCGCAGCTTTAAAAATTGCTTCCTCTTTGATTTCTTTTGCGGTTGCCAATACCATATCGGCAGCAAAACCTTTTCCATCAACTCTGAGGTCTTTTGCAATTTTTGAAAGTTCAGCTAAGACATAAGATGATTTTGCATCTAGTGCTGGGGACATAGGATGTGCAGGCATGTTTGGTTTGGCATCTTTTGCATAAGAACCATCACCGCAGTTGGAGCAACCATCTTTAGCCTTACAGTCATAAGCCATATCATGAACTTTATTACAATTTGGACAAGATTTTTCGTCCTTGGCCATACAATCATAAGCCATGTCATGGACTTTATTGCACTTAGCGCATTTATCATCTTTGATATAAGACTTAAGCTGATCTAATACCTGGTCCATACTTCTATTTACGTCTGGACCAGTATCCTTATTGTCTTTGACCAAAAAGTCACTGGCTTTAAAGTCTTTAGCTTCCGATGCTTTTTTCTTTAGGCTGTTGAGTTGTTCCATAGTTTTTTTAAAACTTTTGGCCAACTCATCACCAGCGTATTTGTTTCCAAACATTGTAACTCCTTATTCCCAAAGAGAAGCTAAAGTTTTTGCATCAAGTTTGCCACTCTTCTGGCTTGACTGTTCACCATCTTCAGTTAATCCAATATTTAGACCAGAAACATCTGCGGCAACCTTTACCTGTGAAGAACCCTGGAAATTTGCAACGCTTCTTTTGAAAGCTTCGAAGGCTTTATCATCAAACTCCATCATAACATCAACTTGTCTATCAAGAGCTGGTCTGGATGGGGCAAGCATTCCTTTTCTCTGCATTTCCATGGCAACATTGTAAGCTCTACGTAGCTTGATTCTGTAAGCCTCTCTTTCTTCTTCGGCTTTCTTATTCATGAAAGCTTCGGACATTCTAGCTTCTACCTTGCTAACCATACTGTGTGGATCTTTTGAATCTTTTGCTTCATTCATTTTTCCATGTGATTCACCTTCAGCAACGTGTCTTGCTGCGCTGGAATAATCATCGTGTAGTGAAACTTCTTCATTTCCTACACTTGGTGAAGATAGGTTACCAGTAGGTGCTTTTTCTGCAATGGCTCTTGCATCGGTCTTGGTTACGCCAGAGATTGGAGCATTTTCCATCATGCCTTCGCCATCATGTGCTTCATTTTCTGCGGAAGCTTTCTTGCCCTTAGCCTTTGGCTCTGGTTCAGACTTGGATTTTGCCTTTGCTTTTGGCTTGACATCTTCCTCTGCTTCTTCCATTTTCTTGCCTTTGGCCTTGGACTTACCCTTCATTTCTTTTTCAACCATTTTCTTGCGAGCTTCTTTCAAGATTGCAAAGCGGCGTTGTTGTCTTAGCTCTAAGGCGCTAGCAACTAGTTCTGATTCTTCAGTGGCTACTGTGGCAGTCTTTTCTACTTGTGCTGAAGCAACCTTCTGTGATGAATCTTTTTGGCTTGATGATTTCTTTACCATAGCATCTGATAAAGTGTTAGCCATGCTAACAAGTGAACGGGCTTGTCCAACGATGGTGCTATAATCATTTAAAGCATCAGAAGCAAGAACGTGAAGTTCTTTCTTTTGAGTTGGGGTTAGAACAGAATATCTGTCGTAAGTTTCACTTAGAAGTGCAAGCTCATCAGCAGACTCTTGTGATTCTGCAAGTGCAATCTTTAATTCGTTAACAAGTTTTCTTGATAAAGAAACCATCTTATCAGCGCTTTCTGATTCCTTGCTCTCGCCAAGGCTTTCACCGACGTTAACATTGACATCAACCTTGTCACCCTTGCCAACAAGCTTCTGTACTGCATCTCTGATCTCAGATGATTTTTCTTCAATATCATCTAGAGCATCATTGATAACTTGCTGTGGTGAGGTTTCTTCTTCCTCGGCACTTGGCTCGCCGCCTGCTTCACCGCCGAGTCCAAGGTCGTCCATGCCCATTCCCATGCCCATATCACCGGCTGGTGGTGGCATTGGGGCACCTGCGGGGGCTGGTGGTGCTGGAGGTGGAGGAGGTGCTGCCTGTGCAGTCTTGGTTAGTAGCTTGCCAACGTACTCAAGGCCATTTTGACGAATCTGGGCTACAACTTCGCGTGCATAATCTTTGCTGGTAATCCAATCCCAATTTTCATTTAGCTTAGGACCGAAAATATCTTTTGCGGTGGCGGCAATAACTAGCTTGTTACCAGAGTAAACTTCAAAACAAGAAGCGGCTTTGTTAATGCTTCCATCAGCGGCTACCTTTTGCTTAAACTTGGTAGAAAGTGTTGGGCCATTGTACTTGGCTCTCTTGAGGTGTTCTTTTACTTTTTCATCACCTGGGAACATACCCTTCTCACCACCCATTGACTTGGTTTGGTGCATTTGCTTATCATTTTCCCAGAACTTGTGATAGTCTTGTGATTTGAAGGTTGATGGTTCTGGAGCAGAATCAGAACCGCCTTGGAAGTAAGCAATCTTCTTTCCATCAAGATTGGATTGAGCTCTAAGTAACTTTTCTTTTAGCTCTTTATCTTTTGGAAACATTCCTTTGTCGCCGCCCATGGAAGCATCTTGCTCCATCTGCTTGTCATGTTCACGGACTTGCTTATAATCCTGTGACTTAAAGGTTGCTGGTTCGATTTCTTTGCCTTCGCCGCCCTGTGGATAGGCTAAGCGGCGGCGAAGTGCTGCACGTTTACGTAGTCTAGACTCGTTCATTATTTCCTCCATTATGGAATTTATTTTATCTAAGTTATTTAATTTCGAAGTTACAGCTGGAAGTGGACTCACACCAAGTAAATCATCTGTATTATTAAAAGGATCTTCTGTTTCATTATTACCAGCAATTAATGCACCTGCTGCGCCATTGCTAGCAAAATCTAAGCCTGGCTTTACTTCTGGAATAGATTCGCCGCTAGTAGCAGATTCTTGCTGTGGTGGTTTTTCACCTGCTCCAGCCAAGATATCTTTAATTGCTTTTTTAAGTGCAGGATCATCTATATTTTCTGCAACAGCCCTTGCCGCATCAGGATTTTGTGAAATATCTCCTATTGCTTCTGCAACATTTCTAAGATCAGTTGGGTTTACAGAAGGCACATCTACCCTAGCTACCTTTGTAAAACCATTGGTGTTGAGATATCCACGAATAATTCTTTCGCGCTGATCTAAAGAACAACCATTAGGTCCACAAACAGAGTTTAATAAAATATCTAAATCATTTGCAGTTTCTACAGAAAGATCTTTTAACATAGTATTGGTATCAAAACCATAAGACTTAAGTTCTTCATCATGCTTTTTAATTGAAGCAAAGCAGCGCAATAAAATAGCGCCAGGTTCTGCTGGCTGAACTACCAAGCTGTATTCGATAGGATTTAAGCCAACGTTAATTTCACCCCAAGCCTGTTTGTTGGTAATATGATTGCAATATTCCTTAGGTGTAGTGGCTTTTTGACCGCATTCTGTACAGATAGAAGTAGAAACTGCGGTACCCATAGAGCCATAACGTACAATTCCAGTCATTACTTTTCTAGCAAGATCAGGATAATTTACCTTATCTAAGGCACACAATCCAACTACTTGCTTTCTTCTTTCATCATAATAAGTATCTAAAATAATTCCACGAACTCCATCCACGGAGTCAGATTTATGATCTACACAGAGTGGTCTACCAATCCAACTTCTCGCTGCCTTCTTTAATTCAGACTCTGGAAAAATATCGGAATTATTATTTTTATGTGGTTTGACATTTCCATGCCATTTCCATTTTTCATCAAAGTATCCCCAGGCATTTTCTTTACCAACCTTCTTTAAATTTCCATAATCATCAATGGTTGCAGCTTCAGCAGCCTTTAAAAAGATAATTGAAAAATAAAGAAAGTCATCAGAGCGTGGAGCTATTGCCCTAACAGTTTGTGCAAACTTATTGAGCCTTTCAGTTATTTCTGGACTGGCAAGATTTTCAAATTCGTGTTGTTCAAGTTTTTTAACAACACTCTCGTCAGCATAGCCTATTTTAATAAAATTTTGTGACATTATATACCTTAAATTCAAAATATTATTTTCTTATTAGTTGTTTTAAAATTTTGTGTAAAAAATTAATTAATCAAAGTATCTAAACCTAAAATTTCTTTATTAATATACTGAATAGTATTTTTAATAGAAGTATCTAGGTCTTGAGATGAATTTTCATATTTACCCATTAGATCAGTTAGTTTTTGCAAAAATTCAGGTTCCGCAGTTGATAATTTAAATATATCATTTACAATATCATTGTTTGATTTTAAAGAACCAAGAATAGATTGAATTTTTGGTTCAGTAGTGGAGACATCTTTAATATCTCTACTTGATAATAATTCTAAAGTTTTTTGAAGATTAGTAATCATATCATACAATCTTTTACTATTTCTTTCTACAGACTCTGTATACTGACCACCAGTATTCTTTATTACGCCTGGATCTTGAATCTTTTTATACTCTTCTAAATTCTGAGTTAAAAATTCTTTAAATTTATTAAAATTATGAATAGATTTTTTAAGATTATCACGAATTTCTTCTGCGGTCTGGGTCACCTTGTTAGAAACTGGCGAGGTTGTAGAGCTGTAAGCCCTTTTGAGTAAACTTTCATCAGAAAAAATTTTAATATTTTTATTTCCATATTTTGCTCTAATTATTTTAACAATATTATACTCATCAGAGTCGTTAGGCAAATTAATTAATTCAAAATTAAAATCATCACCAGTTTGCATCTTAAACCTGCTGGCGATTAATTTCTTAAATAAATCAGTATTTTTAAACCTTGTAGCAACAACAACCTTGCAGTCTTTTTCATAATTAGCCCTTCTAACCTCATTAAACATCTTAAAGCAATCTTCCTTAACTTCATCTGAGTTTAAAAAATTAACAAAGCTTCTATTAAAGCTGGGAAAAATTGACTCATTGTCTTGGATGTTTTTTAAATCTTTGATATGAAAATCTCTATAAATTTCTTTTCCAAAAGCAGATTTTAAAATTGAAGTGGCTGTTCCATCCAAATTTACATAAGGTGTATTAAAATCATTAGATTCGATTGTTTTATAAACTCTAATCATTGGAGACTTTTCTATCAAGCCATCAAAATCAAAGGCATATATATTTTTAATATATTCTGGTTTGTTATTTAAAACAATCTTTGAGATATAGTTAGACTTTTTTGCAGTCTTGTGTAATTTGTTTGATATATTTAAAATTATAAAATTATTCCATTTATAAATGTTATCAGGAAGTATGGAAGAATATTTAACAATGATATCCTTATCATTACCTATATGTTTGGATACTTTATTTAATTTATTTACTCCAGGAATATGTGATTCCTCACCCTTTTTAATATCAACAATGCATCCCGTACTAATCCCAAGTCTTTGAGATAATCCACCACAAATCTCCAAAACATTTTTGACGCCAGAGCAAGAAAATGTGCCTAAAGTATTGGGCTGAATATTCTTGCAAATTTTTTTAATTTTATTATCTTCATCAACAAAGATAATGTCAATTGCAAACTTTACAGTCCCCATATGATAAATTACATCTTCTGGACGTGTATACTCAAATAATAGTCCAGCACTTTCTTGCAACGAATCATATCTTTGTAGTCCGGCCACTTTATCTTGAAAATCTTTGGCTATATCACAAGAAAAATTTGCTATTAAATCTTCATCGTTAATAATTTCAATGCTAGCCTTATTTTTTTTGTCTTTAGAATAAGATATATTTTCCACCGGACTTGTTACTCCATTTTCATGCTTAATTGGCTCAACTTCTTCGCTTAAATATTTGTAAGGCGTTAAGCTATCTAGCCGCTCTTGCGTATTTATTTCTTTTGTTGGTTCCTTGTAGCTAGAATTATTTCCCATCTCATATTCAGTAGATAAGATCCACGGCCATGCTTTTTTATCCATTAAAGCACCTTTAATAATTCATTTATTACTGATTTAATAAAAAATGGATCACGACCATTTAATATGTTTTTAATCAAGCTGATACTAACACCAATAGATGAACCGCCTGGTTGTTTTTTGCTAGACATCTCTGTAACTGGTAGTCGATTAATTTTATTTCTCAAATTAGGGTAGGCTCTCTGCCTTGATTCTAAAGACATTCTACCTACCATTACGTCTATAATGTCCCTAATTTGCTCTGCAACAAACTTAGGATTTTCTGGAAATCCTCTAGCTTCTTTTTTCATTTACAACTCCGAAAGATACTGACCGGCTCTATGTAATGCTTTTTTATAAGCTGATTCTTTGGAAAGATTAAGATCTTTATTCTTGTTATATTCTAGAACAATAGTTCTGGAATATATCTTGGATAATTTTTTAATAATATCATTGGTGTTTGGAACATCAGATAACTTTACTTTTAAAATTAAGGAATTAAAAAGTACGGTAGGATCTTCATCACGAACTTGGGCAAATTTTTTAATTAAAACATCTGCAAAATCAGCTAAATAATATTCACCAGAATTATCTAATTCATTGCCAATAACAACTAGCGCATCAAAAAGCCTATTTACTGATGTTTTATCTAATAGATTTTTTTCTGCGTCTAATTCATCTGGATTGACTGCATCAAATTCTTCCACCATCTCTACACCAGTTATAAAGCCCCTGGCACCTTTTTCTGAACCAACACCTTCCACCAAATCATTAGAAGGGCCTGTCTCCACAGGCTCTTCGCCTACTGGCGCATTGCTGTAGGCAATCCGCCTCATTTTTTCTTACCAAAATTAGGATCAGAAACAATATCTGACACAGAAGCCGGTTTATATCCTTTTTCTAACTTCTTTTTTCCGCTTACAATATCAGAAGAAGTAACGGTTTCACCACTAGGATTTCTATATAATGGCTGTACGGAAGAAACTTGTGCTTGCTTTTTTATTTTATATTTTGTGGACATAAAAACCCCTAAAATAAGATTTTAAAATTACCAGATTCTTTATCCCGGTGGTCCACCGGGAGGCCCGCCAGGCCCGCCAGGGCCACCGCCTGGAGGCCCAGGCATCTCTAGGCCCGGTAGGCCACCACCGCCGCCTGGAGGCCCGCCGCCGCCATCCCCGCCGCCCACAGCGGTATCTGCCGCTTCGGGTATGACGCTATCAATGTTTAGACCCTCAAGCTCTCGAAGGCGCATGGCTTGTAGTGCCTCCAATTCCTTCATCTTAATAACATCATGAATGGCTTCTTCTTTTAATCTTCTTCTTTCTTCATCATAGCTTAAACCAAGACTTCGATACAAGGTTTGCAATGAAACTTGCTTATTAGATACGAAATTACCAATATTTTGAATATAGTCATTCATATCATATAAGTTCATATGGTTAAAGTCTACAGTGGGAACTTGTAAAACTTTTTGACCATCTTTATAATTAAAGAAATCTTGAATCTCTGCAATTGGAGCAAAGATTTTTTGTTCCAACCATTTCTTAATCATGTTTCTAAAAATATCATATCTCTGTCTTAAAACTTCTAAACCAATAGACGAGTTTGAATAAGTTACAGATTCTTGATCCATTAAGGATTTTGGAACCATTAAGCCAGTATAGATATTGCTTAAAATATGTTCAATATCAGTATTTATTTCTAGAATAGATCCGCTAAAACCAATCCTTTCAATGGTTACGCCATCGTGTGTTACAATCTTAAAGTCTTTATCATACTGCGCTTCTTCTAGTGCAATACGCATGGCTTCAATGTCAGATTGTGTTGGTCTATACTCATTGCCGCCTAACTTGACTAATGTTAATGGATTAACCATGCCGTCAGCCTGAGCAAACTTTGACTCACGTAATTTATCATAAAGCATTAAGTCCTTATAGGTAGATACAATAACGGAAGTACCTCTAGTATCATAGGGTGAACTTAAAAGCTTTAAGTGTGAAACGTTTATATTGTCTAAGGGTATAGTTTGACCTTTCTTGACAGCATCTATAATATGTGGTGGAAGTCTTTTCTTTAATGCAATATCAGTTGGAGAATTAGAATTAACCAATCTTTGCAAGGTTGCATCTGGCTTTAAAGAAATAATAACCTGATCGCCAATAGCGGCCTTTTTAACATGTACATAATCTGGATTTAAAATAGTGACCCTTTTCCAGGTTCCGGTTTCACGATCTAATTCTGCATAGGGGAAAACCTCCCCCAACTTCCAGAACTCCAATGAGACACCATAGACAATGGAGTATAGATCTATTTTTTCTGCCATCTGAAGGAAAAATTCTTGAATTTCCTTTACAGGATGAACAATATTAATTTTGCTGATAGGATAGCTAGCATGTAAGTTAATTGCATTTCTGACTAGTGGGTGAGTATCGTAGAAAATTCTATTCCAAGCATTCATAGTTACCCTATCTCTGGGTAAGTTTAAGTTTGCCAGCTGGAATAAGGGTGAATAAACTTCTGGACCCATCATATCTGTAAGGCCACGTGTGGTAGGTAAAGTAGCCGGGCCAACGGTTGCTCGCTTAGTCATTGCCATTTTGTAAGCAGAGCTATGAAGAATAGAAGCGGTGGGCTTACTATCTTCCTCGCCAGTCATTTTTTTGCTTTCTGCATCTTGTATCTGCGCTCTTCGTACATCAGAAAGCTTCTTTAATCCACCGTTGGAAAGTGAATTTTGTACGGCTTCCGCAGTAAGGTTTTGCGGACGATTTACTCTTATACTCATTTATAACCTCACATTCTTAGTCTAGGTGCAAATGCTAGCGTTGGCTTTGGCATGTTAGATTTTTCTTTTGTACCAGGTTTAACTGTAAAACCCTGTGTAGAATCAAACTTCCAAGCCATATAGGCATACATTAAAGCCATCAACCCATCGTTAGGCGTTGAGCCTTTAATATAAGTTTTTACTTCTTGACCACCTTTATTTCTAATGGCAACACCCATTGATGTACAATGATCTATTAACCATTCGATATATTCATAGCTTTTCCAAGGGAACCTAATCTTACCCTTTTTCATTTTTTCAAAGATCTCCTCAATCATAAGATCTTTATTATAAGTAATCATCAATTCATCTTCACGATATTTAATTGGATTTAAAAGAGCGGCACTACCTTGTGCTCCTAAAAATCTATCACCAAATCCATCATTCATCTGCAATTCTCTAACAACATCTTGTCCGAAGAAAAAGTCGGAGACCCCGCGCTTGACAGAAAATCTTTTGAATAACTCATTAACTGTGGCTTTCTTATATCCGAAAGTTCTTTCTCTTAAAATGTGCGCATGCTCTATTTGAAGTGTTCCATCACCAATGTCAGATAAGATTACTGCACAAGAATAAGATTGACCCTTAGATTCTTCGTCAGTTTTATCTCCCCAGTCTATTCCTAGGTAGGCAGGTCTTTCATTCGCTAATATTTTCTTTGCAAAGAATCTTTCAGAATCTTTACAGAATGCTTCTATATGGGTTCTGGTCAATGGCATTCCACCACTAGAGAAAAATTCTCCAACAACTTCATTATTCCAAACACGGTCTGATTGATTTGGATTATTTTCTGGCATCAAAGAGTTTATATATTCACGATTAAGGTATGGAATATATAACTGATTAATGTGAAATCCTACATACTTAGACTCTTCTTCATTTCTGGAGGGTGCCCAGCAACCTCTTTCAATAGCATCAATCTTGTGCTGAATAAAACCGCAAATAGGACATTTGATATTAAAACCGCTAATCCAAATTTCTTTCCAAGCATCACTACCTGGCTGATAAAATGGAAAAGTTTTTTCACAATTTTTACAGCCAAGATGATAAAACCTTTGGTCTGACATTTCCCAGGTAAGTTCAAACCAGCTACCTTTTTCTTTTGGTGTTCCAAAGTAGACCTGGACACCACGACCTACTGGACCATATTTTGCGGCGGTCAGAGTCTTGGTAGAGTTACCTATTGCAAGTCCCATCATATCTTGACAATTATGGACAACAGGACCGCCAGCATATTTGCTATTTTTAGTTGGAGACAATATAAAATTATGATTTTCTTCGACCTCTATATCATATACAACTTCTTGCTTTTCTAATTTTTTTATTTTATCTACAATTAATATAGAATAATTTTTAAAATTATTATCCCAAGTATAATTGTCAAATTCATTTAAGAAAAGATTTCCAAACTTATAAGTCATTGTGGGATGAATATATTTTTTAATTAAGTTATATAGATTAAAAAATCCTGCTTTGTTAAAATAAATATAAAAATATCCATCAGACTGTTTTTTATAATGACAATCTATACCTAGACTTTTAAATTTATTTACAAATCTAATCTGAGAGTCTTCATCAAAAGAACATGTTGATAAATATGCAGCTCCAGATGTAGGACCCCAAGATTTTATTAGAGAACCATCATCCATAAACCATATTGCAAGACCTCTCTCATCAATTTCATCGAGAACCCATTGTGGACAACTATATTTAGTTTTAGGAAAATTATTGTTAATGGCAAATAATTTTGATGCAAAGCTAACCGCTTCTTTCTTTGAAAAACCATTTTGTTTGATATATTTAATTTGAGAATTAAACATATCAGATTTCCAATTACAATATTCTTTTTGCTTTATGCCATGTACAACCTGTAGTCTATATACATTGTCTTTATATCTACTAAGATGACCATCTCCTAAAAATGAACCTAGAGCGATTTGCTTTTGGTCATCATTAATTGCTCTAATTTTCAAATCAGAATCTACAGAGGATATAATCAAATCATTATTGCTTAAGTTACATGCTTCTTTCCAACCACCAGTTGTTAAAAACTTATGATTTGGAGTACATTTTATCTCTCTATTACCAATATATAGCTTCAATAGTTCCCTTGGACTTCTCTTCCAGGCGTTAGTTATTTTTTTATATTCAAAACGTTCCATTTTTTCATTATAAGATTTAACCATAGGAAGTTGATTTCCACTTTTAAATTCTTGATATAGTTTTCCAATTTTAACTTTACCGCCATCCGTCTCTATAAATTGATGGTATGGAAAACATTCGTCATAAAAGGCAACGTCCAATGTCATACCACGAACCCTGTCTGCATCTGCACCGATACTTTCAACCCATAACGTACCAGTGTTAAATTGCTTCATGGTTAAATTATCAACAGCATTTATTGTTCTTAATTTATTTTTATTGACGAAATCATCTTTTGCACTTCTAACAAGATTTTCTAATTTATCTTGTGTAAATCTTTTTACTTGCGCTAATGCAGGAAATAAATGCGCTACACGAATTGGTGGCGTTGTAAAAAGACCACTATTAGTAAAGTAAAGGTCTAAGGCACCAGCCATCATAGTTGCACCAACCTGACGGCCTTTCTTAATAATTACAGGCTTACCCTCCTTCTTTGGAGCTTGAAGGGCAACATAACGATAGATATCAGCCATAAATTTCCAGCCATTGCCCACAATACGAAAAGGCTCACCATCCAAGGTAAGATTATTTTGGATGAAATGAGCCGGATCGTAATCTAAGAATGTTGTTTTTAGCTGCGAAAATATTTTATTTTGTTCTTGCTTAAAATCACTTCCTGCCATAATCTTTCCTAATTAGGAAAGGCTTGTTCTTCCATGCGAATAATAATCTGCAACCTGATCTTCTGGGTTGGGATTATAGGTATCTACCATTGGAATATAAGATTCTTTCCTGGGTTCATCAGATTTCTTATACTTATTAATTTCATAATTTATGAATTCTTTTAATATTCCTTCGTCAATATTTACTGATTCAAATCCTAAGGCATTATTAGACTTACAGGCTCGAATAATAATTATCTCATTAACATCTAATTTTCTGCTTACATAATCTTTTATCATTTCCTTGATATAGTCCATGATAACCTGCATCTTCTCTTCACGTCTTTTGAAGGCTTCATCATTATGATCATGATCATGGCTAGCGGTCTTTTTGTTGCAACCACAATCTGTCTTGGTAACTTTGCACTTACAATCTTCCTTGCACTTGCAGGGCTTTTTACAACCACAAGATTCTTCATTAGCAGTTTTTTCTTCTTGGGCAGTATTACTTTTCTTTTCTAATTCATTAATAATTTTTTTGGCAACATCAAAGCCAACACGGTCTCGAATATCTGCAAGCTTTTCTTCGATAGTGTTAAATTTTTTCTTTTTATAAGTCTTATCAAGATATTCTTTAAGATAATCAATCTGATTGGCCTTCTTATCTAAATCGTGTGCAAATTCATAAAGCCAAAACGGACTGCTTGAATTAATACCTGTATTATCTACCCTGTTGACTTTCATATTTTTATCCTATGCCAAATAGTTTTTAATAAACTCAACGCCTTGCGATTTACCATCTTCTTTCTTTTTGGTGGTGGAAATAGTTCCACGGTCAATAAAGATTGGGTGACCCATGTCTTTTAGAATTTGAAAAATTGCAAGTTCTTCCCTGCTATCAAGCTTATATTCTTTCTTTAAAAATTCATAAACCTCTTCAAATGGCTTGCCAGAAGAAACAACTGAATTAACTAAAATACCACTAATGGCTCTTTCAAAAGGTGTCATTACCAATTGGATAATTGGTGTGCTGGCCTGCTTCTCTATTTCTGCTTCTTTTACCAAAGACAATGTTTCTTCTGCTTTTTTGCTTTTTTCATTTAACTTCTTAATATGCTTCTTTAGTTTAGTAATGCCTTGTAGAATCTCTACGCGAACTTCTTCTAACTTTGCGATATCTAGACAATTATCTTCATCACGCCTTAGTGCTTCCGAAATCTCTTTGTTTAGCTTTGTAAGGAATTGAATAGCTCTCTCACAACCAAGTGTAGAGGAACCATCGTGCTTAGGAATTTCTGCTGGATATATCTTAAGTATATAGGCCATAAATTGCTTGGGGTCTCTGTCTTTTTGCCAATCAGTAACCACTGCTTCTTCTTCTGGCTCTTCATGTAGATCAGATTCTATAACCCCATCTACGCCAGGTAGCATTAATTCAATTGTATCTTCACCACCTCCCAAACCAAGAACAGACTCATCGTGAATCATAATTTCTGGGTCTTGAAGATCCACAACCTCTAATCCACCTACAAGTTCTTGACCCATGTCTGGATGATGATGATGTTCCATCTCATGGGAATGATCCTGCTCATGTTCATGCTCATGAAATTGAATTGGCATTTCTGAATGCATCATAGGCTGACCAAGCATAGGGGGTGGTAAGGCTGCATCCAAGGACTGGAGTAGATCCATCTTGTGTGCTTCTGGTTCACCATCTTCTTCATGGATATGATATAGTTCACCAATTTGACTTGGGTCACCAGAAAGGTAGACGAAGGTTTCGGAATCTCCATCTTCATCCTCGCTAAAATCAAAACCATCAAGCACTTCTTCAACAATGTTAGAATGCATATCTTGTGCTTTCTTAATATTGCGAGCGTCCTCTATATATTCTGTTACAATAAACTTTGACATTAAGCTCTCCTATCCATAAAAACTCATTAAACCTTTATTAGATTCAGATATTGCATTATTATCTACACTCTCTGATGTATTAAATTGTCCCTGTAGCGGTCTAGCAGAATCACCAGTATATATTCTTGGATATAGTGGACTCGAGGGAACTGGCATATTAATAGACGTTTTTTCCTCAACCACTTCTTCCAGATCTGTATCTAGCGAATCCTCCTCGGTATCCTTCTTTATTTCAGAAAGTTTAAACATCCTCTCTTTTCTACTACTTATATTAGCAAGTGTTTTAATTTTTTGTTTTGAATCATCTAAAAAATAATCTAAGGTTGGATTTTCTAAGTAATCTGCTAAGTATTTTTTTCTGATTAAAGCATCCTTAAACCTTCCTGATAACGGGACTTTTTTAAATAAATTTAATTCTTTTAATAATGAGATTGTTAATTCTTCATTAATATAAAGAGACTTTGAAATTTTACTAGAAATATATCTATCCTTAATGTTTTTAAAATCAAAAATTTCAGGACTATCTAAAACAAACTCTTTAATCTTTGGATCTATTGTAAAATTATAACGAACAGCTAAATTGATAGCCCGATAAATTCTTCTTGGATCATCAGTTAGAGTAATTTCTGGAGGAACTGGTGTTTTAATTATTTTATTTTTAATATCCTCAAAACCCATCTCGGTTGGATCAGAAATTTCTGCTGTAACTAAATCTTGATGCAAAGTATTTATTGTAAAATCTCTGCTGAATGCTTCTTCCAGACCAGCAAACTTTCCATTTAAATATTCCTTTACACCTTCAGAAACAAAGTGGCTAGAAAAATCAAGATCCATTTCTGGCGAATAAACTGTAACATGATAGTCGTCTGCTACTTCAAATGTGGAATCAATCTTTTCAGCAACCAAGACACCAAGTCTAAGAGAATCTGGGGAGTTTGTAGTGATATCTATATCTGTGGTTTTTACATTTGGAATCTTTAAATAGATATCCCTAGGAATTCCACCGACAATATACGGCTTCTTAATCAAGTAAGTATCCGCAGTTTCTTGTGTTAATCTTAGGATTTCTCTAAGAGACATAATTCCTACTTAGTTGGTGGTGCGGCTGGTGCGCCACTTGTTAGTCCGGAATCTTGAATCCCTTGCTGGATTGAGGTCTGTGCTTCTGCATCAGACTTCTCAGCGGGCCCAGCAGCTTCACCTGACTCTTCCATTGGCTCTGCTTCCAGAACCTTATTAACTTCCTTATTGGTCTTGTTAATAAGATCATTCTTTTTGGCGTCAGAAATTTCTACCAGACTCTTGCCGCTTGATAACATGCCTAACATCTTGGTAACGCGTGTAAGTGCGTAAGAATAAGCATCAATAAGCTTACTCTGTGCTTCTGCTAACTCAGGGAACATTGGGGCAATACCAATCTTGTCAAGGATAATATCGAATTCGGCCAACTGTCTAATGGTACGACGGTCTGACAATCTTCCTGCAATTTCCTCTAGCTTCTCTACTGCATCACCTAATCCTACGTCACCAGCCAAAGACTCATACTCTTCTTCTTTTGCTTCCGTAATTGGCTCTAGTGCTTTTTCCAGAGAAGACTTTGGTTCTGCAGACTCTGTAACGGGGGCTGCTTCGCCAGCAGGTGGTGTTGTGGCTGGAGCCTGTTTAGTTACTTCTGGCGGTGGAGTTGTTGCCACGGGTGCTGCCGGTGCCGTTGGTGCCGTTGGTGGCTCACCAGTTAACTCCTGTGCGTATTTAACCAGCTCATTGTAACCATTATTAAATCCAAGTTTTTTAAACTTATTAGCATACTTATAAGCAACATCTGAAGCTGTAATGTTGGTTTGCAAACCACGCATTTCTTTGTCAAAATTAAAAAGATGTTCGGCTAACTTTTGAGCATCAGAAGCCTTAATGTTAGGATTGTGTGCCCTAATCAATCTATCCAACCTTCTTATGGCAGTATCTACTTTATTTTTCCAATCATAAAATTGTTCAAAGCTCTCTTGCTTATTAGAAGATTCTGTTTGGCTGGCGGAAGCCTGCTGTTGTTGCTGTTGCTGTTGTTTTGATTCCTGGTAGTTGTTGTATTCTTGCTTTAGATTTTGAATATCATTATAAACACTATCTGGGATGGCTGCATTTTCTAAACCATAATTACCTGGCGAAACAACTGGGAATTGCCAAGCAGACTTGACTAGGCCAGGCTGCTTGCTATTGTATTTAAGATGCTCACCATTTTGATAGTATTTAATCCATTGCTTAAAAGAAATATCTTCTGCACTGGCCTTATCAAGTGTATTAGAATAATAATCAATTGCAGAACTAACAGTCATATCTTTACTTCTAACAGCATCATATATTTTAGAAACCATATCTGCCCATTTGTTTAAATCAAACTCACCATATTCTTCGACCATGCCATCAGAGTTTGAGTAGGCAATCTTATTTAGTCTAGAAAAATTTGTAAAAAATAAATAAAAATTATAGTTGGGGACGTCTATTTTTTGGAACAGACTTGCATCTTCAAAAGTTCTTTTTACAATATCACCATCATAATCTTGGCCAAAAGTAATTTGGGCAATCTTATGCAACTCTATTAGATTTTTATATCCATCTGCATTTTTTACTAGAACATCAGGATATAAAATCATAACTTCTTTAATATTATCTCTATAATTCATTATTATCCCCTGCAATTATAATTTGTCTGTAATATTTCCAATTGCTATATACCAGGTGCTTTTATTTAATTTGGTTTCTTCTAAAACCTTTGAATCAGATACAACATTATATATATGTTTTAATACAATTTTTAATTGTTCATTATTTGGTTCCTTAACATTAAAATACTCTTTAAAGCTTTCGGCAAACCAATTTTTAAAAGATTCCAGCGTTCTTAAATTTTCTAGTTTAATTTCTAATTTATTCGACATCGATTATATCCAATTGTGGAAATGATTGAGTTTGTTGATACTGCTGATATTGACTAGAACCGTATTGCATATTATTTAACCTTGAGTTTATTTTTTCTATAAAAATAGGAATGAATTTTGGATCTAATTCTTGCAATATTTCAAAAACAATATTTTTTAAAACATTGACTTGTTCATTAACAACATTAATATTAATATTATGTTCCACTCTTTTATCTGCAACACCATCAACATATTTTTTCCAATCTTGAACTAAACCACGTTGTGTATTTAGTAACTCAACAAACATCTTATCTTCCCTAATAGAACCACCGGATTGTAGCATATTAAAATAATACTCTAATCTGGATCCAACCAAAGTCATCATTTCTAAGATCTTTCTATTTCCATCCAACTCATTTGAAACAATCTCGTTTATCTTTTGCTGATAAGCAGAAGAAGAAGCTAGAATTACTTTAGCTTCTAATTCTTTCGAGGTCAAGTCTTGTTCTTTTCTAACAGCCTTAATATTTTCTAAAATCTCTCCATCAAGATGTAAATGATCTTTTCTAAATTTCTGTAATGTTGCGTAAGAAATCCAGAGGCTTTTCTTCTTGGGATGTTTTTTCTTCAACCAAGCCTCTACAATCTTTACCGACTCACCATTTAGAAGTCTTTTAATAATTTCTTCTTTTTCTGGATGTTTAAAGACTTTATTTTGCTGATCATTCATAACTACCTCTAAAGAAAATAGCCCGCTAAAATAGCAGGCTAAATTTTCAATTTATTATACCAATTTTTTTAAGATTAGAGATACATTATATCTGTTTGTAGCTCTACACTTCCGCCTGGAAACTTTTTACCATCTTCTGTGGTAAATCCCTCATTCCAATCATAAGTCTTGTTGGTGATAGGATCTTGATATACGCCATCAGAAATTCTGCGAGCCTGAACGCCAATTCTGTCTGGTGAATATCTAGTTGATAAGGAACGGCTTACATATTCTACGTCTATTATAGACTTCTCGTGAACTGGACCAATATCATATAACTTTTTGGTTCGCTGGCCACCCCTTTCTGACAAGAAATGGTCGCGTGTTTCATAAGTCATTGGTTTGCCGAAAGGAGTCTGTAAGATACCATAGTCTTGTGAATGTTTTACTATTGAATCTTCGAGTATACTTTCTAATGCAGAAACTCTAAGTTCTCTAGCTAATTTTTTATCTTCGGTTTGTTTTGCTACTTTTATTATTCTTAGAACCTTGGTGTCGTTCATTTTATTTCCTATGTAAAAATAATTCTGTTGGTAGACATCATGGCATCTTGAACATGATTCTCTGCTTTATTTCTACGTGCAGCAGGGATAACACGACCTTTCTCGTCAAAGGTAACCTTGCTAACTGGTAGTCCTAATTTTGGACAATATAGTTCAACAGAAGTTGGAACTTTAATTAAGTCACCACGATCATAAGCTTCTTTTATCATTTGCTTGCGAATAGATGTATCAGAAGAGTGTTTTAGTAATTGTGTAAATTGTTCAAATGCTACGGCAAACTTGTCAGAACCAAATCTTTTTCCAATTACATCAAGAACGTCTTCTGCAATCTTATAGTCCTTGGTTGCTACACCATCAATCATCTTGTCCATTAGCTGCTGATAACTCATTGAACCAAGTGGACCTTCATCTCTAGCAATCTTTACAGACTGATGTGTTGATGATAATGAGTCAGCAAATCTTTCAAAGCCTTCCTTGGAAAAGTCAAAGATAACTTCTTCTTTTGAAGTGGCTTTGGTTGCAAACTTTCTAGGCAACATAATGGCGGGGCCCTTTATTTCTACTGGTACTTCTATCCTGCTTTTACCTAATCTAGTAGGAATATCAGCAGAAAGAATTAAACCACGTTCATTAGAGCTTGCAACTTTAATATCTGCTCTGGGAATATTAAAACTGGAAAGTTCTGCTGATAAAGTATTTATTGCCATATTGACTTGGCTTGTGCTGAATTTAGAAGCAGCGGCAACCAAGGAGCTTTCTAGTCTTTCCAGGTCTTCAAAGCCGGCAGGTAGGGCGACTTGCTTTTCTTCTAGGATGCTTTCGCCGGTACCACGCTCTGAGGCAAACTTTCTATTAGCTCTATCATTGCCATCTTTTTCTGATTCTCTGATTGCAGTATACAAAGAAGTAGAATCTAGATTGACGGTTTCACCACCTAAGATAATTAGGTTAGGCTCCTTGGTTACGCCATCGCTAATTTGAACTGGGATTAAGGCTGAAGCCTTCTTCATTCCGGTGGTCTTATAATTGGCAGAACAGAGTGCAAAGTGTTCGTTTGCATGAACAACGTCAACTCCCTCTGGTGTATGACCCAAGCCACTTAGCTTTGCCATTACAGCCTTTTGAATTGACTTATCTTTACCAGGCTTAAAAGTTCCAAAAGAAGAATCGCCGCCCAAAGAAAATAAAACAGAGAATGCATTAGACAATTCTGATTCTTTGTGGAGGGGCTGCACATTCTTTTCTTCCATAGTTCTTAGATTAGAACCAGGGTAGGCAACCTTGGCGAACTGACGGCTATCAGGAAGCAAATCACCTAAGGATTCGCGGAATCCAGTATGTCCACCAGATAATCCATACATCCTGTCATATAGGCTGCCAATTTCTTTTTGATTAATAAATTCTTTATTGCTAGCAACTTTGGATAGAACATCACGCATGTTGCCAATTAATTGATCGGTAGGATGTTTTTCCGCAGCTTTTTCAAGTCTTGCAACGACATAATTAATTGGGTAACTCTGGCCTTCTTCAAGCCTATTTATTATTGAGCTAGCTTCTTTGAGTATATTTTTAATTTCTTTGCTCATTTTTTACCCTTTTATAATCTTTCTTAATTCTGGAAACTCACTCATTAGAGCCAAACGCTTTGACTCCGGTTGTTCCATTAATACATCCTTAACGAAAGTTTCATCATTAACATTTTCAAGTAAAGCAGTTTTGAAAGTAAAAATACTTTCTTTGTCAAATCCGAAGTTATCAGATGAGAATCTGGCAATAGGCACCTTCTTATAAGAAAGTGTGATATCGCTTTTGTCATAGCTGCTAACTACCGTCCAGTCTCCACGACCTTCGCTTTCATACTGGGGGTCAGAAGCTCTGATGAGGTAGGGCTTTCCTTCTACTTCAGAAACGGCCCATAATCCATTGTAAGGATCATCACTATGACGATAGACATCAAAGGCTACCTTCTTAATAACACCGTCATCTTCTAAGCTCTTAGAATAAGCAATCTTGTCTTGGTCGCCCAAACTAGGTGCATTTCTTTTTACTACTTCTTCCAAGACTTTATCTATGTTTGCCAAATATTTTTCTTTAGACATTATACGCCTCTACTTAAATTTTCAATGTTATTAATAGAAATTTGCCCCGTTTCATTCCCCAGAGCCAACTTTGCTTTCTTCAATTCTTTTCAAAATATCCTTAATCTTCTTATTGTTTCTGCAAGCCTTTCTTAATTTTTTAATAATTCCGCCATATCTTTTTTTATCATTTTTATAGTCAATATTCCCGTGCATGGCTTTATGAACAGCAGATTGTGTAATACCAAGATGATCAGCTATTTCATTTTGTGTCTTACCCATAAGCCTCATAAGTAATATTTTTTTCTGATGTTCTGTTAAAAAATCACCATGCACAACATCATAAATTTCTTCTAGCAAATTTTCCTTTAAATCTTCAATCCTTTCGTCTACTTCATTTTCTGACAAAATATGGTGAATTCCCCTTTCGACAGGAAAATTGTTTAATTTATTTTGCTCAAAAGAGATCTCTACAATCTTATATTGATATAGTTTGCTTTTATTCATTTAGCCTTCCCAATTAGGTATATAAGGTTCTAAGTCACTTAAGAATGACTTCTGGGTGCCGCCATTAGCAAAATATTCATCAACATCTTTGCAGCCCTTGGGTAATAATAAAAATCTTAACTTTATACCGTTATTGGAATATTTGGTAGCAATTCTTTTCATTGAATTTTGACCACCATCATCCCGGTCTAGTATGAAAGTTATCTTGGAAGTATATCGTGCTAGTTTTAAGAAATGATTCTTAGAAAAAGCAGTTCCACAAATGGCAACGGAATTCTTAATACCATTAGAATCTAACGCTATATGATCAAAATATCCCTCTACAACAAAAGCATTTTGTTCTTTTAATAAAGATGCCCTAGAGTTATTAAGCCCATAAAGAAAGTTAGCCTTTTTAAAGCTACTGTTTTTATACTTTGGTAACTCTAGGACACTCCGTTGTGTGTCTGGTAAAAGCGTTCTACCACCAATACCAACTGGATCTCCATATTCAGAATAAATTGGAAATATTAAATAAAAAAATTCTGAGAACCGACTGGTCTCAGAATAGTCTATAATATTAAGCTTCTGCATTACACTAGGTGATACAAACCTGGTAAGCTTAGAAGTGTTCTGTGGAAAGTAACCTAGGCCATATTTTATAATAGCCTCATCAGCAAGGCCCCTTTTATTTTTTAAATAATTAGCGCATTCTTCTGAATTTTTTAGGTTATCTTGGCAGATCTTTACTAACTTCTTTAGTTCATCAGTTACATCATTTGAAGTCATTAATTACTCCAATTCTTCTTGGTAAGTTTCTGTTTCTTCAAGATTAGATTCTTTTAGCTTATTAAGATCTTTCATAGCTGAAATAATAAACTTAGATACATTAAAATTGCAATCTTGATCACAATTTAATCCAGAAAGTTTGTTTTCTTCCAGGCAGGTTTCTACCTTTTTATTACAAGTTGTACAATCAAACTGAAAAGGCTTTCTCTTATCTAGACGAACAATATCGCCACGCTGTTTCATGCTTAATTTTACAAATTTTGATACTGGAACTATTTTTGAACAAAATTCACAAATTACTTCATCCAAATCGACATCTAATGAGGCATTTGTTGTAATTCTTTTTCCAGGACAACCAGGTAGACAATTAATAAGCATTATCACTCTCCCATATTAATAGAATTAAAAAATCTCTTCCGCAGTTTCTGGAAATTTTTCTTCACGACCTTCGCCATCAATAGTTACATCGCCGCCATCCATATAAGCAGACCTTACCTTTTCTTCAATTAAAGAAAGGTTGCTATTGACAAAATCTAAAGCAAGCTCTCTAGAAGATAGCTTTTCGCCCTCTACAACGTAAGTTCTATTATTGGGACGTTCGATAATTCCGTACATACATCCAAGATCCAAAAGCTGTTCGTTCTTATATGCAACACCAGATGTGAAGTTGATGAAAAATTCTGCATTCTTAAATGGTTTACCCATCTTATTTTTTTCTACCTTAATACGAATCTTGTGACCATACTTCTCTTCATTCTTATCTTCTAGAACATTTTCTGCACCAGACATTGGAGCAACCATCAACATAACACTGCAAGCGTGCTTCCAAGCTGCACCGCCTGGTGTGGTTTCTGGATTTCCAAACATAACCCCTACTTGTGTCTTAACATGGTTGATTGCAATAAAGCAAACATTGGAATCAGCAACAGCAGGAGTCAACTTACGCAACTCTACAGTAAGGAATCTTGAAAGTGGTGCTACTTGCATCTTTCCAACCTCAGAAGATACTTCAGCAGGTGCTGCCATAGCAGCCACAGAGTCTAATACAACAACACCCATCTTACCTAGGTTTAGCTTAACACTTTTGTTATTAACCTTGTGTGTAATAACTGCACCCTCCCTAACCATCTCCAACAGTCCAGGGGTTGTGGTCATCTTACCAGTCGCCTTATTAACCTTTGGACGACCTACCAACCCCTCAAAAATCTTTTGTGCTTCATTGGTTTTAATCAACAAAACTCTTTCATTATCTACTCCCAATTTTGCAGCCCAATCAGAATCATAAGTATATTCTGCATCAATAAAGCAACAGCAATTCTCTGGGTCTTTTGACTGCCACTCTGCCATAGCAATTAAAGCCATGAATGTTTTGCCAGAGGATGGTTTGCCAGCCATCTGATAGATTCTACCCCTAGCCCAACCACCAATCTGTAAAGCACGGTCTAGAGCAGGTGCCCGGGTTGTAAATACAGAAACTTTTTCAATCTCATCTGGATGGCGTACAGTTCCGCCAAACATTTCATTGATGTGATCCCAGGCTTGTGCTTCAGTCATTTCTTTCGACATATATCAACTCCTTAATTTAGTGTTTGTGATTTAGGCCAGTTTCATTTGGTAAGCGATACCCCGCAACTGGTTGCCAGCCAGATTGCTTAAAAGGATCATCTGCAATAACAGCATCTGTGGTTAGAAGTAGATGCGCAATGCTAATGGCATTTTCTAGTGCAGTTCTGGTTACCTTCTTTGGATCAATGACGCCCATTTCAATAAGGTCACCAAAATTCTCAGTAGCAGTATTATACCCATAATCTACTGTGCCAACTTCTAGTTCACTTAAAATTTCTTGTGGATCCAAACCTGCATTAAGGATAATCTGAGCAGCAGGCGCCCGACAAGCATCAATTAAAACCTCTGCGGCTGGATGCAAAGCGAATGGTAATGATTGACGCATTTTAATTCTAGTCTCTTCTGCAGCGTGCCAAAGAGCATGGCCACCACCAACAACATAACCCTCATCAATGGCTGCTTTGACAGCAAAAACTGCATCTTCTACGCGGTCACCCTTCTCCCTTAGCTCTAGCTCTGTTGCATAACCCACGGTAATAACAGCAACCTTGCTACTTAGGAAACCAAGGCGATCCCTAATATCCTTATGCTCTGTATCGCCCAATGGATGCTTTAACCATTCACGATAGTGAGAAACCTTCTTATTAACCAATCCTTCATTTTTATTTGGGCCAATAATTTTAGTTTTGTAACTTTCTACAATAACTCTATTAGCATGACCAAAATGTGAAAGATCAAAGTCGGAAAGTGGAATGCCAAAATCACCACCAACAATAGTTGACCCAGTAAGTGCAGCAAAGTCTTCCAACCATTCCTTACGGTTTTTGCCGAAGTTAGGAATTTTGATAGCACAAACATTTAATCTACCTGCTTGAAAATTGGTGGTAAAAAATCCAAGCCCTTCCTTTTTAAGATCCTTGCAAAGAAGTAGGATTTCACCCTGAGTTCCTGCGATCTTCTTCATAGCATTTTGAAAATCTGTTTCTGCGTGCGTAGTGATTTCATAATCAAAGATTAGAATTCTTACATCATTGAGTTCCCGCTTCGACTCATCCTTGTTAAGGAAGCTTTTTGAAATGTAGCCAGAGTCTAATTCAATACCATCAATAACCCGAACTGAATTAGGTACGCCTGGCATTGCCTCTGCGGTAATCAAGCCTTCCCTATTTACTGCAATATAAGCTTCTGCAATAACACGACCTAAATCAGGATCATTATTGGTAGAAATAGTTGCAATATGGTGCAGCGATTGATCATCACTTAGTGGCTTTGACATCTTGGAAAGCTCATCCAAGATAGAAGTTTTGGCCCAATCCATACCTTTTCTAAAGTTTAAAGGACTGTAGCCTGAATTCATTAGCTGTAATCCTTGCTTAAAGATAGCATGTGTTAAAACTGTTGCAGTAGTGGTTCCATCACCTGCAACTGCCGCTGTACGACCCGCGGCTTCCTTTACTAACTGACAGCCAAGCTCTTCGATGGGATCATCTAAGACCACCTCTCTGGCTACTGAAACACCATCCTTGGTAATGGTTGGCGCCCCAATCGTTCTACCAATAATTACATTCTTGCCACGAGGCCCCATAGTTACTTGAACAGTTCTGGTTAGTTTTTCAACACCAGTGAGTACTTTTTGTCTAGCGTCATTTCCATATTCTAATAGTTTTGCCATTATATCTTCCTAAATATTTCTAGGTTAAAAAATATTACCTCTTGAAGAGGAATGGGTAATTTATCAATTAATTCTTCTAGTGATACATAATAATTGTTATTATAAATCCAATCACCAGAATAGTTGTTAAGAATTGTTCCTTCCGAAAAAGTTATCTTGGTATGAAACTTAAGATATACGCTTCCGGAAGTATTTGTAATAATCTTCTTTGGATAGTTTGGATAAGCCTGCGGAATTATTTCTATTTGAAATGTAATCGCTTCTTTCAAGGTTTACTCAATTTGCTATGCTCCAGATAATATCCCAGAGCCACGATTATAGAGTCTGCTTCGTCGTAGCACTCTTTTTTAATATTACCTGCACGATTATTCTGCGTCAAAAAATTATTAAACGTTTTCTTACAGAAGTTTAAAACATCTTCTTTATCATCAATATTGCAACTATATTTTGTTTTAACCAATTTTCTAAGTGAAGTCACTGGCATCCTAATTGGCTTAGACTTAAGAACACGGTATGTTGCCAGCCCGCAGACCTCATTGAAAGAAGATAATATTAAGATAGTATTTGCCGAGCTTTTACCTTTTGAAAATTTCTTCGCATAATCTTCGATGGCTACAACATCTGGTTTTTCTTTTTGAACTAAATTTGTTATAGCATCAAAAGCGTAATTTAGCCTAAAAGAAAAATTATCATCAGATTTTTTCTTTGAAGTAGGTTTGATGTGACCATAAGTTTTTAATCTAATATCCTGACCTACTTCCACTTCTAATATTGACCAACCTATCGTAGCGGAAGATATATCTAAACCTAATATCAACATAAAGACTCCTAGAGTCTTTATGTTACCAAATAAAAAAACCTAATTCACACGTGCGTGTGCGTGCGCGTGTGAATTAGGCTTGGTTCAAATTAACTATCAGCTCTCGAAATTGAAGAAATCATCATCATCATTGGATTGCTGCTTTGACTTAGCACCACCCTTAGAATCAGCCTTGGGCTTGGTGGACTCGCCTTCACCCCAACCCATGATTTCACGAACAGATTCTGGTGAAGTAGGTTGTGTTAGCTTTAGCATATCGACACGATCATTAAACTTGTTAAAATCTTCACGGAAGGATGATTCCAGTGGTGATTTTGGTCGTGGAGTTACACGATAAAGTGGCTGTGTTCCAGGAGTTCCTCGTTCAATGGTAATATCGTAACCGGTTACTGGACCCCAATCTTCATCAAGATAAAGAGTCTTAATTCCGTTATAAATTTGGCTACCAATTTCAAGAAGTTTGAATTCGTTATTGGCACGATCCAAAACTTTGATCATCCAGCGTGGACGACGCTTAAAACCAGCATCCTCTAGTTTTCTAACTAACTTAGCATCACCAATTGGTGAGTTTACCTTACGCTTTTTACCATCTGGTGTATCGAGCCAGTGAATATAGAATTGAACTGGATTACCCATAATACGAACACGAGACTTACCAACATCTAACTTCATAAAGTCATTCTTCATGCCAGAGGCTGCAGAACCTTCGCTAACATCACCTGAATTCCAATCAATTTCACCAAATACTACATCTGAACCCATGTTTCTCTCCTTTGTTGTTGTTGTTTTGTGCTTGACTATTTAAGGCTTAATGCCATTGACGTCTTTGCTATTGTGTTATTGGCTATTCCTGCCATTTAATTTCGCCACAAATGTCATCCTCGTCTCTTTCTTTTTCATCATCATAACCAGGAGGACCATAACCCGACTGGCGACGTGCCGAGCTAACCTCTTCTTTATACCCACCCGCCTGGAAATTTCCAAGCGTCTCTAGTGAGTAATCTCTCTTTAAGAAAGTCTTGAAGGCGTAATGCCATCCCAAAAAATAATCTGCTTTATTTTCTAACCATTTCTTTGCTGCCTTAGCAATAGCAACTTCATTACAAGCATCAATATAGTCATCATCAGCCTGAGCAAACCATTCTTTATTTTTCACTACCTTATGACCTGCCGAATTAGCCTTCACTAGTGCGGCATTAGTCCAAGCTTTAGATCTGGCACCCTCCTTTATAGAAATCAACCTATCAACTTTTGCAATCAACTCTTGACAAATATTTTGCGCATGAAGCGTCATCACCAAGCCACGCTCTGCGATATTTAGATCCATCACACCGTTTCTTGGAAGCCAATCTGATACATTATCAATTTCTGTTGTATCAATATCTTCGACGGAAAAATTATCAATCCTGATTTTTTCTCTAAAAGTACCCATTTAAAACCTCACCTATCTTTCATTTCAAGTTTTGCAACCTTGGCTTCGAGCATGGCAATCTTTTCTACCCAGGAATCCAACTTTCGCAACTTTTGATTGTACATTAAGTTTAATAAAAAGAAGATTAAAATCATTGCAGTAGGTTGGTTAGCCGGTGGTGTAACAGAAATAATATCACCATCCTGATCTGTTACGAATAATCCAACAAACGCTTCCTTTCCAAAACTTTTCTCTAACTCTAGATAGTATTCAAATTCTTCTTTTGTAAGATTTAACTTTTGATTGGCAATTGCCTTAATCATCAGGTACTCCTATTGATACCCTTGAACCCACCACGCTTAGAATGAATCGGTGCCTCTTTTCCAAGATTAGGGTTGGTTAAAACCCTCTGTTGATGTAACTTTCTTAGTCGCTCAGCCTTGTTAGATAAATCTTCTGGTAGAACATTACCATCATCATCTAACTGATCTAAGTGTTCTGCGTATTCTTTTTCAATCTCACTACGAATATCATCCTCTTCAACATAGTCAGATTCTTCAGAAGTGGCAATCACCTGACGGGCTGGTTTAGCACTTAAAGAGATATCTTCTAAAATCTGCTTCCCGATCCCACCCTTTAATTCATTAAAGAAGAATAAAGAAATGTCATAAATCTGTGATTCGGTGAAAGAAGAAGAAAAACGTTCGGCACTAATTTTGTTCTGAATTAAAGTAATAATATTGGTGTCACGATTTGAAAAAAGGCTAGAACCACAAGAAGGGCATAAATTCTTCATCAAGGCAAATCGCATTGATTCGTTAACGCCAAAACCACATTCATTACAGTGCATCATACTTTTTTTCCTAAGGCACTTTCAAGTAGGGAAAGTGACAAACCCTTTTGTTCCATATATTCATCTACCTTACAAATAGCCCTGATTGGTAAGCCGTCAGTTAGAACCGTCATATATTTATCATAATCATCTTGCCAAACGGTTAATTCGGCGGTGGAACCTTCTGCATCCTCGACTAAATACTTGGCAAATTTTCTACCTATATTTTTACCACGTTTAATTTTAAATTCCTTAACCATAGCCTTGATAATTACTTCAATCTTAACCTTAGTTCCAGAAGGAATCTGGGGGATCTTTCTCAATGGCGTAACATTAGAATCCTGCCGAAAGAAACCTTTGAAAACCTCATGGAGAGAACCGCTGATTGTTCTGCCCAAAACCTCTCTCTCGTTGGTGAGCAGATCCTTGCGCTCCCATTCTTCATGGTACGTAGGGAATACAATGTCATCAATAGTTTTTCCTTTCTTTTTTTCTTTATTGATCAAATCACGATAATGTGAGTGGTTTTCAAAAATATCCTTTCTGGTTCTTCCAAAAGAAGTAAAAGCACCAGCCTTAGACATTGACTCCATGACTCTTTTATTTACTACCCTTGCATTTGTTCTAAAGAAAAAATCCTCAATCGAAGCAAAGGGTTGCAATGAGATGATTTCTTGAATTGCAGTATCGCCAACACCCTTAATCGCTGTTAAGCCTGTAACAATAGTTCCATCTTCCTTGGTAACATAACTGCCGGTGCTTTTGTTAACATCTGGTGGGGTAATGGAAATGCCCATCTTGGAGCATTCGGAAATATATTCTAAGGTTTTATCAGAGTTAGGATCCTCGCTGTTAAGCAATGCACACATAAATTGTGTAGGATAATGACATCTCAACCAAGCAGTATAATAAGAAATATGTGAATAAGAAACTGAGTGAGAATTAGAAGTAAGCATACCGTTAGATAAATAATATTGGTGATCAGGATGCTCTACTTCTAGATCATAAGTATCCATCATCCCAACTTCTTTTACTGATTTAATTTTAGCCAAAAAACCTCCTAGTTTGGTTCTGGTGTCCCATTTATTTCTAGATTCAGAAATTCATCCATCTCTTCTGAACTAGTACTGGGTCCAAAAATTCTTTCGTTAGCTATTTTAATATACTTCTCTTCTTGTTCAATTAAGATAAAATCTCTATCTAAATTCTTGCAGGCTACACCCGTCGTTCCACTTCCCGCGCAATTATCTAAAACTATTTCCCCAGGGTTGGTATAAGTCTTTATTAAATATTCAAATAAAGAAACCGGCTTCACCGTAGGATGAGAACCGCTAGTATCGGTATTAAATTTCTGCCAAGAAGACGGGACCCTTAATTCTGGAACTTCGACAATACCACGGCCTTTGAATTTTCTATAGTTTTCAGACCTGGTGTTATGATCTTTACGATATCGCTTTGTATGCTTCTTACCAGTGGCAGATGTTCTTTCCTGCATCTGCTTGTTATAAGTCCATTTTCCTCTTGAAAAAATTAGAACCTGCTCATGCTCTTTGAAAGGTTCTCTGACTGTATTTGCAAAATTACTTCCACGATTTTTAATCCAAATCCATTCGTGACGAAACATCTTTGGGTTAGACATAACTAAAGCACTAGAAAAAGGTTGGGAAGCAGTCAGGGCTATAACTGCATTAGGTTTTGTAATTCTTTTATATTGTTCCCAAAGTTTATCAAAAGGGATTACTGTATCCCATTTGTTTTGGGTAATTCCATAAGGTAAATCACAAAGAATCATATCTATGGAACCATCATCTATCTTCTTCATTACTTCTAAGCAATCACCCTGATATATCTTGTTTTTTTCTAGCATTTCAAAATCCCGTAGGTTAGGTATAGCTAGTATACCTAGAGCAATCCTAATATTACTCTATTTTTAGAACCAAGTTTGGAAAACTTAAACCAACTTCATTTATACTCAAAAATATATTTTTATTGAACTATTCTTAGCTTAGTTGTGCTGACGTTAGTTATTTCACAATCTTGTTCTTCATCACCACGAGGTACCTGGCTTGATAATCCAGAAGCTAAAGTAATGTTGTGATTGCCATTAGCGTTAATAACATCAGCAACTATAGAACCATAAAAAGAAGCATTGCCATTTGGGTAGACTGTTGATTCTGGTGCATAAATGGTTCCATTAAAAGTGCTAGAGCCATTTATTCTAACTACTCTTTCACCAATAACCCTTATCTCAAAACACTCCGGATGATCTGCATTGCCAGTAACACCACCATTTAAATTTACATTACCATTAACATATAAAATGGTTGGACTAGTACATCCATCAGATGTGCCAGAAATATTAATCATTTCTCTTGCCGTTCTTTGCTCCAAATCACCATCAACATAATAAACTTCACCTTCTTGAAGTGTAGTGACTATAGTTGTATTAGAACCCCTACCCACACGAACACCATTAGGTAGGGCATGATAACTTTCAGGATAATCCACTGGACTGATTGGAATTTCCATACCCATAGGTGTAGAGTCGCCTGTGAAGTTATAAGCAGAACCCCTAGAGTCTATGCAAGGGGTTCCTACATCATATTCACAATCTGGACCCATATGAATATCTATTCCGTTTTGTACATTAAGACTACCGCCCAAAGTTATCCCACCGGAGTTAGTACAAGCAGATGCGCCGGCAGTTACCTCATCTATTCTTAGATCAAAATTTCCACTTAGTTCCAATTGAGAATTGGCAAAGATTAAGCAGGGCCAATCACCATCGTTAGTAGGGACACACTCTTCTTCTAAGGTAGCAACCTTACCAGCAATAGAAGTTGCATGAACATGGTAAGTATAGTATCCAAACATTCCACCAAATATAGATGGAATATTGGATTCTGTAGTTATTTTTACATAATCACCATTATCCATATCTAAGATCCACTCACCACCTTGATTAAAGGTACCAATTTCAGTGGTAACATTTTCAGAGGTTATAGTGGCTCCATAGACGGTATGGCTTGTAGCAATAGAGGTTGCTTCTTCAGATACAGTAGTAGTGTTATTACTACCATCATCTTCACTGCCAAGATAGGCGGCGGAAGAAATTGCGGAAGTATCTGCGGCAGTTTGCAACTGCGCCTTAGAATAAGTCATAAGACCATAATCTATGGAAAGCGCTGCAAATCCAATAAATATGGGAAGTGAAATACTAAAATAAGTAGCAGTAGACATTTTGTATACCTAGAATTTGTTATTTATAGTTACAATAAATATTGAAAAATATTCTTTTTCAAGATTTAATCTCTGTTTTCTGGGCAACAGGGACTATACACTCCTGTTCTAAAGGTAACCAATAAAATCCTGTTCTATTAATCCCCTTTAATCGTTGTTCCCTGCTAATTGCAGGCAACTGAAGGGCAATATTCTGGGATGCATTTAAATCCGAGTTTCCTGTGTATCCACAGGATCTGCATTTAAATAACAATCCTTTCCTATTCCCCTTACGAACCCAACCGCACTGGAAACACCTTTGACTTGTGTAAGTAGGGCTAACCTTAATAATCTGGACACCAGCATCTTTAAGTTTAGAATCCAACTTTTCAAATAGTTCCCTGTAATTCCAATGAGAAAGGTTGCGGCTTGACTTTCTTCCCTTTCTCATATTTCTAATGTTCTCCCTTCTAACTACCTTTATATTCTGTATATTCAGTCTGTTTACAGACCAATTTATGTAGTTAGTACGGTGTGCTTCTGCTCTCCTAAATCCCTTGGAACCCTTTTTCTTCCTTGCTAATTTTTGACAAATAGCTTTGTAATTGTGACCATGGTTATCCTTGTCAACTACTTGACCATTTGAACAAGACAAAATAGAATTTTGCCCTATATCTATCCCTAGGGTTTCCCCAGATTCCCTTTCTCTAGGTTCCTCCAATTCAAAACCAAACGTTATGGAATCTTTTGATAACCTAACTCCTGCTTTTAGTGTTCCTGAGGCTAACATTTTATTGAAGTGCTTTGTTTTCTTAAAAGGTATCTTTATAGTTAGCTTATTACCAAGAGAAGATAGGGTTACCCAACCATCGAAGATGGTATCATTATCCAAGTCTATTTTAACAAACCTAGAATCTAACTCTGGTTTAATATCTCCAACTAAAGGCTTTGAAGCAATATTTTTGTTATAGATTTGCTGAATTTTTCTGGCTTTCTTAAACATACCTTGAGCATTGAACTTATTTATTTGCCAAAGCCTTCGGCTTTGTTTAGCTTTAGTTCCACGGACAATAGCAGAAGCCTGTTTACCAGCAGCTTGCAATGCTCTTGCAGATAACCAAGTTTGAATCTGGGAAGTTATTCTCTTATCAAGCAGGGCAGGAATTTTATCCATATCCCAAAGGGGATCTATGAAAAGGGTAGTAACCCTCTGGTATTCTGCAATAAAAAGGGAAAGGTTTTCCATTTTAACCTTTCTGCAGAATTTGGTAGTTACTTTAGTTGACTTTACCATGATTTATATAGAAATATTACTATAATTTTAAATTTATTTTAATAAATAATATAAAGGAATCAAATACATTCTTCAGAGCAGAAGTTACCCTCTTCACCACATACTATAAAAGTATTAGGAATTACACCTTTACATTTATAAGTCTTCATTTTTTTAGTCCATTCCTCTTTGGTTTGGCATTCTTCTAAGGAAATTAATAAAGCCTCCACTTCGTTGGTTTCTTTTAAAATAAAAGTCATCCAGCCTTGGAAGTTACCAACCCGCCAAACATTTGCACCGAAATGGTAAGCATACAAATCTTCTTTTTGAAAGTGTTCCCTATTTAATTTTATTAAGCCACCTAATGTAGCATGGTCACTGAAGTCTGGAATGGCACCATCCGGTGGCAACAAGCCTTCATCATTAATCCTACCACAAATATTTATATCAAGTGGAAAAAACCAACGCATACCTGGCAACCACTTCCAATTCTTACAGATTAAAGTTTTGAGTCCTAAATCTATTTTGTCTTGCAGCATGTTATTTATCTTTTGTCCAAATTATTTTAGTTACTATCTAATGCTGCTCTAACTGCTGCATCTTTAGATTCTAGCAATTTTCTAAGTGCAACTTCTGTTTCAGGGCTATAAGGCGCTCGTCTAGCAACTTGTTCGGCCAACTCAGCAAATGGTCTTGAAACCTCTTGTAACTTTGGTGGTAAATGATCAAATTTGAAATATTTTAAAGTTGGTGATAATTGGTATTGACTATAAACAACCAAATCATTTAAAGTCGGTACTGGCATAGAAACCATAACCTCACCAGAACGAACCTTGGCACATCCATTTGCCATACAATCTGGATTTGCACAACAGCATGTAATCATATAAACTCCTCCCTTTAAATTGTTTTACAAATTAAACTAAGATTTTCATCCATAATGTTCGCTATTTTTAATTGCTGTAATTATATCTTCATAAGCAGCAGCGCACAGCGGAATGTCAGCAGATTCCATTCTTTTGTTGAGAAATTCTAAGATTAATTTTCTCTCTCGCATTTCTCCCAAAACCTCACTGGCTTCTGGTGGTGGCCAAGACGATCTTGCTTCATAATCCTGAATTATATTATCTGCTTTGCTTACTAGTTGCCAGACCCATTCTGCTGCAAACTCTTTATCCTCCAGCCTAAGAAAAAACTCCTCAATAAAATCATCTTTTGTGTACAGCATAACACCCTCACTTATTAACAACTATTTCTAATTTATCTTCTAAAATTTTCCAGAGCGGCAACATTTCGCCTGTATTAGTTCTAAATTTATGATTGATTGTACAAACTGTTTTTGAGCCATCGTCTAATTCTACTTCAAATACTTTTAATTTTCCGTGATAATGATTATCCTTGACAGGGATCATAATATCTTGTCCCGTTTCTTCATTTCTGCTACGAACCCAACAGCCTGGTTCAACATTTCTGATTGGAATATCTTTCCACTCTCTAGCATCAGAATCTCTGTATACCCGGATTAATTCATCAAACTTCAAGGAGCGATTAAAGCCATATAATCCGAATGGTTCGATTTGCTCATCCCAAATTCTTTTGGCTTCTTCATATTTCATACCAGATACTTTCATGCAGTCAGCAATAAAGTTAGCCTCTGTTTTTAAAACTAGATCTGGATCTTTACCTTTTAATTTTGTAATTTTCCTTAGTGCATCTGCTTGGTTAAGATCCCAACCTGCACAATCCTTGGCAATGGTCATCATGCCTTCTTCATAAAGAGAAACACCATAAGTCTTCTTTAATGAATTTTCCATTTTAGGATGGATGTATTCGATTTCTTCTACTCCAAGTTTTCTGTTGATATAATCGTTCCTCTGTTCTGGTGAACAAGAAGGTCTGCCTAGTGCATTAATGTCAGAAATTTCTTCAATATTTTTTGGCTTAATCTTCATACAAAGTGGGGTAAGTGATGACTCCAATTGAAAGACGCCGGCAGTTTCACCACGTCCAATCATTTTAAAAGTTTCTGTATCACCTAAGGGAATATCTTCAATAGTTATTTTTTTACTTTTGGTTTCTTGAATTATATTAAAGGTATCAGTAATTACGTTTAATGTATTTAGACCAAGAAGATCCATTTTAACTAGACCGAAATCTTCGCACCTAGTTTTCTCCCATTGGGTAACCACCAAGCCGGTTTCTGCATCAATTCTAAGGGGGACAATCTCGTATAGTGGACGATCACTAATTACAACCCCAGCGGCATGAACACTCCAATTCCTTGTCAGTCCTTGAAGCTTGCAGGCATTTTCATATAGTTCTGGATATTTCTTCATATATGAAGCAAACTCTTTACTTTCTTTCATTGCCTGTTCTACTGTCTCTGTATCTGGCATGATAGAAGTTAAATGATTTGCAATTTTAAAGGCTTCTGATTTATCACCACCTAGCTCTAGACTTCTAGCTACGTCTTTAATAATCACCTTTGGTGACAGTGTAGACCAATTGCTGATGGAAGCGACTTTATCTTCCCCATATTTTTCTTTCAGATATTCTTTCACCTTGGCCGGGTCTGCGAAGTCTGAGTCAATATCTGGAAAGCTTTTCTTTTCTTTATTCTGAAATCTTTCAAACAGGAGGTCGTACTTAATGGGGTCAACTGTAGTGATGCCAGTTAAAAATGCAACAATAGAGCCGGCACAACTTCCTCTTGCAGGCGAGCAAGGCATTCCTTGTGACTTAGCCCAATTTACGAAGTCTGCCACAATAAGCATATAAGAAGAAAAGTTTTTCTCTTCCATTACACTTAATTCTTTTTTAACCCTATCCCAGTATTCTTTCTTCTGTTCATCTTCTAGATGGCCTAATTTTTCTTTAAATCCGGCCATACATTTATATCTCAAATAGGACTTATCTTCTTCTATATCAGGACAAACCTTGGAAGACCAACCCTTAAATTTTTGATATTCGTTTTCTTTTTGAACTGGAAACTTAGGAAGAATCGCACCCTTTGGTTCAATATAGGTAGGATTATCACAGGCGTTTAAAATCTTGATAGAATTCTCCATGCCTTTCTTGGCAACATCTGGACCAAAGAAGGATGTAATTTCTTCATATGTTTTAAGGTACATATCTTGCACGCCATAACGAAATCTATCAGGATCGTTGATTGGCTTTTTGTCTTTAATAGCTAACATAAAATCGTGATACTTGGCATGGTCTTTATCTCGATAGTGGGCATCACAAGTAATAACATAGGGGATGCTCTTATCATGCGATAGTCGAATCATTGCTTCATTTAGCTTTCTCTGGCTAACTTCCTTGCCAGTTTTGCCTGTAGCCTGGAGGTCATGTGGCTGGATTTCAAGAAAGAATCTATCTTTAAAAATAGCATTAAATCGATCAAGATAACAAAGAGCTTCTTGCTCATTTCCTTCTGTAATTAAAGTTTTGGCAATCAAACCATTAGAACAAGCGGTAAGGGCAATAACACCCTGGTTGAACTGCTCGATATGTTCCCAAGAAATTCTGGGCGTTTGTTTACCCATATACCCAGAGACTTGGTTGCGGTAAGCCTCATAATTTAGTCGTAGAATATTTCGATAACCTACTTCATTTTGTGCAAGTAGAACAAGGTGATAATTCTTCTTATCAGATAGATCTGGTGCGAAGTACGCCTCCATACCTGGAATTAACTTAACGCCATGCTTCTTACTTGCTTTCCAAGCATCAAAAATAGCTGTCATAGTACCATGATCTGTGACTGCTACGCCTGGATGATCTACTTCTTTAGCGCGAATAAAAAGGTCTTCCACATCATTCATACCATCCAAAGGTGAACCCAATTCAGTATGGTTGTGCAAAGACACAAATGGTCCTGAAATACCCATATTTCCTCCAGAATATTCTTTTGAAATTATTGCAATATTCTCTTTTGTTTAGAAACAAATGGGCCGCCTTATTTTGGCGGCCCATATTTTATTTGTTTTAATCTACCAGATCGGCAATGTTAGTGTATACTTCTGTAGTAATTTTAGGATCGATATCCTGTTTTAGCATCTTAATGGCTGCATCAATTTCTTTCTTTGGAACACCATTTTGCTTTGCATCAGAAATTAGCTGACGCTTTTCATCTACCGCCTCTTCAACTTGTTCTACATAACTTTGGATGGTGGTGCTATTTTGGATTAAGGCTTTTCTCTCTTCCTTTAAGGATTTGATTTGCTCATCAATATTTTCAATCTCACTGTTGGAAAGGATAGCCTCGCGCAAATCTGCTTTAGCATCACGAATTTTATCTCCCAATTCAGAAAGACTCTTTACAAACTGTCTAACGGTTTCCTTGTCTGCTACCTTGGGCTCGGTAGCCAATGGATTAAAACTAGCCACAAATTCACTTGACATTCAGCCTCCTCAAACATTTATATTACAGAAAATTGGGGTTGATCCTCACATCTTCGAGTCCGGGCAGCCCCAACGATATTATCATACAAAGTAGCTCTTTCTTCCTCAAATTTACTTTATTAAAATCTTCGCTGTAGCCTAAGAAGTCATTTGCTTCATTTTCATTATCTTCATCGTCTAGGGTAGCAATTATATAATCAATATATGCTCTTAAGTTTTTTCCCATAGTAGTGTAAAAGGTACCTACCGTTTTTAAAAGACTACCCGGTTTGGTGGGTGAGGTACTTCTTCCAGCATTAGCAAAGTCATTTATATTAGCAATACGACCCCCTGAACCGGCTGGATTAACATATCTTATCACTGTGCCGGCATCATTATCATCATTTTGGATAATATCAAAATATTTTCCTGGTGATCTAAACCATTTTTTAAGTCTATCACTTACAGAGCTCAACTCTGGCGGGGTTCTTTCTGCAAAGATTGAATTTACTGTATTTTGTATATAAAACTTTCCTTCTGGAACACCACCCTCTGCTTCGGAACGTGGAACCATTTTTTCAAACAGATCTTCAACTGTTAATCCGGTACTGGATCTTTTTTCTTTTACACTTGGAATCTCGCTAAAAATACCAGCAAGTTCATCTAGTCCAAATACAGAAACAATAAATCTTAGCAATCTTTGTTTTTCATCATCATCTAGTTCTGCTCCACGAATAATTGGATTTTTGATTATCTTATAACAAGTAATCGGATCCTCTAGTGTAACTCTTACATGTGGATATTTTATTTTGGGATCTTCTTTCTTAAAGAAAGATTCGCCACTAATGATGCTGGCAGGCATATTTTTGATAAAACTTACTGTTTTATCAAGCTCACTTTTAATTTCTTTATATAAATCAGTCTCTGCTGCTTTCTTATCCCTTTGAAGCATCTCCTCTAATTGTTCAGAATGCTCTATAATTAGATCTTCTAGGTCGGCAACAGAATAAGAATATAGGCTTTGCTCACCTGAACTTCTACCTATTCTGATCAAAATAGAAATATCCAGTGGTTTATCTTCAAAATTCACTACAATACGCCTGCCTGTTAGAATGACACCCTTGGAATCGCCAAGATTAGTCTCTTTCTTTTGTACATCTAAGGGTATATTAAAACCTACCCAATTCCAAGTTGTTTCACTGCGAGTAGGTGGCCAAGCAATTTGTGTTGATGCCCTAGGTGTTCTTGTACCAATTTGATGTCGGCTGGTATTTAGCCCAGTCATTGGGGAATCTGGTGATTCCTTATTAGTATAAAAGTTTAGTTTTTTAAACTTATACTTCAGGCCTTCGGCTGTAAAGTTATCATTAATAAATTTTAAATAGTTCAAGTCCTCGGAGTTAGTGTCAAGTTGATTGTACAGACCAATAAAATTATCTATTTTAGTTTTAAATATACTATCTATAAGTCCCTTTAATTTTGTAGAAAGATCATCAAGTATAATATCATGATAACGTTTTATTTCAGCATTATCGCTAGTATTCATATAATTTATTAATTCTGAAAATGATTCTTCCCCACCTTTTTCAAATAATTCAAACACTTTCTCTTTAAATGCTTCTGTAAAAATAATATTCTCATCAGCAAGTAATTTTTTAATAGCAAAATCAAGCAAATTATTATCTTCATCCTCTTCCAAACCCAGGGCCAATATTAGCTTTTTTTGATGTGATGGATTTTGAGAGATTGCCATTAAACATTCAAAAATATTATTTTTATGTGCTGCTACATCTTTTTCTTCACTAGAATCATCAAGCTTCATATAATGTTCTATTAGCTTTGACCATCCTACCGAGGTAACGCCAAGCTCATTGTTTAGATGATAGTCAATAGCGCTTCTGCGATCCTCAAATATTTGATATTTTCCTTCTGAGCCGTAAACAGTAAAGCGCTCCTCTTGCTTTAGATAATCCAATATACTTGACGGATTTTCTCTGTCTACAAAAGGAATCCAATCCCAACCAAAGACTGTTTCGCTATATTCGCCTGGAATAAAATTCAACGTTGTAACTGGCATTATGCTATTAACGGTATTTAAGGCGGTTGATACCAGTGCGCTTTGTGGAGCCTCAGAATTCATCGCCCTTAATCTTCCCAAAATATATTCTTTTGCAGCAAGCAAATTATCAGTATCAAATATCTCTGTATTGATAACATCCACTATGTTGTTAGTCGTTTCAGTAGGAGGTGATATTGATTTGCTTAGCTCAAAATAAGCCATATCTAGGTTAGTGCAATATTTTCTATATTTATTGGTTAATTTTCTTAATTTAGAATTATCTTTTTTCTTTTCATTAATAAGCTCATTATGTTGATTTCTCAATTCATTAATAGCAAGCTCTAGCTCTCCCTTAATATTCTCGAGCGATTCCTTAACAAGAGTCTCTATTTCTTGTGATGTTTTATCACCACTTAAAACAGTTAAAATATCATTAACATAATCATCTGGAATACTTATTCCACAATAATAATTCGACTCCTCATCGTATCCAAAATACTTAGAGATAATTTCATTTAGTTTCTTAATTATATTTATGACATAGACAACAGAAAGTATGGCATTGTTTTGTCTAGCAGTCTTAATCGCAGGCAATGCCTTGGCTTTATCATGTGTACCTTGTAAGAATTTTGTGAATTTATTCTTATCTAAATTTAAAGTTGTCAATAACAAGGAGGTTGCTTCTTGTAACACATTAGAAGACTCTATTTCTTGTATACTTATCTGTTCTAAAAAGGTAACCCAAGACCTATTTGGGTCACCCTCATCATTGGTAACAGAGTCAATATTTTGTATGACCTCATTGACTGCAATAATTGCTTTTTTAATTGCAGTAGTCAAAATTAACTTTGACATAGATTCATCAAAGGTAAAGCTACTGATATCAAAAATATTTTGCTTTATCCAGATTCCAATCTCACCAGTTATTTTTTCAATCTCTTCTATAATTTTATTACCAAAGAATTGATTGTAAAAATCAACCTTTGATTTTTGAGGCATTCCTTCTTTAAATTTAAAGACCTTACCATCAAAAGCCCTTCTTAAAGTTTGCTTTAGTGAGATCTTTATTTCATCGGGAATGGAGCTATTGACAGAAAAGCCTTCAATAAGTTCATCTAGTAAGTTTGTTGATAATGCTGAGCGACTGTACGCTTCAAAAACATGAATTACAGCAGACATTACTTTACTAAAATTTTCTAATTTTTCAAAATAAATGGGTCCTGTAACAGGAGAGGTGGATTTTATCGTACTTTTAGTACCAGGGACTGCAACATTACTCTCTTGGAGTTTCTGCGCGGCTTTTGCATAGACATCCAGTCTTCCAGTTTCCTCCCTGTCCCCTTCCCCTGATGGTGCCGCACCAAATATATCACCTCCGCCATAGTCATCAGGGCTGCCCATACTTCCCATACTTTCCGCACTCTCTAAGGCTTTACGCATGGTTATGTCACCACGACCGCCACCACCATCCTCATCTTGTTCTTCACCGCCATCTATACTTAGAGTTGCTGCGCTTGCCTCCGTTGCAAAGTAAGTATATTCTTCATGGGTGCTGGGATGCTCATAGCTAAATCCTGAAGGCCAAATACTTGCTAACGAGCCGGGCGGATACTTAATAAAGATATATGGCTGATTTGTATCATCAATAAAAAACTTTAAGAGATATTTTACTTGGTTGTTTTTAACATTTGGAAAAACAGTACGCTCTCTTGGATCTTTACTAACCCATTCGCTATACAAAAGTCTATTTTCCATCGGAAATTTTTCCATTAATGCAGTGGTATCCGCAAGAGCCAACCAGCCTTGATTTAACACTTCCTGACTGTTTTGCTTACCAGACTTCTGTGTCAAAAGAATATTGTTTGAATCGTTAGTCTCATATGCAGCATTTCCCTCACCAAACTTAAGGCTATGACCTACATTAAAAATATGTCCAAATGGGCACTTTAGATTTAGGCTTTGTAATATGCTACCTTGTGCTATCTGTCCAGCCGCAGTTTTGAGAAGCATTTCTTTAATCTTCTGAATTCGAATTTTATTAAAGCTAGTCTTTGCTAACTCTAACTCACTATCTTTTGCAGCTTTAAAATTAACAAAATCTTGATGTAAGGTCATTGCATCTTGAAAGTCCAGACCGTTTGAGACTAATTCATTAAATAATTCAGTATACTGTCCTTCATCCTGGCTAATCACTTCAAGAGTTTTTAGAATAAAGAACTCACTATTGTCATCTTTAACGAATGATGACAAAGAAGTAGGTGCGCCACAGACCCTAAATGTAATAGTTCCTGGCTCCAAATCTTTTAAAGTTCCATCAGGATTTGTTGGCTTGATGAAGCTTTCTGTACCTGCCGGACCTAATTTGGAAAAAGCCATTTTAGGATGTTTATACTCAGTTAAGTTAGTTACATTTTCAATATGAGCTGTACAGGCAAAATTAGTTTTAGAAAATTTAAATCCACCACGTAGAAAGCTTTTTGCTAATTCAATCTGCGCAGCACTCCTTTCATTAGACCAAGCTTCTGAACCAGGTATAATTACATTCTTACTTGCTTCAGTAAAATTATTGATTCTTTTCTTGGCGTCAGTTGGGTGTTCTACACCACTCCAGCCAAAACTCACACCGACGTTATCTGAAAGGTATGTGCTAGAGTTTGGCTCTACCTTTGCTCCGCAAAAAGAACCGGAAGTGCCTTCAGAATCAAAAGGGCACTCAACAAACCTGTCCCTGATAAAGATAGGGCCGCTAAGTTTTTCTGCGCCCACAGCAAACAAAGCCCCAGCTCTGCGATGCCAACCTTCCTCTTGAAGTTCTGAATTATTACTTTGTAATAAAGTATTAATTTCACTCCAAGTTTTGTTGCCAGTGTAGTTTCTAACTTTGTTCCTTTCTCTTTCACGGTCATAAAATGATTCATTAAGTACTGGCCAGCCTTCCTCCTTATTTAATAAATTTAAATCAACTAGGTTACCAGTTTTTTTATCAAAAATAGAAAAAAGTGGGACCTTAATGCCCTCTACACCAGCATAGTCTTCCTTTTTCTTCATCCGATTGGCTGTCTCAACCCAAGCAAAGCATACAGGGCATTTCTTTTTTGTAATCGTTTCATCTTTGTTTGCAATAGCACGAATAGAGTTTCTCTTTAAGATTAAGTCATTAAGTTTGACGCTGTCAAGATAGTTATTTGATCCAGAAGGATTATCTAGGTTGAAGAAGCTTTCATTTTTAGCATTTAAATATGAAAAAGCACTGTTCTTAAACGAACCTAGAAAGAACTCTAAGTTTTTTTTGTTGACAATAGTCCTACCAGGAAGATTTGATAATCTAACTAGCTTGTCATTATCTTCACCAGAATCATCCGCCTGAGTTAAAACCCAGGTATTATAACTTGCAAGTAGTAAGGCTACGTTTTGAAAGTTTTTAGCTATCGAGTTGTCTTCAAATATTTTTCTTGAAACACAAGAGTTTTTGAATTCAATTATTAACTTATCTAAGCTTGGGTCTGAACTCTTTTTTCTTAATTCAAGAAGTATGCTGTACGCTTCTAAGTCTAAGGTTTTAATTTTAAAAACCAGATTATTAACCCTGCGCTGGTATGAATAAAGATCGATATTATAAGCTAATGTTTTAAAGCTACTTCTCCCTTGCAAAGCAGCCACTAGTTCTTGATTAATGCTAGAAATTTCCTGACCAAAAGAGAATACCATATTAGATATATTTTCTTGAATAATTCCAATTGGCTCAGTCCTTATGTAGGCATTATTAAAATTTTGAATAGCATTATTCAACCGTGGGTTGTTTTCCAATTCTTTTTTAATATCAAGAAGGCCAATTCTGGAGGTAATATCGTCTTCTTCCGTTGTCTTTGATGCTATTTGTGGCAGGTTTAACTTATCTCGCATCAAATTAAACTGCTGAACCATATCTACTTTGTAGAGGCCCATTTCAGCAAAATTCTTTAACCATTGTGGAATTGATTCAGTCTCCCGTTTACCTGCAAGCAATTCTATGATCATAGAAATTTTCTCATCCTCTTCTACGGAGGAAGGTGAACGTCCGCTAACTTGTAAAATCTCATCTACTTTTTTAATGTATTCAAGATATGAATCATTAAGCCTAATTGCCTCCCTAAACTTATTTTTCAATTCTTTATTAAACTCATTAGGCACAGTATTTTCTGGTTTAGAAGAGGTGTGATCCTTACTGTATTGTCCAATCCAGTAGGGATACTTCTCACCACTGAGGCCATCATTCTTAACAATTTCAAGGCATTGATTAGGAAAGTTAAGCCCGCTACTAATCCCGTATGAACTTAGTTTCTCATCAAACTTTTCCTGATTAGTAACTCTTTTACTTCTTTGAATTTCTCTATACTCTTCCCTCGGCCCCTGGGTGTTAAAATCTTCTGGATTAAACTTTAGTTCTATAAAATATTGAGATTTTTCTCCGCCAGAATCTTTTATTCTAGAAAATGCTTTATTATAGATCTTATCTTTTAATAATGAATAAACATCTTTAAAATCTCCAGCCAAAGAATCTAGCCATACTGGAACTTGTTTATTTGCACAACCCAAGATAAAAAAGATGGCTTCTAGCATCTTCTCTTTATTATCTTCAGACAGCGCAACTGTAATATTCTCAATAAGTGTTTTAACAATTGTCCGGGTGTCATCGCTATGTTGTGCTTTAAACTTTTCAATAAATGCACTTAATTTACTAAAATCCCCCGCAGGCTTCTTCCTTGTAGCCCTTCCTCTTCCAGATGGTCTACTCCCTGCTGTTTCTTGTCCACTTGGTTGAGGTATTGTCTTCTTTATTTTTTCAACCAAGGGAGCATTTCTATTTGTATTTAAAATAAATAATTCTTCTGGTGCAAGCCCAGCCGCTTCCCCCTTGGCTTCCTCATATTCTGAATTTATCTCTTCTGTATTAATCTGCTTATCCCTAAGCCTATCAATAATTTCTAAAAACCAACCTGGTTTTTCTGGAGTGGTTGACATGGCAATAATCTTTGCTGCAAACTTCATTTTTTTAACAACAAAGCTTAATCTTTCTGATTCTATCTTTGAAGAAATGCTGTTGCTAGCAATCTCTCGTATATCATCTGGCAAGCTAGAAATATCTTCACCACTAAGCACCTCGGAAATAAGATCCTCTAAATATCCATAGAGTTTATTGTCACCAACCTTTTCTTCAACGACAATGGTTTCTGGTACGGCCTGACTAGTTTGTCCTTTAAGTGGATTAAAAGTAAGGCTCTTGCCCTTGGTCCTTGCTTTATCAGCAGTTAGCGGCTGATCACCTGGCTTATCGGATTCAATTTTTCCATTGAAGTGAAGTTCTGATAGGGCATTTTTACACCAGGTAAGTGCCGATTCTGTTTCTTTTTTCAAGAACTTATTGCTAGATTCCGAGATGATTTTAATATGCTTCTTCATATCTTCCAAAATTTTACTTGCTTCTCCAAGAAGTCCATCTTCAAACTTCAAGGATTCATAAAACTCCAAGTCCCTTCCTCCAAGTGCGTTAGCCTGACCTACGTATTCTAAAGGTTCCTTTACTCCATATAGGTCTTTTAGTCCCGCAACCTGTGCAGCCCGATCTTTGCTTTTAGTTAAAAAGTCAATAACGTCTATATATTCAGGTTTTTTTTCTGGGGTTACAGCGGGTGAGATTGGTGCAGGTGCTTGAGGTGTAGCCTTTGAAGCCCTGCTTGGTAATGCACCAAGCGCATCTCTTATAGAGGCTTCTGTTTTTTGACGTAAAGTTTCTTCACCAATAAAATCTTTTGAGATTGTTAAAAACGTACGAACCATAGGTGGGTCGTCTTCTAAGACTTCAGAAACAGCCTGTTCAATTGTTTTGTCAGAACCTAAATTATTTTTGATTTCAATAATGGCTTGAATATATTCTGATTTGTCCGATTCACTCAGCCTAGCAAATGCACTTGCTAGGGAACCTGAGTCTTTAAATCCAATAACTTCTTCTGTTGCCATCTTGTAAAAATTCATTTATTCACCCTGTTTTCTATTTTAGTAACTTAAAGTCTTCTTTTATTTCTGATATTTTAGAGTTGATTATACTAAAAATTTCTGAAAGTCCCTCTTCCTCGGATCTAGTTTTTGCGGATAGGATTCTAGAATTAGGCGAAATATTAATAAAATCTGTTTTGTGGTTATTTATCTTTTGTATTATTTCTTGATTATTCAAATCTATTTCTTTATCCAAAGAAAGATTTAGACCAACCAAATCAAACAAAAGTTTTCTATCTAAATTATTTTTGGTTAAAGATAACAGCTTCCAGAACGGATACATTAAAATAGATTTATAATAGATTTTTTTCTTACCCAACATTGCTTTGGTGTTGGAGAAGGAATTATCAAAAAGATAACTAATATCTCTTCCATCAACTTGAATATCCTTATAAAGCAAGGTCATCTTTTCGTTACCCTCTCTTGGTATAGGTAATAAGATTCCAAAAACTTTATTTTGTATCATCCTTTCTTCATCTTTATGAGGGCTAATTACTATTGTTTTTTTAGAATCAAAAAGTAAGTTACCTAATAATGGCCTGGATAGGAGTATTCCAGAATCATGGGCTGGTGAAGGAAACTTTCTCCTATTAAATTTTGAAAAATCTAAAACATTCTGCAATGGATGAAGCTTATTAAGATAATAATTCTCGCCCATAGTTCCCTTTGTTAAGGATGGTAGTATATCTAAGGACTCATTATAATAAGAAAAAATTTCTTCATGAAGCTTTTCAATAAGAAGATCCAAATCAGATTCTTTTAATCCTTCTAGGCTTTGAATAGTTGATAATTTTCTCTCAAGCACTTTGCCGATACAATATAATGTGGTTTGGATCCTTGCTCGTTTTTTTGCAAGGGTCACCGGTTCTATCTCCATTAGACTATGAAGATTTTTCTTATCTAAGATTTTCTTTTCTACTTCAAAGCTGGTTCCGTTCTTTACCGCTTGTTTTTTTGCTAAATCATGATAAATTTCATAATTTTGCACGGGATTAACTTCTTGTATTTTGGTGGTGGTATAGTCCAAGACTATTTTTTTTAGATACTCAACCTTAGACCCGATCCTAGAAGCTATTTCAGCCTTATCATTTTCTAGATGATAAGGCTGAGGAATATTATAAGTTTCATAAAATTGTTTTCTCGAAGTGCGATAAATAAGTATGGCTGCAGCAACATCTGCAGCATCTTCAAAATTCATATCTTCTAATGGTAAGTTAACAAACTCTCTTTCGATATCCAAAATTCTTTTGTGAGAATTGTTGGGTGATTTATGTTTTTCTAAGATTGATATTTTATAAAAAGATATATTCTTTTCATTCTCTATATATCTTAGTACTTCACCCCTGGCCTCTTTCAACATCTAAATACTCCGGTTCAGATTCTTCATTGCCAAATTTCTCTGTTCCATCATCCACACCAAAGATTGTCCGAAAGGATCTTTTGTTTGCCAGCTTTTTCAACCGCATAGAAGCTGCCCATCCAGATAATCCAACCTCATCCGCGGCGTCCTTAATCGAATAATCCTTAAAATAAACAAGCTCAATAATCTTGCGAGTTTTATAATCTAGTTTTGCACAAATTTTCTTAATAGAAGATTCAAATTCTGATTTATCATATCTAGTTTTAAAAACTGCACTATCTGAGCCAGGGGTGCCTTCTTCTGCAATAGTATTTTCAAAAAGGACAGAATCTGCTTCACCCTGACCTTGTGACTTATTGGCTTGAAATTGGCTAAAATTAATTTCTTCTCTAATTCTTTTTATCTTGGCTGTACCTTCATCTTTTGCTTGAAGCGCGAAGGCATCATTAGACATCTTATTTTCACTACGCAAAAAAGAAATCTTCTTATTATGAATATGCTTGTGCAAGAAGGTACTCAGCTTTACATCCCGGTGTGGATCGAATGCTTTAATCCCTTCAATTGCAATTATAGATAATTCGCTTTTTGCATCTTCAAATTTAAAACCAGGAATATACATGGTAGACGCATACTTGTTAAGTAAGGGATCAATCTTTGCTAGAATCTTGTCAAAGCCTTCACCTGTATTCGTATCTACATAGAAGGTATCATCATAAACATCAACATATGCTCGATATCCTCTTTCCATTCAGCCTCCATTAAACATCCCAACTGTTTTGACACAAACTCTGATAATCACACCAATTACACAATATAGATGGTTTCTTCTCCCATTCAATATTGGTATCAATAGATTTACCAACACTTAAAACTTTTTTTACGGTATTCTCATAATCTTTTTCGGCAAATTCATAGTCCAACGTGTCACACTTGTGCTTCAATAAAACATAAGCACCACTAATTTTTTCAGCATCAGGATAAATTTCCTTTATTGCTAAAGCATATAATAACAATTGAAAATTAGATAAATATTTTGGATTTTTATTGGTTTTGTAATCTACAACCTTATATTCGCCAGGTCCAACTTTATCGATCCTGTCAATAAAACCACGAACTGTATATTCGCCAATTTTAAAATCAAAGTTTAACTCATTAGCAATAACTTGTGGTAATCCTGTTGCATTAATCTTGTCAAGATATGACTTTAAGACTTCTTTAAGCTCAGGTAGTTCTGGTTTTAAAATATCCATATCAAATTCTGACAAGGCCAACTTAAAACAATCCCTCATAATTGTAGGGTACTCCGTTGGGCCTCTTACGTTTTCACATAAGTCTTTATGGAATAACTCTAAAACACGATGGGCGCATTTTCCAAACTCAAGATGGCTCCAATCTTGTTCAGCCACCTCTGGCTTTTCAATATATTGATAGTGGTATTTTTTGGGGCACTTTTCGTAAGTACCGATTGAAGATGCGGAAAGTTTTATCATTATAGCCCCTAATAAATTTTGGATTGTGTTCTATGTTCAATCCATCTAAATACAAAGCTGTTGGGTGGGCCAGCGGTAGCAGTTAGGTTTAAGCCCTTACCCTCTATCTTCTGCGTTGATCTAATCCAGCGATTATCCCTACTATCTCTATAATAAAAACTAATTTGACCAGTCGCCGGATTAATCATGTGCCTAACATAGTTAGATGTATTTAATTGGTTAATTTGTATATTTTGAAATTGAAATGGACTGACTGAATCCATTGTACCATGCGGTCGATTGATTATCTTTACAACCTGATTTTCTTGCGATTCCTTGGTTGTTCCATCAATTATAATATAAAAAGCCTTGGGATCAAAATTTATATTGTTATTTGGAGTTGATATAGGCGGCTTTTGTGATGGGAACTTCTTAATCTCAAAGTTAACAAAGTCAAGTGTGGTATCGCCAGGAATATCTTCACCACGATTATTGGTAGTAGAACCCTTTAAGTCTAAGTCTTGAAAGGGAATCGAACTGGCTTGTGCGATATTACCATTGGCATCATAAGATAAGTGATCTACCGGAACACTATCTGGCGGAAGTAAATTGATACCTTCTTGTTCCGTTAACCTAGTTCTGTCTAAAGCTGTTTGATCGGTAAACCAAGTCCGCTCCAAGATAGAAGTGTATTCTATACCTGATTTTGCAAATGCCTTCAAAACAGTTGTTTTGCCCGTAGTTGGTAGCACAATTTTATCAACATAAATTGTAGAATCCTCTGTGGGGATTGAACCATCTAATGTATAAAAAATTGTTGCTGGCTTGTTAGCAGATAAATATACAAACTCTGGAAAGCCAGCAATCACCTGATCTTCACTTTCTTCTAAAAAAAGAACTATGGCCATATCTCCCCCTGTTTTGATATAACAAACAATATAATTATTAGATTTATACTTGCAATATCAGAGGGCGATATAATTAATGGAACTTTCGCCATTAACTTTTGTAATATCTAAAATATTATTAAATCTTTCTTTTAAAGAATCGTTGTGTGTGATTACTAGAATCTTATACTTCTTTTCAAGTGCCTTAATCACATTTACAAAGAGTGACTCAGTACCCTGACGATCCAAAGGTGAGTTGATTTCGTCTAACAACAAGAACTCTAAGGAAGATCCTCCATGCCTACTTGAAATCTCACTCAAAGCGATTCTAAGTGCCAATGAAATTCTAAACTTCTCCCCACCACTTAATGACTTAAAGTTTTGAACCACGCCTTCTTTTTTAACCCGTAGATCCAAAGTATCTACAACAGAAACACCATCCGAACCAACCCGCTGTGTATCTAGGAAAATCTGGAATGGCTCATTGCAAATAGAGTTTAGAATTTCATTAGAAGTCTTTTCCAAGTCTTCAATTAATGCATTCAATAAAATAGTTTGAATTCCATTTTTCCCAAGCAACTTTACCATCTTTTCTAAGGTCGAAATTGATTTTTGTTTTTCTAGGAACTTCTTCTTAGTTTCTTCGCCTTCAGAGATTTTATTGCCAACATTAGAAATCTTTTCAGTTAAAACACCAATGTTGTGATTGTTCTTCTCAATAGACTTACTTAGTTCAGCCTTCTCCTCTTTTTTGTTCGCAATATTTTTCTGTAATTCTTTAAAGCTATCATCCTTTAAAGATTCTAAAATAGACTCATTGGCGGAAATTTCAGCAGTTAACTTTAACAACTCTTTTTCTAAATGTGAATTGTCAGTAGTTAATTCCAAAACTCTTTCTTCTGAAATCTTAGACTCAGCCTCCAAGGTCTTGATCTTAGATAAGTATACTTCCTTCTTTCTCTTGTTATTTTTTGCAACTTCTAAGTTTAGAATTTTTTCTTCAACTTCTTTGACCTTATTCTGACAATAGATAAAGGTTGACTTATATTCATCTAGTTGCTTTTTCTGCTCATTAAGAAGGTGGTTGTATAATTCGTCATGAATAGCCTGTGAGCAAACATAGCAAGAATCTTTGGCAATCTTTCTTTCAGCGACGGCTTTCCCAAGTTGCTTAGAAATCTCCATCTTTGCCTTGTATTCAATTGCCTCTTGCGATAGGGCAGTCAGCCTTTCTTCTGCGTCTTCTATGATTATAAGCCCGTCAATCTTACTATTAAACTCTTTTGCCTCCTCCGCTTTGGTGGCTAAATTATCCTGATGCTTTTTTAGATTATCTTGGTTAGATTTAAATAGTCGATTTGCCTTGTCATAATCTTTTCTGATGCCCTCTAAAAGAGCTACCGTCTGGTCCCATTTTGCTGTATCTAGACTGGACTTTAGCTCCTGGTATCTTGTATTTAAGCTTTGCAAGACATGATCTAATTCGTCACGCGACTTAAGCTGTGCCTCTAGATTGGAAGATTCATTATTTAAAAGTAAATTCAAAGATTCTAATTCTACAACGTTTTTATCATAATCCTCTATCTTAGATTCTAAAAGCTTTGACTCTGCCCTTAACTCTTTGAGAGAAAACTTGATTTTTTCCTCATACTCATCCCACTTAGAGATATCCATAATAGATTTTAAAATCTCTTTTTTTCTGGAAGCATCGGTTTCTGTAAACTCAGAAATGTCATTCTGACGGAAATAAGCCGAATTTATAAAAGTCTTATAATCGAACTTAATAGCTTTTACAATTTCATCATTGGTTAAGCTGGGTGTAGAACCAGATATATCTACCCAATTATTATTAGCGTCTTGCTTTAAGAATTCAACGTTAGAAGTTGAACCAGAACGCTGACGCTTCCTTACTACACGATAAGTTTCACCACCATGTTTGAAAGTAAAGGTAACCCTGCAATTACTCTCACCCCAAAAAATTACATCATCCATAGAGGCAACTCTAGCTTTATTAAACAAACACCATAAGATAGATTCAAAAACTGCGCTCTTACCAGAGCCATTGGAAATGTCATAATTACCTTCTACGTTTCCAATTAATAAGGCAGAATCAAATTGTGAAAAATCAACGGTGCTGTCTCTGTGAGAAAAAAAGTTTTTAATCTCTAAACTAACTGGAACCATTGCAAACTCCTAAATCATAATCTTTTTGGCTTCAATTAAAATCAGATTTTTTTCAGAAGGCTCTATGCTAGATTGATCATTTAAAAAAGCCTCAAACATAGTGTAATCATCTTTATGCTTGAGAATTGCTTCATCCCTTACCATCCTGTTGAAAATAGGCTCTATGATAATTTTAGAGACATAGAAACAATCAAAGCTATAAGCTATTTTTTCTAATTCACTTTTCTTAATAAAAGAAGTCATATTTTCTTTTATAATAACTTTTATCCTAATAATCTTATCTTTTATCTCATACTCTGAAACCTTTTTCTTAAAAACATCTAAGAAATTAACATGATCAGAGTCTTCCATATTTACAGATACTTCTAACAGTTGTCTAGATGGGCACTTTAAAACTTTAGTTTTTTTAGTGTTGGTATCATAATCAAAAAAGAACTTATCAATGTTTTCATCACCAAAGTTTAACTTTTCCATAGAGCCGGTATAAAGGGCAATCGGCTCTTTTCTTTTGATAATTTTAAACTGATGATAATGCCCCATAGCAACAAGATCACAACCAGAAAAAGCTTCTGGTCTAGCCAGCACTTCGGCACCACCATAATCTTGATAACTTCCGGTATGGAAAAAGTTATGACCAATTGCAATCCTTGGATTATCATCGCACTGGTCAATGAGTGCCTTAATTTCCTTTTCAAAAAGGATAGAATCTTCTTCTGTATTCTTGCCAAGATACATTCTTCTATCACGGTATGGAATTAAAATCAGATTGGCCCCATCCTTACTTCTACTGTGAAACTTAATAACCTCAGGATTTAAGACCAATCTAACATTAGGATAATCTTTGGCTGCCAAGGATGAAATTGAGCTAGTAAAAGTATCACCCACTTTTCTATAATCATGGTTTCCCATAATAATTATAGAAGTGATATTTGCCATAGATAATTTCTTAATCGCTTGATTTAGAACGTTCATATGCTCAGGTGCTGGTGTCCTTGAATCAAAGGCATCGCCAGTTTGCACAAAGGCATCCGCACCATTATTAATAGCATAATCTACAATATAATTAAGCGTTCTTTCATAATCTTCGATACGGGTATTCCCACCAGTCTTGGTAGAACGTCCTAAACCAAAAACTGCGCCAATATGCGTATCACCACAAATAATAACTTTCATCCGGCATACCTTTCTTCAATTATTGAAGTTATCTTGTTAAATAGTTTTTTGGCCATAACATCATCTTGTGGATCAATATCTAATATGTATTGATCTGTATATTTCATTAATTCAGAAATCCATTTTAAATCTTCTTTATGCTCTAACATGGTATTTCTAAATAGATGAGATATCTGTAATAATGTATAAAAATTATTAATTTCAATATTAAAACTTCTACTATTGGATGATGGTTCCACCCTATTTCTAAGAATAGAAACCGCCTCACCAAAAGTAATACCAGTACATAGCATATAAAAATCTATGGAGTTAGAACTGGCACCACACCCAAAGCAATAAAAATTATTTCTAATGCTATCTATATAGAGGGAGCCAGTTCTTTCCCCACCGCTTTTATGATTTGCAGATGGGCATTTGCATCTTTTATTAAAGTTTCCAGAAGATACATCTTCGGTATCAATTCCAAACTCCTGAGCAACATCTAAGATTAGAACGCCAGAAGTAATATCTTCTTTCGATATATATCCACTTTTCATACAATTCCTATTCAGATAGAGTGGTTACTTGTTAAGTTTTAAAATGTCTCTTAGCATCTGCCTTTGAGCACAAACAGCAATATATAATTTTTCATCTTTAATATTGATATTGTTAGTCTCAGCAAAATTTTCCATATCCCTAATGAAAGTGTTTAAAGACCTCAATCTAAGTAACATTTCTGATTTAAGGTCTTTGATTTCAAAGTCATCCATTATTGCTTTTCTTGTCTTCTAAGTTTCTTTTCAAGCTCCCTTACTTTAACCTCTAAGGTAAGGTTCTTGTCTTTTAAAGCAATGCTTGCGCGCAAGGCCAAGATAATCAACCCAAAGACACCTGCCCCTGGGTCATGTGAATCTAATTCGTCTGCGGCCACCATGAGCCTGTTGAATATAGAGATCGTATTCTTATCATACGCAGAAGTTCTGTTGTCTGGGTGAGTTTTATCTTCCAGCAAGGCCTTATATTCTTCCACCGCGCGTTCGTATTTTGCGAGCGGGGTTTCTGGTTTGTCGGAATTATGACGGTTTCGATAGTTTGCAGATATCTTTGGCTTATCCTGATTACTTCTCTGTTGGTTTTCTTCTTCACTCATAATTAAAGTCCTCTTTTAAAATTAAGGCAATCCAGATGCCACAATCCTTATGTATTCTAATAAATGATTGGATATTATTCAATATATTTTTATCATATGCGTTGTAATTTCTATAAAGAAGCGAAAGTGTATTCACACATTTGTTATAATCATTAATTGGAGAATCAAAAAGTTCGCAAGCAGAATCAAAAAAGTTTAGCAAGGTATTGTATAAGTCTTCGGATATCTGTTCTAAATCTATAATAGGATTTTGAACAGATTTACAAATAACAAACTCCCCATGTTTTAGTCCATTACACCCTAAAACAAGGTATGCCTTAAGGCGATTACCCACAAAAACTCCAGCATGGATTTATAAAATTGTTATACGTATCTGACTAGGCTTGCTGTCATGGCGGCTACCCAACGAATATTGGTGGCTGCAATACCAGTTACATCCAGCCTCAAGCTGCCGTTAGTGGTATCTGCGGATACTGCTGCCGTTATACCAACCAATGCAGGGTCAGAATCCACTGTCACAACTGGTGTGCCAACTATACTGGTAGTCCCAACTAAGTTGGCCCTCTTTATTATACCAGATATAGTTATTCCGCCCGAATTATATGTAGATGACATGGCGGAAACTTCTATCGTAAATTTTAAGGTGGTATAGCTTAATAAAGTATATTGTTCAGAAACATTATTTAAAAAGATTTGTGTTGCAGCACCGCTATTTGTTTGGCCAAACCAAGTTGCCACTACACGCTGTGCAGTTCCCCCAACAAATCCTGGATATGGGTTAAAACTTCCAGAAGATTGTGCTGATTCGGCAAAGTTTCTTGCCACGCCAGAACTACCACCAGCTATGGAACTATAAGTTCCAGAGGCTTCATTAGATTGTCCACCACCCACGAAGGAAATAATCCCAGAAGCTGTATTATCATTACCACCAGCTATTGTTGCATAGTTTCCAGTTACATTATTTCCCGAACCACCCCCAACTGTAGCTATAATTCCGGAAGCTTGATTATTGCTACCACCAGCTATAGTAGATGCAGAACCGGTGGCTGTATGACCAACGCCACCACCAATAAAAGAAGAATCACCATATGCCTTATTTAGTAACCCACCAGATACTACTGCATATTGTACAGTGGCCTCATTTTGGCTGCCACCAGATATTACCGTGTATTGATCAGATGCTTGGTTGGTATTACCACCACCTATAAAGCTATATGCACCAGAAATCGTATTGCTAAATCCACCAGAAATAGTTGAGTAACTTTTTGATATTTCATTATCCCTGCCGCCACCAACAAAAGCGTAATCTGTACCCAACCCACTCCCATCTATTAGGTTGGATCTTCCGCCCACGATGGTGCTATAATCTGCATAAGCACCAGAAATTTCATTATCTATTCCGCCACCAATAAGGGCTGCGCCATAGTAAGCAGTTGGCGGCCTAGCTCCAACACCATCTAGGTTTATTTTATTTCCCAAGCCACTATCTTTTCCACCTCCACCAATAAATGAAGATTTGGATGCTGGACCAGATATGTAATTCTCTACACCACTTAGAATTCCAGACTTCTCAGAATTATCAATTTCATTTTTATATCCAGAACCAATAAAAGACTTGATGCTTCCAGCTTTCACCTGGTTAAGTTCGCCGCTAATTATAGAAGAATCATCAGCCGAACTAACGTTATCATGACCACCACCAATATAATTTCTGGAACCAGTGGCTTGATTATTTTCGCCACCAGAAACTGTACTTGATTCACCAGAAGAAAGATTTTCTTTTCCGCCAGTTACAGAAGACTTATCACCAGAAGAAATATTATCCAATCCTACGCCAAAGGAATAAAGGCCCCGATTGGAATCGTCCCATTGTGTTGAGTTTGTTTTACCGCCCCTAACGGCACCTTTTACCTTGTCAAAAATAAACCTAGAACTATATTTTGGATCAGGATCCTTTTCTAATGAAGGTGCCCCAACAACATAGCTATATTCCAGAAACTCAGGGGCTGGTTTAATAATTTCTTCTGTATAATCTACTGCAGCAGGAATTTCGCTTCTTATTTGCGAAAGATCTAAATAATAATAAGTATCACCATCTATCACTTCTGACTCTGGGATTGCAGAATCTTGGTCTAAGAATGGCTGAACATTTCTGACAGTAATCGCATTATCTGCTATGTTGGAATTTTGAATTTGCCCAGTTACATGACTAACCAAATCAATTTTTTGTGCAGAACCATCTTTGTGTAGTCCATCATGCTTATGGCCTGCAACAAGTGGATCTGTTGGTTCATATAGATCACCTTCGGTGCTTCCATATAAACCGCCAAACATAGCGTTGGCAGATTCGGCGGTAAATACGGTTTGTGACTCAACATACTTAGTTAACTTATTGCGAATTTTTCTGGCCATAGAATACTCCTAATCAATCTTCATTAGAAGACAAATCTTTTAATAGTTTTTTAACTACATTACTAGTTTTAAACCTTAAAGATTTATATGATTTTAAAATCATTTCTTCCTGTGTCTTAGGATTTCTAACTGGACGTGGTTCATGCTCATAAAGATAAAATCTTCCGAATCCTACAATAGAGATTTCTTGCCCTGCTTTAAGTTCGTCTACCATAAGCTTAAACAATTCTTCTAAAATAACATCTGCTTCTTTTTGATTAAGAAATGTTCTTTTTGCTAACTTTTTAGACAAAGTTTTTTTATTGATCATTCTTTTCCCTTTTGATAAAGGTAAATTTTAGAAACATGTTCTAAAAACTTCTCCTTATCATTCTTATGTTTTAAAAAATTACAACTAGTGCAACAAGGAACTAGATTGCTTTTAAAGTAGCCTAGAACATTATCTACCCTATCTAAGCTAATTCTATATAACTTGTCACCGCAGTAATGACAGATAGAATCTTTAAAAGAAAAAAATTCTTTCTTGGTTAATTTAAATTCAATATTTCTTTTGGCGGCACTTCTTTTGCATTCTCTGTATAATCTATCAGGATTAGACTTCCAAGAATCATCCCAATTTTTTCTTTTATTATTTCTACAAAGACTACAAATTCTGTGCCGCCCTCTAGAGCCGTTCTTATGAAAATTCTGTATAGCTTTTGTTTGAGAACAAGAATTGCATTTTCTTTCGACTTCTTCATTCATTATTACTCCGTACACGCGCGTGTGCGTGTGCAGTCTAACCAACTATATCATCAGAAAACTTTCCCCTATATTTTTCAGATTCTTTAAGATCATCATCTATATTTTTACCAGAAGAAATATAGGCTTTGCCAAGTCTTTCAAACTCATCATCTTCCATGCTAGAAGTATCTATGCCATAATTTTCATAAAGCCTTTCTAATTTCTTAGAAAATTCGCTTCTTTCTTTTTCTGGCTTAGTATTCTTCATTATTCTAATGGTTTGTTCATTACATTTATTAGTACCCTAACACCATTCTTGGCACCAGAGGCTTTTGAGATAGTACGAAGGGCACTTGCTACACGGCCACCCTTTCCGATTAACTTGCCTACATCATCTTTTGCAACTGTAATCTCATAAAGAACACCCTTCTCGGATTGCTCTTCCGTAATCTTAACATTTTGCACATCATCAACAATGGATTTCACCATTGTTTCAACTAACACCTTGATCTCTTTCATCTTTCCCATCCTTAATTTTAATAGTTAAAAAATCTACTTTTACTTTTTCTGGAATCATAATATGAAGCAATCCATGCCGCATGGTTGCAGAAGATTTAAAGATATCAAATTCTTCACTAATAAAGAGCCTGACACAAAACTTTCTTCTGGCGATTCCACGCGAAATGGTGCCAATATGAATTCTAGGCCGGCTCTCTTTAGAATACTCCTGAAAAGAATCATCAGGCTCTACGTTTGGGGTGCTGGATTGTGAGATACTATCCAAACCATTACCCTTTACAATTAAAACACTGTTTTCAACTTCTACCGAAATATCTTCGGGGGCATAACCTGCAAGAGCAAAAGAAATGTTAAATCCATTTTGATCCCGCCACTCATCTGTCTTGGGAAAGTTAGTAATGGATCCTTTGTTGAGTTTTACAACTTCATTAAAGTAATTATCATTACTAAATAACATTTCAACAACCTTTGCAGGCAAGGAATACCTTTTTTTATCCATCGGTGTCTTCATCCTCTTCTGTCTTCATATTTGATTCAGTTTTCTCTAACTCTTTTGCTTTTAGAGCAATAATCATGTCAAGATAGTCAATAATATAACCAAGCTTATAAGCTAAAAGACTAATAGTGGCACCCGCAACAACTGGGTGAATTCCAAAAATAAAACTTAAAATTAACCCAACCCAAAAGCCAGAACACATCATGCAAGATATTAATTTCCCAAAAAATCCTGATTTCGCAGTAATGAAATTTCTGATTTTGTCAAAAATTGATGCATTGACCACTAAATTCGTTATACCAACACCAGACAATAGAAACAATAAAAAATTGATAATTGTCATAACGATTTACCTCTTTCCATTGAAAAAACTGATTTGACCAAGGTTATCAGCATCAATATATTCTACACAGTCTTCGCCCATAAACTTAATTCTATATCTAGCCATCTTATCAGGATCCTCATCGCTAGGCTTTTCTACAAACTGTCCGTTAATAGAAGGGCTGATTTTAATGTAACCGCCATGACCACCGTTGTGAGTATTTAACTTAATCCACAGATCCTTCTGATCGTATTCTATATCAGAAACCAATTTTAAGACACCCTTACCTGGTGCAATCCTTTTTTCTAAATCCAGTACGTCTGGCTTGTAAGTAATAAAACCAGTTACAACTACACCTACATAGGATGCAAACAAATCTTTAAGTGGCTCCAGCATAAACTGCTGAGGTTCTTCTGGCGGAACAACAATCATAACCTCATTAACTGTCGCTACCTTTTCTGGTGGCGGTGTCATTTCATTTGTAGCCACAGTTTCTTTTGATTCCAAATCCGATAATTCTTCGGATAGAATCTCTTTAATCTCTAAGATATTCTTCCAAAGTTCTTTGCATTTGTTGACTAATCCAGATGTGTTCAGTTTGCGCATGTCGTGAATTCCTTAATGGTAAATAGTTATTGTAGAAATCATCAAGATAGAATGTTACATACATCTCTGTCATTCTACCCTCTGGTAATACAAATCTAGCAAATTCCCTAAACCTTTTATACTCATCGTTAGAAATTAATCCTTCGTCTTTTGCTTTCTTTGCAGATGCCATAGCACCTTCGTACTTTTCAATTATAATGTTAGTAGAGTCTAAATACTCACCCAAGTCCATTCCGATTTTTCTGGCAATTTGGGTGCAATCATCCACAGGCGGAATAACCTCTTGATGAATTGTTTTATACCTTCCAGATACGGCATTGAAGCTGCCTTTTCTGTGGCGCAGGGCTTGAGTGGCGATTGAAAGCGGCATTTTCAGACGCCACGTTGCTCGACTTAATGAACGTTCAGATTCAGGATGCACACTCACCAATTCAACCGACATACCATGATTACCCAAAATATGATCTACAGAAGGTGGGTAATCTTCTTCAAAATAAGTCATATTGGAACACAAGGCGGATAGCTCTGGCCTTGCTTGGCAAAATAACTTCCACGGCTCACGCGCATACAAATTTTGTGTACGTGTGATCTTAACAAAGTTTAAAAGATCCAGAGTACATTTAGCACCACTAACCCTAGACCACTTATTCTCAAAATAGAGAACCCCACCAGTATCAATAATCTCTCTAGAATCTTCGTCATCATATTCTAGAGTAAGAGTTACTGATTCTAGTGGAGAGGTGTGGTGATTATCTATCAGAAACTTAACCACTCGCAACGCGTCTTGATCTGATCTGCTGGCCGCTTTTACTTCTGACATGGTAGAAATCCATGCAGAATTAGCTACGTCACGATAATCACCCGTAATCTTAAGCTTCATTTTTAACTTCCTCGCGACAGATCAAAGTTAGCTTTTGTTCTGGATTAAAATTGCGTCGGGCTGCAAGCAAAATATCTGCCACAGTTACATCCGCAATCTTTTTCTCTAATTCTTCTAAACTTTCTTGACCATAAAATGCTCTGACAGAAGAATCCATAGCAAGTGAACGACTACTTTCTGTCAAGCTGTAAATATGTGTTCTATACTTGTTTTTTGCTCGCTGCAATTCTTCTTCGGTCACTTCTTCTGACTTAATTCTCTCAATCTCCTTATCAATTAGCAATAACATCTCTTCCACATTTTCATCACGAGTAGATGTAACAATAGATGTAAAACCATAATCACGATAAGCACTAGCACCGGCATTAATGCTATAGCATAAACCACGCTTTTCTCGAACCTCTGTAAATAACCTAGAATCCATGCCTTCACCCAAGATGGAGAATAGCACGTCATCTACAACAGTATGCGGTGACTTAATAGACTCACCTGGAAATACTGTCCATACATAAGTATGCTCTAATTCTGGGCGAGTAACTTCTACACGTCGTGTTCCCTTCCACTCTGGATTGTAAGAATCTTCAAGGTGACGCATCTTTCCATTTGCACTTCCAAAGTACTTACGCAACATCTTCTTTGCTTCACGCTTGGAGAAATTGCCACTAAAAGAAACTAGGGCGTCCTTTCGCTTATAGAACTTCTTATAAAATCTTACAAGTTCCTTATGGGTAAATCCAGAAATAGACTCCTGTGTACCAATAATAGGCACCCCATAACGTCCCTGCCACATATCCTTACATAAGGCGTCCCACATAAAACTTTGAATATCATCCTTTGATGACATTTCTTCTTCCTTCACTACCTCTCGTTCCTTCTTAAATTCATCTTCTGGAAGTACAGAATTAAAAACAATATCAGAGAGAATTTCCATAGCCTTCTCTGTGTTTTCATAAGGAACGGAAATGTAAAAAGTTACCTTTTCCATAGAAGTAAAGGCGTTAAAATATCCGCCAAGAAAACCTACTTCCTTTGGGATATCCAAATACGTGCGTGTGGGTGTACCCTTAAAAATCATATGTTCCAACATATGTGCTAGACCGGGTGAGAATTTTTCACCCTCTGCTCGGGCACCTGCATCAAAGGTTACTGTTACGGTTGAAATACGGCTCTGAACCTTGTCAAAAATTTGAATCAACTTTCCTCCAATTTAATCTATTGATAATCATACTATAATTTTGAATGAAAAACAAAAAAGCCTACCCACCGATTTTTCAGCAGGTAGGCTTTTGAAGCTAAAACTACTTATCCTTGATTTCTACCACCACACGCTTACCAAATGGCGGATTTACACTTGCACCTGCTGGACTCAAGGCCCATAGAACACGATTACTGGGACGATAATCAAACGGTGCGCAACCATCAGTAAAGATAACTACACCATCATACTTATGTTCATCAGAGTATTGAAGTAGCGGTGTGAAGTTTGTACCACCACGACCCACAATCTCCATAGTCTTAATCTTCTTCTTGATTTCTACTGGCTCACCCAGAAGTGCGGTATCAAACATAACAACATCACAGTGAACTTTTTCAGCGACCATTCCGTTAATCTCGGACAAGAAAATCTCGATTTCTTGGTCTGTAATTGATCCCGATGTATCAATTCCTACAAGTAACTTCTGTGTATAATTTCGACGTTGCCCTGGCTGAATATACACATTTCGTAGTTCATCTGTACGATTAGAACGAATAGCCTGTTCACGACGATTAATGCGCGTGCGTGTGGTCCTGTGTCCTGCAAGAATCAACTTGTTGATAAACCAACGTAGTTCTCGCTTCCAATTAACCACAGGCTTGTTTGCTTCAATAATTGCCTTAGCCAGACCAGAACCAATATCTGACCAACCCTTCTCTTCCTGAGCCTTGATACACTTGTCAGCAATACTCCGAATCTTTTCCTTGACTACATCACTTTCACACTCACCCCAACGACCGTGACTATCTACAAGCTCACCCTTGCCTTCAGTATATCCATTCACATCCTGCTGATTCTTCTCAGCTTCCTTCTTCAGATTTTCATAGTACCATTCAGCCGCTTCGAACTCTGGCATCTGAAAAGTGCTAGGATAAAAACATCCAGCCGGAAGATTTGAAACGTGACAATTGATTGCCATATCTGCAGCAATATTGTATCCACGCTTGTTGTAATCAAAATGATCAGAACGAGTGATGTGATGAAGAAGAACGTGCAAAGCCTCGTGCTGAAGAACTGCACGCAACTCACCACTAGTAAGTGTCATAATCCACTCAGGGTTGTAGTAAAGGCCAAGATCAACCTGCTTCAAAATACCTACACCCATCGTCGGAAGATCCCGAACCTGTCGCTTATTAAGGAACATAAAGACAGTTCCGAAAATAGGCTTGAAAACAATCAACTTTGAGATTGCCGAATCAAGACGATCTTGAGCTTCTTTGTTATGCCCCAAAATCGCTGGCTGCTCCACCTTCGGTGCTTCCTTGTTTTCTTGAATGGACATTCTTACTCCTAATATTTTAAGGTAAATAAAATGGGGCCGGTATATCCAGCCCCATTAGATCAGCGGCAGTATACGCTACGAATGAATCCTGCAAAGTCCTTATCAGTCTGCCACTTGAGAATAATCTTCTTCATCTTGCTGATTTCAAGAAGATCAGTCCAGAACTGCGAAGCCACATCCTTTGGCAACATCTGCATAAATGCCTTGATGTTATCCTGCTGCTCTTCCTGTAGTGAAGCAGCAGTTCGCTTATCAATAGTCTTGCTTACAGAACGTGAAAGTGCTGCAATACTTTCAATATCATTTGCGGCAGCCTCAACCTTGTGCTTAACTTCAGCAAGATTGTCCAGAATATCGTCTGGCTTGAGTCGGGCAAAGTCGTTCATAAAGAACTTGGGGAAGGTGATTGATACAGTAGAACCTAACCAACCCTTAGTAATCTGAGTAAGGAATCCTTCATCCATATCATCCCAAAGACCAAGTGCCTGCACCGTGTCATTAAACTGAACCCAAGAACGACGGGAAGGATAAACCTTACCTGCTTCCAAATTACCTACAGGTGGATCTAGATGCTCAGGATTCTGTGCAATATAATCTACAACGGCTGGATGCACACCCGCGCTCGTAGCCCAGTTCATCCATTCCTTTGCAGTTGGATCGAAATCAATAAAGAACCAACGATCCAGAAGCGCAGGGTCAAGCTCCACAACGTCGTAATCATCAGAACCGTTGATTGCTGCAACCACTCGCCAACCAGCGGGAAGTGCCTCACCATCCAAACGACGATCCAAACAAATCTCGAAAACTGCCTGAAGAACATCCTTTGAAGCTCGGTTCAACTCATCAAAGAATAGAATCCCGCGAGACTCTGGATCACGAGGCCACCAGTAAGGCTTGAGGAATTCAGTACGGTTAGACTTTTCGTTGAGAAATGGTAGCCCCTTGATATCCCCTACTTCACACTGAGAGAGGCGAACATCGAAGTATCCGATACCCTGCTCCTTAGCAACCTGCTTAACAACCGATGACTTGCCGACACCGTGTTTTGCAACAAGCATAACAGACTTGTCGGTTGGAATGTCACGAAGGATTCGCTTGGTTTGTGATGCGTTCATTTTGGATTCTCCTATTCAGCAGTTACAATTTTGAATTCTTGGTGGAAGATTTTTATTCTTCATACCGCTTTTAGTTACCGGGGGAGGGGTTTCATCCCTCACACCATAGATATAGCAGGATAGATTTTGATATTAAAACTTTTTTGTTAGATAGAACAATAAGGTTTTATGTTTTAAAAACATATAATCTTTGTCCAGCGTCCCAGATCTTGTGCAAACCTAGCTCTTTGGCATGTTCTTTTTCTGAAAGCCCCCTGTTATCCATGTTGGCACGACATTTAAGCCTATTAAAAGTAGTTTTATAATCAGTCCATTCCCAACCTTGTGTTTCTTTATCTAAGACAAAACTATGATTCAATAAAAACTTTCCCGTTCCATATCTTAAATCTACCCAATAATGTATAGAAAGATTTCCAACGAGGTTAGTGATTCCTTTCAATAGTTTTGAAAAAGCACCAACCACATTAGTATTTATTTTGGAGCAAAACCTTTCTACTTTAATAATCTTAGATTCTTGAATTTTATAAGACATTATAGAAATTAGCTCTTCATTTAAGAAAAGTCCAATATGCTTAGCGGGCTTATAGCCTTTAATATGGTGTTGTTCTAAGAATGATTTAGCAAGTGCAGTAGTGACTTCTTTTAAGGTTGTTTTTCTAGCTCCTATTTTGCCTTGAGAATTTCCTATAGCGTTATTGATCATAGATTTTATGATAGGCATTTTAAAGTAAATTTCATCTGCACGAAATTGAAAAAGCCTAAGATTTAGGTCTTCATATTTTTTTCTCATTACAAAATGATAATCAGCAGGTAGCTTTTCTTCTGAATGCCAATATAGCCCATCAGCATTTAAATATATAGTATCAGTAATTTTAAAATCAGGTCGATATGAAAATCCGGCAATAGGTTGCTTGTTCCAAAGTGTTAGGCCTAATGAATTTGAAACAAGGTTTTCAATATCAGAAATCTTATGCACATAATTCTGACAGAATTCTTTGAAGTCTTCTTCTGCAAACTCTTTATTAATCTGTAGCCATTTATAGATTGCCATATCAGAAATATTATATTCTTGCGACCAAAAAGCTGGTGTTTTTCCGCAAACCAACGTTATCTGTCCGTTGTTGGCTTGTGTCTCTTGGATCTTCTTTCTTATTTCTTCAGATTGAAATGGATTTAGAACACCATATCTTTCAAGAAGTGTTGCCTCAGCTTTTGCTTTAATTTCTGGATTTTTAAGAGTGCAATCAGAGCCATATCTTTCTCTTACGGTTTCAGAAAACTTTTGAAGTATGGCTTCACTTTTTAATGGTGAATCTACACCATAATTTTTAATGATGGTTGCCATTTTTTTGTCTTTAACTTCTTGGGATTGGGATGGATTTTCTACACCATATTTAGATAGGTTTGTTTGCTTTATCTTTTCTTTAACTTGACTATTTTGAAATTGGTTTTCTGTGCCATATTTTTGAAGGTTAGTTTGCTTCTTTTTCTCTATGGCAGTTTTACTATGTGCAGCATTAACTACGCCATGATTTTGCAACATAGTTTTTTCTCTGGCTTCTTTAACCTTGTTCGATTCTTTTTTGAAGCCATACATTTTAACCATTTTATTAATAAAGTAGGGGCTGCATCCTGCCAGTTGAGCTAACTCAACCCAGCTTAGATTTTCAACAATATATTTTTGATAAAGCCAATCTTTATCCAAATTTGTTTTTTTCATGCAGCCCCTAATTATTAAGAAGTTAAACCATCAAGAATTAAGCTATAGGCCCCATTGATCTTTTCTAGATTTTTAACCATTCCGGGTAAAGATGGGTGATATTTTTCTCCCACTTGAATTTGGGCAACGGCTTGAATATTGGCTCTGATTTGAGAACCAATATCTTGAAGGATTTGCATTCTACGATCTAATTCTAGAACGGCAGATTCTTCTTTGGCCTTTATGGTTTCTTTTTGTTCTGCAACCTTTCCTTCCATCATATTTAAAGTTGCTTTTAACTGGGAAAGGCGATCCATTAACTCTTGACGCTTTTCCTGGGTAATCAGTTGGCTAACAACTTGCTCTGGTGGTTGTGTAGAATTAACTAGGTTCTGCTGTGACATATTTCTCCTTATTTTTTGGTGCCATAAGCATGTGATTCATTTAGGCTAGACTGGGTAATGACAATGTAGGTATCAAACTTCTGTAACTCTGCAATGGTTCTGGTATTGGTATAAGACATGCCTGACTTAAGACCACCCACAAACCCATCATCACCGTAGAGAACTTCTTTTAAGGATCCTACGTATGGAATATGGGTAGTTACACCTTCGGAACAAGTACCTTCTTTTAGGCCGCCACGAAGATCTTTTTGTACTGATGCTGAGGCCATACCTCGATACATCTTTTTGGGAACTTCGTCAATATAAACTAAACTTGAGGGTGACTCATCTGTTCCAGCAAAAACGCCACCACACATAACAGCATCTGCCCCACCAATAATTGACTTAACAACGTCGGATGGATAACGGATTCCACCGTCTGCAATAATTGATGGATATTTCATGTTGGGATTATTTTTATTATAATATTTGAATTTATGCCTTGCTCTAGCGCAATCGACCACAGAGGATAAAGTCGGGATTCCAACGGAGCTTTGGATGCGTGTTTTGCAGATTGAGTTGTGTAAAAATACACCATTTGAAGAAAATGAGTGTGAATTTTCTACTGTGATATCATAGACCATTCCTGAAAAATGGAATCTCTTAATATTCGACGGCTTGGAGAGTTTGTATTTCTTTAGCATCTTTTAACTCCTGAATTATTTTCAGCAATACGTATGTTTTTTCATAATCTTTAGATTCTGACTCTCTAATTCTATAAATAACAAAGTTATGTTTTTTTGCTAATTCATCTTTGTAGGCATCATTATTTTTTATTTTTAAAATTTTATCCACTGATAATATCGGATGGTTATCTTCTTCTGGGTGCCAAAAATCTCCATCAAATTCGACCAATATTTTATCAAATAAGCAGGCATCATAATAACGGTCACCCAGTCGATATGTTCTTTTTATATTGTTTGGACCAACAAAGTATGATAACATATCAAAATATTCTGTTTCTGGTTTTGAGGCAATTGAATCTTTGAAAATATCTGAGTAATCATTTACTGCAAACTCATTAATTCTTTTTTTCAATACCCACGAAGAGATGTTTAATTGATAAAGATCAATAATTTTTTGATATGAGGTTGTTTTTCCTTCAGACTTTATATAGTCAAGATATTTTATAACGACATCCATTGTCTCCTCAGGGACTTTTATATAGCAACCATTTTTTTCTCCAAGGTTGGAATAAACTAACTGATGCTTTTTCGCATTTGAATCTATAGTTTTCTTAGATGCTATCTTTAATTTAATCCACCAATTCTTAATGGTTCTAAAGTCATGACCAGATATTTCTGATATCTTGTATGCGGGATACTTTGGTGATTGGTATTTTTCCCAGTAATCTTCTAGCGATTCTTTTGTTAATCCAATTTTTGTATAATTATCCTTGAAAGTTTCTAATAATGATTCTGAAATTTGCTTCTTTCTTTCTTTTGGAACTGCACAATATCTAACGTGATCTCCTACATATTTTAGATATTTTCCTTTTTCAAATTTAGTTTCATTTCCACAGCCACAACCACAAGTTGGTTTTACGTCATTATGTGTATATTTTAAAACGTAGCTTTCTAAAGTTATAGAGTGATCTTTTTTAAGATGAAATGAAAATTGAGCATATCTTCTTGAATCTTGATAATGAGAAAAATCCTTGTCACAAAGTAAGCATTTCATGCGACTAGCCCTCCGCATACTATGCTTTTGTATTAGCAGATTTGGCTAGAAAAATTAAAACATGTTATTCATCACCATGGCCCACCAACATGTGATTATCGTTAATTTCTCCTGCTGGAAGCCAAAATGCAAAATTATGAATATTTTCATCTGTAAGCTTATCAATATCCTGCACATTAACAACGTAGTATTTGTGATCTGTTGTGGTTTCTATTCCGTTGATAGAAATAACTTCTTCATTTTTAAGAGAAGTAATTATATCAGTTACAGAATTCCATTCTCCAGAGTGGGTAAGAACTACATCTCCCAACTCAATTTCTGAAATGGGAATGTCACCACGCTTCGTCAAAACGGTGGTTGTAGGCATTAAACAACCGCCTCCTATCCCTACCCGTACCGCATCGACACCTAATTCAATCATAAATTCATAGCCATGAAAAGTAGCAATATTTCCTGCCATGATTGGTAGTCCTGGATAAGTTGCCTTTACCCAGTCTACCATTTCTTTCATTAGAATAGAGTGTCCATTAGCAACATCAATAGATACCATATGGATTGGAATTGCTGCTTCCATTAGAGTGGTGAGTCTTTTTCTTTCAACCTCTCCCACTCCGATTGCCGGCACTACCCATTGATTTTCTTGGGCGACTTTTTGACATTCTTCTACTTGACGTTGAGGATCCATAAACCTATGGATAATGCCTAGACCTCCAAGCCTTCCTAATTCGATAGCCATATTGGATTCTGTAACAGTATCCATAGGCGAAGAAATAAAAGGAATTTTTAGCTCTAGGGGTCCAACTTTTGTAGAGGTATCTGGTTCGGAACGAGAACGAATATCGGAATAAACTGGTGGGATAAGAATATCGTCAAAAGACAAACCTTTGATTCTTTTGTGTTCAATCATATTTCACCTTCTACTTTCTAAGTAATACAGTTCAAATTGTTCAGCAAACAATTCAACTTGATAGTTAAATTGTGTACCCAGGCAAAACCTATCATACCAAAAGTGACCCATTTCGTGAGCAAAGATTTTGTTAGTTTGAAATCCTCGATCTATCAGTATAATTGCTGAGACACCAGACTCTTCATTTCTGGCATCATACAGCCCCACGATATTGGGTATTTGTTGATAATTTGCCTGCCATTGATTAAATAGTTCATGATCATTGAGAACACTATCAGGAACCATAAAGATTTCTAAATTAGAATTATCTTTACATTGAACTAACTTAAAGTTTCTTTCTTCTGCGAATTGAAAAAATAAGTTAGAATCATATCTAATTTGCTCCGCTATAGTTTGTGGTGAGGTATACTCATTAAAGGAGCAATATTGATAAGTTATTTTGTAATTATAGCTAGCATCTGGATAAAAAGAAGACCGATAGCAACTGGACCAAGGATAGTCTTCTAGTGGTTTGTATGTGGTTACTAAGGGGGTATAAGGTCCGGCCCCCAATAGTAACCACAACAAAGCTTTAGTCATCTTTAGTCTTTGGTCTACGCTTCTTATCAAGGCTGTATTCTAGAACTTCTACGTCTAGATTGGAATTGCATTGAATCCAAGAAACATCTTCTTTAGATAGATTCTTGTGAATATCAACTCTTCCACAGACCTTATTGGTGACTTTGACGGTGATATTTTTATCACTCCACTTTTTTGGTGCTTTACTATCCATGATTTCCTCCATTCAAATCCTCCAAGCTTTTAACACTAAATCCTGCGGCGTTTCTATGTCCACCGCCTCCGGGAAACTGCTTTGCAATTTCGGAAACATCTAAGCCTTCATCTGTTGATCTCAAGGAAAAGACGAATTCTTCTCCATCATAATGATACCCGGCAGAAAAAGATTCGCCAACTGCTAAATCACCCAACATTTCAGAACGAAAGAACGGTGTGTTTAAAATAGGAACTTCAAAACCTTTGATCTTGGCACGATATGTATTTTTAATAATTGAGTTTATCAAAGTTTTGTTATATCTAAGGATTGCAGCTCCTTCGTTTAATAATTTTGAGAAACCCTCTGGTGTTTCTATCAGGTTATTTAATTTATCCCAAGTTTCAAAGTTTTTGGGATAAGAATCTATTGCGGTTAGCAATTCTCTTGCATAAGGTAAAATGCAATTTTGTGGACCATGCAAATCACGATCCTCGATATATTGAAGTAATTTTGGTGTCTCGTCATCAGGAAAGCAATAATCCCAGGCCAAGATAGCACCGGAATGATCCATGTCAAAATGGGTAAAGCTTAGATCGCCAAGTAATTTCTGTGCAGATAAGTGGTGATCTAAAATAAGAAACTTTTTAGCAATTTCATTTATAACAATGGAGTCTTCTCGTTCCAAGGAAAAATCTACCATAATAACTTCCCGATCTCTTAAATCTTCGGGATTCAAACCTTTGAAGGGAGCAAGAATATGGGCTAATGGCTGGTAGTCTATTGTGTCACTATATTTCTTCCAAAAGGAAAAAGCCGCACCAAACCCATCAGGACATTCATCATGATAAATTAAGATTGGCTTGTTAGTGGTTGTCATATTGTCTCCGGAGAGAATGAATATTCTATCGCTTTAACTAAATGACTTCTTTCTGATACCTCTTGTGATATAAAATTTGTCATTTGTTTTAAATCTTTAAAATCCTGTAAGGTTTGTTTATAGAATAACTTATAAACCCCTACTTGATCAAGTATATCACATTTACTAATAATTAAATTAGTTGTTCCAGAAATATTAACCGCCTCAATTAAGTAATCCAAATTTAACCAGTTAACAACCCTTCTTCTCCCCGTTGTAACACCATACTCTTGGCCTAAACGACCGATTTCAGATAGAATGGGATCTTCCAACAATGACTTGGGGAACAATGGGTCTTCACCGCTCCTTGTATCATAAATTTTAGCCGCACCATAAATATTTTTAATTTTTTGTGGTGGGAAACCTAAACTACAAGCAGCATAAGGAAGTGTATTACTAGAGGTTACATAAGGATAATTTCCTTGATCTAAGTCAAGCCAGAATCCCTGGGCACCCTCGCATAATATCCTACCTTGAAGGTCACTTTGCCACAATAAATTCTTAGAAAGAACTTCTTTGGCTAAGACACCAGTTCTTGCAGCTTTATCAGCATAAACTGGTGCAATCCCTCTTGAGGTGGTTCCTAATTTGGCAGCTAGATTTTGTTTATCTTGCTCAATATGCTTTTCTTGAATAATATGACAATTAGGATGAACCTTAACCAGCGAGATATCAAATCCATTATCTGACAGATAATCCAATTCTTTGTTAAAGGATTCTGGATGCAAAACACAACCTGGCCCGACTAATGATTGGACGCCATAAAAAACGCCAGAGGGAACTAGGTGTGTTTTGTATTTTTTACCATTAACAAAAACTGTATGTCCCGCATTATTTCCACCGCCCCACCTAGCCACTAATGAATAATCACCTGAGCTTGCTAGTTGGCTTGTAATTTTTCCTTTTGCTTCGTCGCCTGGGGTTTAACCCCAAGCTAAACCAACAACGATATCTACGCTGTCAATCTGCTTGGACATTAAGCACCTCCTTTATTTTAAGGGTTGTGGTTCTAGCTTTAATCTTATACGTAATCTTCTTTCCAAGTAACTTCTTTTGATTCACCCTCTCCACGAGCCAACCTACCTTGGATTTCAACAAAGTTTTTTACTTCTTCAAGAACAGAGGGTGTGGTGGAATTCAAGAATGTGAAAATATAGTTTTCGTTAAAATATTCCATGCTAATTAAATCTTTAAAATGAAACAGGAAGTTATTTACAACATTAGATAATGTCTCCCTATCCATTGAAAAAATTGTCCTTCCGTAAGCATCCTCAACCTCAACTACACTTTTTGAAATTTCTAAGTCAGCTTCCTTCCCAGACTTAATCTTTTTATTCAAGTCTTCTGCTTCATAGAAAATTTGGGTAATTTCTTCGCAAGTGTTTTTGTCAAACTGTAGCTTATATCTCTTGGAATATTTAAATGCCCGTTCGGCAGCCCAAATTTTGCCAATAACAGAAGAATTTCTACGAACATTTCCAAAGGCAAGTAGCCGTTCTTGAAACAATTGTTCGAGTCCGTCCGCGAAATAGAAGCTTCCATTATAGTACGCAGCACAACAATTTAAGATATCAAAAGTATCAAATAAAGTTTGAATATCCTTGATTTTCTTTTTAATTGCTTGGATCGGCTTGCAGAAACCATTTGTTTTTTTAGAACGAAAGGTGTTAGCCCAAGAAGTAGAATTTGAGATAGAGTGAATTGAATCTAAACCAAGAACATCCATCCTATCCTTATAGAATGCTCCTGACTGATAAAAGGTGGGCGCACAACCATAAATTTTATGGTTCTTGGAAGGTGGGTCTACTTCATGATCACCTACCAAGAAATAGAATGAATTGCCTGCATCCCAGATTACATTATCTTCCATAAACCAAAGATCAATATCACCAAACTTAAAAGATTCTGTTTTTTCAATTTGGGTATTTCCAGGCGTAGTAGTGTTGTTAAGAATTTCAAAAATCTTAAAATTATCAAAAGAAGCTTTGTTATCAGAATTTAGAATCTGCTCTAGCTTTTCTTTGACAGCCGGATTTTTAAGGCACATAATATCCTGATAAAGCGAAACAATAAACCCACCTGCAATAACTGGATTTAGCTTGAGGATATTTTCGGGCACAAACATTTTTAGAATTTTTTCTGCATTCTCATGCTTAACAATGTGCATATAAACTCCGGGGCATAGCTCGGCCCACAAAAAGTATAGCGCATTCTAATTTAATATTAAAGCAAATAGCTTGAGGCAAAAATTAAATAAAATAAAAATAGTCTATTTCTTTTTATTTCTGCCTAGATTGCTTATAAAGAATACTAATCAAATCCCTTCTTGATGCTTTCTTGTCTTCAGCATTATTACGGCGCCTTATTCTTCTTCTAGACCTGGATTCATTTGGACTAAATAATCCACTGTCTTGCCTTCTCTCCCTGCCTAACTCTCTTGCTATCCCCCTATCAAGGTCCAGAGCCTTTCTTTCAGCTCTTGTAAGTGGCATGGCAATCCATTTCTTTTCGGCCTCATCGAAAACTACACCATCATACCTCAGATCCGTTGGTAAAGCTAGCTCTATATCTGGACCTTGATCCAATCCATAACTCAAATCTGCGACGCCAACTTTTCTACCTTGTGGGCCTGTCATTTCTTTTATGATAGTAATATTTTGATTGTTATCCCACCTAGAGACTAATCTTCTATATAAGTCTCTTGCTTGGTTTACGGTATTCCCTCTATCAATATAATAATTTATAATTTCATTTCTTTTTTCTTCACGACCTTCCTCTGGAATAATAACAGTTACACTTCCGGTTTCTGCACTATTAGGTGGTGGAACTACTTCTTCATTAGATGGGGTGTAAGGAATTCCAGTAAACTGCTGTTCGTTAGCCATAAACATGGCTGATAGCTCATCAAACGTCATAGGTGTATTTGTATTATCTACACTTGGTGCTTGATTTATGACTGGTTCTGGTGTTGTAAGTGCAGGTGGTGAGGATACTGGAGGTACTGGTGGTACCGGAGGTGTATTACCTGGTTCTGGTGTTGGAACAGTAGGTGGTGAGGATGCTGGTGGCAAAGCAGGTGGTGGAGGCGTTGTGGTTACAGGGTTAGAACCATCCATCCATTCTTTTGTTGCTTCGTTCCAAGTCAAAGAAGGGTCTGGGACTATACCCTTAAGCTTTGTTGGTTCCTTATAAAAGAATGCTACTTTATTTGTTGTACCCCAAGAATTTCTGGTGTTAAACAAACCGCACTTTAAAGCTTTAATAGCTTTTTTCATGTCAGTAACTTTAGTTTCTTTATCATCTTCATCATACGCATATAATGTAGAGCCAACTATCGCATAATACTCAGTGGGTGTACAATACCAATAGCTTGTAGTTTCGCCACCGGGACTTTCCGCATGGATAGATTGTGATAGAATATTGGGTGGTGCATCTGGGAAAAGTATTTCTGGATGCTCGATATAATACTGCAAATACTTTTCTTGATCCCTTGGCGCTTTTTCTATCATCTTTTTAAGGATTTCTTTTCCCTGCTCTTTATCTACAATCCTTGTATCATAGCTTGTAGAAAACCAATACCTATCATTTGCATACAATTCATTATTTTCAATATAATATTCAATGCCATCAATAAATATATCTTCAATAGCATAGTTAGGTGGAGGTGCCACAGCGGCTATTGTGGCGTTATTTTGATCAGCCATTCTAATCAAGAAAGCTATTTTTCTTTGATATTCCTTCTTGTTATGTGACTTAAGGAATCTTTCTAGTTTTAGAAGTTCATTTTTCAAATTTCCACCAGTGATATTAATTGTTATCTGTGGGCTTTCTTATGTATCAAGGCCACCAAATTTCTTCTGGCAGTTCGCCTATCTGATAGATGGTCTGTGGCTGTAGATGTAGATGTAGCTGTAGCTGCCGCTTCGTTTCTACGACTTTCTCTTCTTCTAATTCTTTTTCTGGACCTACCTTCATTAGGTGGTAAAATCCTTCTGCCTCTTCTTCTCTCACGCCTTAGCTCTGCAGCTAATGGTCCAGATTGTAGAGCGCGAATTTCTTTTTTGGATAATCTTCCGGCAACCCAGGCGTTTTGACTTGTATCAAAATAAGCTCCATCATACCTTAGGTCCATAGGAAGGCCAAAACTACCATCTTTATCAAGGTCCATGATGCCAATCTTTCTACCATCGGGACCATCCTTTTCATCTTTGATGATGGTATTGGTTCCAGTTTTCCAAGCTTCAAAGACTTTTGTTGTCTCTTGCTGTGCAGTATTGGAGTCTTTAGAGTTATAATAAGCAAGGATCTCATCAAATTTTTCTTTCATACCTTCTTCTGGAATAAGAACTTGGTTTGGTGCTGTTGTTGTATCTTCTGGACGTGCTGCACCACCAGAAACACCACCTGGCGGTGTTTCAGCTGGTGGTGCTGATGCTGGTGCTGTCTGCCTGCTAGGATCAGGGTGACCTGATCCATAGGCTTCGGTAAGTAGGTAGTCATAAACAGTTTTCACTGCTGCTTCAGTAGAATTTTTACAATACTCTTTTCCTTTGGGGTAGATGTCGCTATCCGTAGTTTTTACCACAAAGCATTCAGTAGTTGTATTATAAATATAACTAAAGGTTACACCTGGGACACCTGGTATGGTAATAGGGCCAGGTGTGGTTTCATCTGATTGTGTTGTCCCACCGCTTGGTGATGGTGGTACTGATGGTGATGGTACTGGTGATGGTGGTGTTTGACCTGGTACTGCCAAACCGGCCCCAGCAGTCTCCATTTGTTCTCTAGTTATGTTCTGGTTTGCAATACTTCCATCTGACCTGCGATATGCTGTAAATGTGGTGCCATTTGGGTCGTTTGGTTTATAGGCATATGTTTCATCACCATTAATAAATATATATCCTGCTGCTGCTCTTTGAATTGGTCCACTAACTGCTGGTGCTGCTCCGCCACCTGATGTTTGTGTTCTGCCACCCATTGGTGGAGATGAATTTTGTTGGGTGTCTGTAGCAGGAGAGGATGGTTGACTACGATAATAAGAAATTACCTTTTGAATGGCGTCTATAACTCCTTGCGTTCCAACATCAGGAGGGTGGATTTTGTATTCCTCAAGCAATAAGTTGGCTTCAAACGCTGCATCTTCTCCAACAACCTTGGTAAAAGAACTTCCTACATCAGGACGGTCATAAACTTCAGGATTGGCATCATTTATTATCACAAGCAATATTTGGCTCTTATTATAGATACGTGTTCCATTAGAAGGCACAAAATTGTCTGTTAATATAGTTTTGCCAGTACCAATGTCTTTTCTTTTTACCCAATAAACTATATTATTATTAGTTAATACTGGATATAATTCATCCTGTTGTGCGTCGGATGTTGCCCCCCTTCCTAGTAGTGAGTTTTTTTCTTCTTGTGTCAAATCAAGAAGATTTAGTAATTCACCAAAGTCGTTTGTACTACTAGGTATATGCAATCCGCCTGACATAAAACTAGGTCCACGATTGTCTGAGTAAACTTTGCTATCGACTATATAGATATCATAACCAAAAGTATAGATCTGATTATTTTTCTCAAGAAAACTAAAAATTCCCCTGGGTATATCCCCATATTCTATATGCTTACTTGGTTTATTTACTTTGTCAGAAGAACTTGGTGGCGTAGTATTTCCCGCAGTTATTGCTAACTTAACCAATTCTGCGAGCCTTAGAGCTTGCTTTTCTTTTCCGGCATACTTTAAATAAGCTTCCAATTTTGCAATTTCAGTCTTCATTTTTCCTTCTCCATTTTTTTTGTTTGCAGGTGGCAACTCATCAAAATTGCCTGTGGCACCATAAAAATCGGCCTCTTCATCATCACCCAGCTCCCTAGCTAAACCCGGATTCTGTTTGGTACCCCTAAAATTAGCAACTTCAAAAGTATCCTCATCACCAAATTCACCTATACCTGTAGGTACATCCAATAATCCCATCCCTATCTTTTTGTTTAAATTTTTTTTAGCACTCTTAACATCTTCTTCCAACAAATCTTCCTCTCTATACTCCGAGATAACTTCATCACTAATATTACTATTTTCTCCAGACCAAACCGTACTAGATACCATATGCTGACCCGAAGCCACATCAGTACCCGTATTCAAAGCTCCAATTGGAATTTCTTGCTTCAATTATCACCTATTTATACTTTGCGTTAGATCTTCCAAATGGTGTCTTTGAACCAAAAATAAAAATTTGTGATAAGTCTTTTTTATTGGCTGCTTTGCCCATAGAATCTTCACCTTTATCAGCGCTGGAAGTTTGCTCTGGAATAACACCCATAGATTCATAAAGTTCTTCTTCGGTAATTTCTCCAGGATGTGAAAAATAACTTGCTTCACCTAAATATTTATTTATCATAGAAACATCTGAACGACTAAAATCTTGTCCATGAATTCTCATTGCTCTTTGCAAATAATTTCTATATTCTTCGCTGTTTTTATCTATCTCTTCAAATCCTTCCCATGGAGCACCTGAACTCGTTGATGTTTTTCCCTCAGTGTCAGAAATAAACAGGTGGCCGTTAGGGTTGAGCCAGAAAAAATAAGCAGGGGTTCCTTCCGGAGCATCATTATGTAGTGGGGCTCCAGCATGAGATTCTACCCAACCCACACCAGTAGTATCACCAACAGGATTTGCTATAAGGCCATGAATCCTTGCTTGTTTTACCAAGGTCTCATATCCGGGCCCACCTGGCTTAATTTGTATGCCAACAAAACTTTCTAAAGCTCTTCCATCTGGTGTCTTTCCACCTTTTCTTTCTTCGACCACGCCCTGAATTTTGAAAGTCTTGGTTGCGGCATCATAATAATAAATGAATGGATCGCCAGCCTCTCCATATAATTCGCCAGAACGACCTGTCCAGCCAGGATTCTTCTTTGTTGAAGCAAGCGGTGCCCTCTGCACATAGACACTCCTCGAAAGATCTGGAGGCACCATAAGTGGAACAGTAATATCTGGACCAGATGGGGTAACTTCTATACCCTCCACCCTTGGCTGTTGAGAAAGCGATGAGCGTTCACCCAAGTTAAAACCAGCAATTTCACGATCATCTGCTTTTTTAATTTGAGCTGCATGTTTTTTAATTATTGCATCCACAACGCCAGCTAATTTTTTATTTTCTGACTTTGCTAGATTTTTTCTTAAATCTTTTAAAATTTGTTCTATTTTAGTATCTTCTGCGCTCATAATTCCTCTCTTATTTTTCTGAATATTATTTAAATTATTAGTAGCTCCCACCTTGCTTTGAACTACTGATTCTTCAACGAAAGGACTCCTTCCTGATTCCAGGTCTTCTTTCTTTACAACTAATTTTGGTTGCCCACCAAAGTGTTCGTATTCATGAACAATAATTTGAGCCAAAGTTTCTAAAGCGTAAGCAGTTTCTTGTGGTGTTAGCCCAAAAATATTGTTGGGTTGAATATTGGAACCCTGTAAGCTTCTTTCAATGACTGGTGCTACCAAGTGGATTTTATCTATTGTATTATTATCATCCATGTCTTCGCCAATAACATATCCTGCCGCATCAGGCTGGTTTTTTAGAGGCGTGGTTTCCCACTTAATATTATCAAGATTGATTCCAGACATCATTGTTCTTAGCTGCTTTATATTGGGATAATTTGCAATATTATTATTTATCTCTGTGGCCAGCAAACCTTGTGGATGCAAAATATTATTATATATCCTTACCTTCTGAGATTCTAAAAATGCTTTTTTATTCATAATAATTCCTATTAAAGCTTTATTTTTTCAGGGTCTTTAACAACGTATTTGGGCTTAAACCAATCATTTCTAATAGTCAGAACATCTATGTAACCATCTCTAAGTGCAGAAACAAAAATAACGCCTCTTGAATCTACTCTTAACTCGCCCAACTCTCTTTTTCCTTTCTTATCTAATCTAGTGTAATGCCTAACACCAGAACCACCTCTGGTAAATTGCCTTCCGATTTCATTACTCAAAGTTTTATTATCCATACCACCATATAGGTCTGGTGCTAATTCCCTATAATATTCGCGAACAGTATGACTTGTTCTAATTTTCCTTCCGCTGGTTGCAGTATCTGCAATTCCAGCTTCGATAAAGCTTGATGACATACTATCCTCTGGTTTAAAATAAAATATTATATGATTTAGAAGAAAATAAAAAACCCCATCCTAAAAAAATAGGATGGGGTCTAGATTTTATTTTTTTAAGTTTCGCTAAGGGGTGTCAGAATTGCCAGCAGTCTAAAAAAATCTTCTTCATTTTTTACCGGAAATTCTCTCGGCATTTTTTTAATGCCATATCGGTAAGCTCTAACTTCTGCGTCTGAAAAGAATTTCTGAACAGCATCCCTCTTCACACCCACAATAGAACCGTCAATAGTTAAAACCAATTGCTCTAAAATGTGAGCACCTTCTTCTGACTCCAAGGAAAGTAAACCTGAAAAACGATTAAGATGAATTGCTTTATCAAGAAAAACTTGGTCGTCCATCAAACCTCCGAAACTTCCATTCGACGTTCCAAAATCTTCAAGGCCATACTATCTTTAATTCCCATTAGGAATGGAACAAGATTCATTGGCATATTCATAGCAATATACCGTGCCACCCACTTATGCTTGGTATCAGCAAACTGTGTTACCAGATCCTGAAACTCTTCTTCCTTGTAAAGATTACGATTTTCAAACAAGCAAGCGAGAACTTCTGCTGAAAGTGAACCGCTAGAATCCGAACGAATTCTTCTTGCAATCTTCACATCCAAAAGCCCTAGCTTAACTAACTGCTTATACAGCTTAGATTTTAGTTCTGATGGATAACTTTTTGTTTCTGTCTTGTAAAGAAGATTCTTTAGATTTTGCGGATCTGATTCAACCAGCCAATCCAGTACCGTTGTAAAACCACCGCATTGAATACCTGTCATAACCATTGCTTGGCTTAGCTGAGATAAAATATCATGCCAAGAAACTTCTTCTCGTAAATCTCGAACACGATTTAGCAAAACATAAAAAGCACTATTATTTGCCAAATAAATTGTATCTTGATTCTTAAAGTTACCTAGAGTCTTTTGAATATAAGACCACCAAGATTCTTCTGTGACCAAGGTGTTAGGATTCTCTGAAAGAACAGCCTCCACTACGCCAGACTGAATCTCCATAGTGAGAAGATGAAGTCTTGGCAAAACTAATTCTGGATAAGTGTTTAGAATTTGTGCTTTAAGTTGTCGGCTGACTGGATCAATACGAGAAATAATCGTATTAAGCCCCTGAACCAAAACAAATTCCATAGGATTCATTGGCTCTGGCTTTGCAGCTTCTACCATAGTTTGGACACTATTTTCTTCAGACATTGCTTGCCTCAATCTTGTTTTTTAGGAAGTTCTCAAAATCTGGCATGTATAACTTAAATACATAAAATTTAATTTTATCATCCAGCATATCCCAACAGGGAAATACCTTGTCAAAGGACTCTGTGATAAACTTATCCAAAAGATCCTTGTCTGGCCCCTTGCTGTAGGTTGCGGTAGAAACCAAGGAATTAAGACCAGCAGCCAAAACCTTATTTAAGACTTTCTGCTTTTCGGTCAATTCATCAACTCTAACAACTGCTTGTGAATCCATCACCGTCCTCCTAGACTAGATATAACCCATGCTAACTAAATATTAAAGCCTTTTATTTTTCTTCTTCATCACAAATTGTAACTTCTGTAGTGAGCAAAGTTCCGCTGGCAGAAGCTGCATGTTCTAAAGAAGATCTAACTACCTTAGTTGGATCTACAATTCCACGTTCCAACATATTAGAAACATATTCTAATCTTAGGGCATCAAATCCTGCAAAAGAACCAGCTTCCAAAACTCTCCTTAGATAATCAGACCTTTCCTCTTCCAATCCTGCGTTTGATAAGATCTGATTAAAAGGTGCCTTGAGGGCGGCCTTCACCACCTCAATACCTACAACCTCTTCTGGTAGTAAGGTGTTTTTATCGAGGGTTTCTAATGCTCTTAGACAATGAATCAAAGCACATCCACCGCCAGGAACTACGCCTTCTGATAGGGCTGATTTAACAGCATTAATAGCATCTTCTACACGGTCCTTCTTCTCACGCATTTCACTTTCTGATGTGGCACCTACCTTAAAGATAGCAACACCACCACTTAATCTTGAAATTCTGGAGCGAATTAAATCCCTTTGCTCATCAAAGATGGTGGACTCTGAGGCTCTATTTTTAAGCAACCCAATAGCCTTTTCTAGCACTTCCTTAGATTGCTTGCCATTAATAATATTTGTATTGGTGGTACTAACGACTACCTTTCTGGCGGAACCTAAGTCTGTAATTTTTGCGTCCTTTAATTCTCTACCGTCTGAATTGGTGAATAATTTAGCGCCGGTAATAATTGCCAAATCTTCCATTAAGGCTCTTCTATGATCCCCAAAGCCAGGTGCCCTAACTACACAGCATCTAATCACTCCCTTCATCTTGTTTAGAACTAGGTGTGTTAATGGCTCAGGATCAATAGACTTAACGATCATTAAGATCTGGCGACCTTCTTGAATTACTTGATTCAAGATTTCTACCAACATATGAACATTCTTTACGTCGGCATCATAAATAAGAATATAAGGATCTTCCATTTCGCAAGTATTTCTTGCGGGGTTGGTAATAAACTCCTCGCTAATCCAGCCTTTCTCCAATTTTAAACCGTCGCTATATTGCACTTCGGTTACATTACCGGCTGCTTCTTCTACTGAAACAATTCCATCATTTCCAACAGCGGAAACTGCTTCTGCAATCATTTTGCCCAAAGTAGGGTTATTGTTAGCAGAGATAGTAGCTACGTGCGCTAAGGTTTCTTCATCAGAAACCTGAATGCTCATCTCTTTAAGTTTTGCGACCACTTTCTCTACGGCCAGATCAATTCCGCGCTTTACTAAGACAGGATTATTTCCATTGGCTACAAATTTAAGACCACGTCCATAGATTTCTTGTGCTAGAACTGTAGCCGTAGTAGTTCCGTCACCAGCCTCCATATTAGCGTCTGCTGCGACTGACTTAATTAATTGGGCACCCATATTTTGGATTGGGTGATCTAGATTAATATATCTTGCTACCGTTACACCGTCTTTAGTGATTAGAGGCGGTCCCATTTTTCTTTCAATAGCTGCGTGCCTGCCTCTTGGACCCAAAGTAGCCTTAACAGCATTGGCTAAAATATCCACACCTTCTTTCATCTGATCTCTGGCGTCTGAACCAATAACAACCTGTTTTCCCACTTTACACTCCTTATGTCTCATAAACGTTTGTATAAACCTCCTTCATTTTGTTCTGTAAGGAGGCGTTATTTAATACAGCAGCCCTCATTGGATTGGAACCGGCAAAGGGATCCGCACAAATTTCATTATTTTCCGCACCTAATAGCAATATATCTTCCCAAATTTGGTAAGGCTTTGGTGAAGTACCTGTTGGGGAATAGTTGATGGATGGAATGGCATCTGAAATAGTAGGTTTTTTATAATTAAAAATATTGCTTCTGGATTTAACATAAACTTTTGGATTACCCTTTGAAGCATAAACAATATACTCTGCTTGGTTTCTCCAGTGATAACCACCACCAAAATGTTGTTTGTCCCAGATTAGAATATTTAAAAATTTAAAACCGGCACCTTCGACAGAGGCCAGGGTATTAAATAATCCATCTCGATTACAAAAGATATAAGCTCGACCACCCTCCACCGTCTTATTATACATCTTCTTGATTACATCATCAATTTTATTCCAAGTAAATCTTTTGTACATTCCATTATATCTTCCCGTACCATTCTGTGAAGAAAATGGATAAGGTGGATCAGTAATCCAAATATCAATATTTTCTTTTAATTGATTAAACCAATCATCAATATCTAGATTGTCAACATGAATCATTTAAATCTCCAATGGCTTTTCAATTTTTGCAGGACCATCCATCTTAGACTCTTTAGTCTTAGCCTTGGCTCGCTCTTGCTGGTCTCGAATTGCCCTACGCTTTCCAATAACTGTATTTGTGGCCAAATCAACTTGCTCTCGGTCTAAGCCCATTGCAAAAAACCAAAAGGCTGCTCTCTTACCTTCTGATAGACCTTCTTCTAATTTTTCGATTTGTTCCTTCATGTTTTGAATAGCAATCATATCTCGCAGTAAGCCTTCTGCTACTGAAAGCAATTCTTCATCCTTAATATCATTAATTAAATCCTGAAATTCCGTTAGAGAACTCATCGTGCCTCCTTTTCGACTAATATTTTGTTTTTCTGTAGTTAGGGGTATTTCATGAAATATTTAAACAACAATTATGAAATTGAAGATTATTTTTATAAAAATTTTTATAAAAAGGCATCGCAAGATACCGCAGCATGGGAAAACTTACAGGAAAAAATAAGCAACATACCTGTCAATAAAAACGTTTCCGCCCTAGCAAAACAATCCGCGGAACAAGCTCAGGTTTTAAAAAGCAGTCTGTCTAAAGCTGATGAGGGCGGGCTTATGGAGTTGGGTAGTGAATTTATATCAGACTCCATTAGCTTTATCATTAAGTATACCGGTATTGATGTTGGATTACAATCTACTTGGGAATCTATAAAATCTACAGTAATGGGTTTTATTGAATATATAAAAGAAGTTATTGAGAGATATACACCCATAAAGATGGGTAATCAATATATTTTTCCAGATGAGGCTTTGATTAAGGAAGCAAGCACCTATAGCTTTTTCTCTGATCTAGGGAAACTTTTTACTAAGTACGGTGGGAAAAGATTACTAACTGCAATCCCCTATCTTGGTTATGTTTTCCAAGCTTTTTTTGCCTTCAGAAGCTTGTATGCCATATATGCCGCTTATAAGGCCGCACTACCTTATATAGAAGAATTAGGAATTCCTTGGATGGATACTTTGCAGCCAACTGCAACCACCTTAAACAATAAATTTGAAGAATATAAAGACGATCCGGTTAAGTTAGAAAAACTACTTACAATATGTGAGACTGCCAGAATTTTCATAACAGAAGGATTCTTCTTAGCTGCCGTTACACTAGATACCATAAAGGATTTGGTTTTTGACTTTATTATTCAGCCCGGTTCAGCCTTATCTGGATTCTTCTTAGTTGTTGTACTTGGTGCTGCAATTGCAATTAATATGGCAATAGCTTTAGCAATTTATGTTGCACTTGCAGAAGCAGGCGATGCTTATGCAGCAGGTGTTGTTGGAGTTAGAGAAAAAATAATACAACGCACTAAGGAAATTTTAGAACCTCCTGCACCAGAAGCACCAGAAGCATCGGCTGGAGGTACCGAAACTAGAAATTATGATCCAAGCAACCCTGATGATATTGAAGCTTATTTTCGTGATAATGCACCTAAGCCACTACCAAGCTCTGATAGTAATGATCTGTTACTTCAGGATATTACAGAAGATTCTATTGCTAATTATTTTGGCGTAAGATAAAGGATTGTTATAGGCCGTATTTTTACACACGGCCTATATTAGATTAATTAATTTCCTTAATCTTATTAACTCGATGCCACCAATCTAGCCATGATCGCTCCCAATCTTGTTGAGAAACCATGATCTGACGACCATTGTGATACAAAAAATAAAATACTTGATTTTCCATTTTCACTCCTTTAAATTAAGGCATAACATTTCTTGTTATCCATATAAACTTTCTTAGCATTATAAAATGGCGTTCCTGAATTGTCTACAAAGGTGGAGCTTTTATAAGGATTATAATGTAATTCCACCCAGGTATTTGGAACTAAAAAGTCTAGCTTATCATGGATGATTAAACTTTTACATCTAACAAAAGCGTGTACATTCTTTCTCTTTGTTTCGAGAACCCTCCTTCTTCCGCCTGGTTGAACTACTAACTGACAATCTTCTGCCAGAATCTTTAGAGGATGTAAAATCACCCTGCCTTTGTCTTTAACACTCCAGCAACCCAGGTGCAGATTCCAATAAATATCTAATTTTGAACCTTTGGAACCCAATGTGTTGTCCTCCCATCCTCTGTTTCTTCACGAATTACCTTATTACCTAGAGGATCTGTTTCTTGACCATAAACCATAAATCGACTCGTAAAATTGCCGACCTCACCATTGAAATCCTGATAGGTTCGGAAGGTGGAGCCACCAGTTCTATAACTCTCCCGAATTATACATGAAACTGCTTTATTTAGTGTGTTGATTTCCAAGTCTGATAGACTAGACATTTTTCTATGTGGTGATATCTTGGCTAGATATAATGCCTCTGCTTTAATATAATTGCCTACCCCAGATAAAATAGACTGATCCATTAAAAACTCTGGAAGGGTTTTCTTTCCATGTTTTTTAACCTTGGATCTAAAATCCAAATCTGAAACATCTTCTACTAACACATCTGGCCCTAGTGATTTAAGCTTTGCATTTAATTCTTTTTTAGAATTAACAAACTTAATAGTTCCAAAGTTTCTAATGTCTTTAAAGTGAACTGTATAACCATCATCGAAAGTTAATGAAAGCCTAAGATGTGTAGCATCCGGGTCTGTAACAGCTGATTCTTTTTTTAGCCAAGAACCCGACATACCTAGCGTATTCCAAATGTTCCATTCGCTATCTGTAAGAAAATAAATAAACTTACCCTTGCATTTAATCTCTTCTATCTTTAGGGGTAAGGCTTTTTCAAAGTTAGCTAAGCCTTCTGGCGGTTTTTTAAGATATCGACCGCTCAGAACTTGAATCTGAGTTAAGGTTTTCCCCACCAGAACCTTCGACATTTGATCCACAATCTTCTTTACTTCCGGTCCCTCTGGCATCTTTACCTCCAACCCAACTCGGCATTTCAAAGTTTTTGAAGATTTTCCAACTATCTCTTACTTTAACAGCAGTTATTTCCGTACATTCCTGCTTGTCATAAAAAGCATATACAATTTTTGTAAACCCTGCCTCAGAAACCTTTGCTTCTATAAGATTAATGGTGCCAATACCCCGATAGAAACCAACCGGCAGTTCTTCTAAAGAAATAACATCCCAGCCTTTTTGTGGATGTGGCACCAAAACATTATTTTTATCTAAGCATAGAATGTGTTTATGACTCACATAGTTTTGTCCTGGCTTCCAACAGAAAATAGTTTCGCCAGGATTAGGCTTAGAATATTCCATCAGGGAATGACAATTCCAAAACGATATGTTAGTGGTGTGTCTAGATTCCAGTTGTCTGCTGCCGCAACCTTAAGGATTGCAGTAACACGCTCTGCGGATCTTTGAACTAGAGGATTTGGATAAGCTTTTAGCCAAGAATATCTAGCATTCAGAAATGCTTTTGCCCAAGCCTTCTCTTCACCGCCAGTAGCAGGGGGACGCTCTGGAAATACTTTTCTGAGTGAATCAATACGACCGGGTCCAGAGTGAATAGAAGTATCATACAAAGCCAGATAGGTAAATGGCAAAGTTAACTTCATGGCAGTCCCTCTCTGAAGAACAGGAACCCAATATAACTCTTCAAAAACCTGGTCTTGTGCTTGTTGCATTAAAGGATCTTTTCCAGCCAAAGATAGAAGCTGCATTAATTCTTTAACTTCTGCAGGAGGATTTTTCGGGTCCACCTTGGAAGAGAAATTGGCAGTTAACTTTGGCAGAAACTTATCAAACTTATCAGAATGTGCCCCGCCAAGATCTAAATAGCGCATTACAATAGCATCTAAGGAGCCGCTTCTGTCAGTAGACTGATGTTTGCCATAAGAAATTCCTGCACCATCTGCTAGAACTGTAACAGTGGAATAAGCAGTAGGCGAAGGAAGCTTGCCAGTCTCGTTAATAGATAAGACGGAATCAATAACCCTTTTTTGTGTGGCACTAAGTTGCATTAAAAACTCCTTATTTTCCAGCAGAATTAGATGTATAGGTAATTCTTGCGCCATATAATTTTGTGTTTCCAACCGAGTCATCTGTGATCGATACTTGGATCACATAACTGTAATCTTCATAGTCTATCGTTACATTTGTTCCCAAGACAATCTCTGCATATTCAACCGTTCCTACTATATTGAAAACACCACCACCACCAACGGAAGTAAAGGCACCAGTTGTATTATTAATCTTTCCAATGGCTACGCTAAACACATCGCCGGTATCTGACCTCTCATAAGTAAGTCCTACAGTAGAAATAACAGAGCCATCTGGAAGATCTGTAATCGGTGCCCAAACCTTTCTAGTTGTAGTGGAACGAATTTGTAAGTAAGGTGGATCTTCGATCCTAAATGAAGTGGCACCATATTCTGGCACAAAAGCAACAGCAGGATAGCTTTTATATCTAGTAACTGCATCGCCAGGTGAAATAACCGTAGGAATTCTTTCAAAGTTAAGCGCCTGTCCTCCGATCAAAACACCTTGTGCTTCGATGGTGATTGCACTATAAGCTAGAATATCTATCTCACCACTAGGGTTGACAGCATTAATTTCTAAAGTAGAATCTGTGCTAATTAACTCAGTCTTAACTTCAGGTGAGGTGACCAAATCAGAAACTGATAAATTATCTTTAATATTTACAGTTTTAGTATCACCTACCACCTCTAGCGTGTGATCATCTGAATATCTATCCTTTGCCATTCATTCTCCTGGGATTAAAAAATCTCTCCTTTATATTTAATATTAGCATTATATCCCTCAGGAAAGATTTTAACTGACAAGTTGTTTCCCCAACATTGTCTTGCATCAAAGATCACTTGCGCAATCTTTTGATAAGAACCGCCAAGATTCCTAACCCACTCTACGCCATTAAAAAGATCTGCTGTCCAAAGACAGCTGTTTTTAGGATCCAAGCTAACACAAATCCAGTTCTTCATTTTAACTCCTATTTGCATATTGACGGCAATATTCATTAACAAAGGCAGTTCCAGTCTGACTTGTATTTAGACAAAAGCCTAAACCCCACATCGGGATATGAATCTTGTCAGAATTCAAAAGAATCTCTGTTGGAACACCAGACGTCTCGTTTCCTAATACAATACAATTATGGGTTTGAAAATCAAAACTATAATCGTAAAGACTTACCGAACCTTCTGTTAGCTCAGCAGAAACCAACTGCCAATTAGATAGTTTAGCTAAAGCTAAAAAATCTGAAGGTTTGTTGTACTGCCTAAGTTCAACAAAGTCAACCAAACTACCTGAGGAATTAAACAAGGCTTTTCTAGAAGGAATTGAACCAATAACATGAATTGTACGAATACCATAACATGCTGCAGTTCTAATCAAAAAAGCTAAGTTTTCATCCAGTTGAAAGTTTACAGTAACTAGTGAGGCTGGTAAAGTTACTGCTTCTTTTTGCTTACCTAAGTATCTCTCAATTCTTGTCTCTGACCGCTTCAGCCTGCTCGCTTGCAACATTTACAACCTCATAGCTAAACTCACCCTTTTTAAAGTGGTGAGAAAATCCTTTGCCCTCTTGGATTAATGAAGCTAATTTAATCATAAACTCATGAGTACCCTCTTCCGCCTTAGGTTGGTTAGAATACCAATATAAGCTAAGCTCTCTTGGTGAAGGCAACCATCGCTTTAAAAACTGCTCTGGTGTCATTGAGGCTAAGCTTGTAAAGTATCTTTTATAATCAGATAATAAAGTAACATTATCAAATTCAGAATTGCCCATCTGCCTAGCAACAACCAAAGGTTTTGTATAATCAATCAAATCGGAAGGAATCCATCCATATTCAACCACACCCTTTTCTTTGACAACCTGATGATACACATACGATTTACTTACACCAAGCTTGCTTTTGTAACCTTCCGACATTTACATCCACCTTGCATAAAAGAAATTGCTCCATGCTGTATGAAACTGTTTAACCAAAACCTCGGCTAAGGTGGTAACAAAATTAGAACTAAGCTTGTCTACAAAGCCCCTCTTTTCGCCCAAGTATTTAATCTTAACAATCTCATATTTACTAATGTTCTCTAAAATATATTCATCAGAAGTCTTTAACTCATCCACAAGCTTTAGCCTAAAGGCATCTAATCCATTCCAATGCTCACCAGTAGCAATCTCGCTAATATGCTCTGTTAAACAAGGTCGATTATGAATGATATGTTGACAAAAAGCTTGATATACGCCTAACAAATTTTCTTTAAACTTTGCTTCGCCTTCTTGCGTCAAAGGACCAAGTGGTGAAACAGTTCTTTTAAAGGCACCTGCGGTATATTGCTTATATTCCACACCTAAATTTTGCAATAGCTGAAAAAAGTTAGGAAATTCAGAAACCACACCAACCGAACCAATAATGGCCCAAGGTGAAGCTAAAATCTTGTCGGAAACACAAGCCATTAAGTATCCGCCAGATGCAGCGATTTTATCAACAGCGATAACCAACGGAATCTTGGCATTTTTAATTCTAGCAAGCTGAGCGGCAGCATAACCATAAGTATGTGCTGCACCACCGGGAGAATTTAATCTAACAAGAACCTGATCCCCATCTTTAGCATTACAGATTACTGCTGTGATCTCGGAGGCTAGTGCAGAAGCCTGACTAGCTAGTGTATCACCCTCAAAGTCTAATACAAAGATCCTGTTAGCTTTATATTTACGACGCAAGAACTTAGGTTCTTCCCCAAGAGCTAAGCTTACATCATTAACAGTAGAAGCATAAATATCATTTAGACTAGTTACAGAGATAAAGTTCTTTTTATATTTTCCCCAATTAAACATAACCTATCTCCTGTTAGAATTATAGCCGTGCCAAATTTTTTTCTCAAATATTTTTTACATTTTTTTTCAAAAATAAAATTGTTCAAGAAAAAACTGGAAAATTAAACGGCTAAATTTATTTTAAAAATTTTGCTTGCAAAAATGTTGCGGTGCTAGTACTAAGCAGACACCAGTAATCCCCGACTGGTGAAAAGGCCAGGGATGATAGTTTTCCCCACCATCCCTGGCCTTAAAAAGCGAATCACTAAGTATATCAAAGTTGGATGGACCTGGCTGAGATTATCCTAGTAGTCGCAGAACTATTTGTTCTATTTTTTTATAGGGTTTTTGTTGTATTGGTGCCCGAGTTTAACCACCAAAATCACGGGCGGTGGGTTTCAGAATCAGCCTAGATTGTTGTTTAGGAAGTTCTGAAGTGCGCGGGCTTGACGAAGGGTTAGCCGAACCTCTACATCGGAGCGATCACCGGGAACGCGGACGACTAGGCAGTTTGATAGCATCTGCTTACGTTTTGACCCTGTGGTTAGCGCAACTTCTAGACCAGAATAATTCTTTGACTTCTCACTTGATGTTTTTGATGATGTCATCATTTACCTCCTAGGTTAAATGGGTTGATTGAATTTGAAAAATTCTTCTTTTTAGTTTGTTTTGGTAGTTCTTTGCACAGATCTAATTCTGGCTTTTGCATTACTGGTCGGGGAGGGCTTAAAAAAACGTCAACTGGTGTTCCCTCTGCGATTGCTTTTTCTCTCAGGGTTGGGTGTAATAAGACTGCTACCGGAAGTCCATCTTGCCCTACCCAGGTTACTATCTCGCCCATCTTTTTATAGTGATAAACCTTTGTGCCATTTTTAACTGATGCTAAAACTTGCGAAATGCTCAATCCGCCCTCCGATGCTAGTAGTATAACACTTGCAATTTTTTTATTAAAACAAATTCTGTATATAAGTTGGTAAATTATGTTTTTGTTTTTTTGAATTTTTTCTCAAGTTCGTTTGCTAAACTTGTGAAGTCCATTTTTAAATTGTCATTATGAACTATCAGAAATGCTGTGATGCTGCTACACTCTGAATCGGAAATGCCAGCCCATTCCCTTACCTTTTGGGGTAGGTAGTTCACTTGGTTTAGATAAACCATTTTGTTGGAATAAGGATCTTGTTCCCAACTTCCCAACTCAGAAATATCGCATAGAACTCCCAAAGCACAGTAGCAATCACCGACCCGTAAAGCACCTCTTACTTTTTTATACTTTTGTGAACGTAAGGCTTCTAGCCATTTTTCAAGGCAGGATTTTTTCATGGATGACTCTAAGAATTATATTTATATCATAACTAATGGTGAAGATTATAAAGTTGGATTTAGCAAGAATCCTAACAAAAGATTAAAGCAATTACAGACTGGCAATTCTAAAAAACTAAAATTGATAAACGTATATCAAGTGCCAGATCGATTAGTTAGGATTATAGAAAAAGAAGCACATCGAGAAATTCGCATCAGATATGAAAAACGTGGCGAATGGTTCAAGGGTGCTTCTGAATTTTATGTTAAGCTTTTGGTAGATATGGTCTGTGAAAAATACTATCCACAGACCTAGTGCATTATCTACAATAAAAACGTTGGGGTTTAGGCAGCCGAAATGTTTTCAATTTGCGGAAGTGACTTAACCTTTTCAATCGTATCTTTTGGAATCTTAATCTTGATTGTAGGTTGAAACATTCTATATTCAGAGTCTAGGGTGTATTTATCTAAACAAAAACTTCCGCCTAGATCCACTACCGCATTAAGTACCTTAAAGAAGTCAGTTTCATAAATCTTCTTTAATTCTTCGGTTCTTTTTTGACGAAGCTTGTAGTCTGAGCTGTAATTATAGGGGACTTGCTCCTGCTTGATTCTAATGGTGCAGTAGACGTACTTCTGCTCAATTTCTTGTGTCATTGTTTAATCACTCCTAGTACTAGTGGGTGTGCCAGAACAACATCAGTTTCTTCGTTAGTTAGCTTGGCGTAAAAAAATGGGGCGATGAAAATATTTAGTTCCCAAGAATCAAGCCAGGCGGTTCCACCAATTGCTACAATTGAATTTGTAATATTTAAAATTGTATTCAATCTATTATCTAAAAATTCTTCATAGTTTGGGGTTAGCTTTGATTCTTCTAAAATTTGGATGATATAGCAATTGCGTTCAACCATCCCGCCCCCCATGCAATAGGTATAGCAACATGGAAATAAAAATTAAAGCATTTTATCACCATGCTTCATTAAGCAAGAATGGGCCAGATTTGCTGACCCATTCTTTTTTAGGATTAAAAACTAAGAGATTTTAATCTGTCTTGGTCTTGGCGATTCTTGTGGCTTTAGCTTTGGGATGGTTAAATACAACATTCCATCCTCAAATTTGGCCGAAATATTGGTAGCGTCTAATGTTTCAGTTAGGGTCCAAGACCTTCTAAAAGAAGACCTCTTTAATTCCCGATACAAATAGGAAGCACCACCTTTGGCCTGATCACCACCTCGCTTTTCGCCAGAGATAGTAAGTACACCTTCATGCACATCAACCGAAATATCTTCTTTCGACATTCCGGGTACTGCTGCTTCAATTACCAAAGATTCTTTGGTTTCTAAAATATCTACCTTGGGGTAGGCACCTTTTTCAAAGAAGTCTGCTCCAAATTTAGTTTGAAGACCGGGAAACTTTGATCTTACAAACTCATCAAAGATTCTATCAAACGGCATCATAAATTCAACAAACAGATCATCTCTTTTGGTATTGTTTAGTTTATTTTGACCTCTTTGAATATCATTTCTTACTGACATTTTTACTCCTAATTACCTCTTTTGAGTGTAATTTAGCTACACCATCACTATGATTGGTTCGCTATTTTCGTGCCATAATGGTCACGAAAGTTTAATGCTAGTCTTGGACTTCTACCACCTCAGATTGCTCTAATAGCGGTTCTGGGACGACTGGATCATCTGGGGTTCCATCACCCCAAGCATCCCATCCCTCAGCCCTCTGCCTAGCAAATAATTCAATCCTGGGCAGATCCCCAAACAGCTTGGTTATCCGCTCCCTTGTAATAGGTGGCTTAACGCTATGTCCACGTCTTGGCTCCATCATAATCTGTGGAATGGTTTTATCCACCGCTTTAATATGCCCCCTCATTCCAAGCAAACAAATCTCTATATTGGATTTGGTATAGCTGCCCATTCCATTTAAGGGTTGACCATCCTTTTTAACCTTGACCCAAGTAAAGGCACAAGTCTTATATTTAAAGCCCCAAGACTTCATAACCTCAATAGAATCTGGTAAGGTTGGCATTGTTGCCCATAAAAATAAGGCGCAGTTTTTATCCCTTAAATCTTTGATGGGTAAATTGCAAATCTGCTGCGTAGTCATGGTATTATAATGTCTTTCTGGTGCAAAGTTTCCACCATCCTTTCCGGTTCCCCATAGGTAAGACCAAGGTGGATCTGCATAGATAATGCTATATTTGTTAGTTATTTTGCTTAGATCTTTATATCTTTTTCCTGACATTTTACACCATCTTTTTTATCTTTATTAATAAATTACTATCGCCTGATATGATACGATGCCAAGTTAATTTATTAATAAAGATTTCTTCACCTTGAATAAGTAATCTTGGAACTTGGTTGTCAAACTGAATTTTCCATCCACCTGGCTCCACAATAGTAATCAGCCTGTCTTCAAAGTCAACATGCCACTCTAATTCTTGTTCTTGATTACCAGGAAGAAACAACCTAAAACTTCCATATTCTATATATGGCTCAGTCTCGCTTGGAGTGACTATCCCTAATTGGTTTTCTTCCCTTTCCTTCACTTTTTCTTTTCCTTTGTTTTCTTCTTTTTTGTGATATTGCAGACTTCTTCTCTTTGGCCGTCATTTCTTTGGTAGTCTGTGGTGTTTTCTTATTAACTCTTTTAGAGGGCCTACACTTAGGATACTTGCCAGGTTTAGCATCAGATCGACCACAGGGAGCATATTTACCAGATTTATCCTTTCTAGAAATATCAACCCACTTTTCTTTAAACCAGCGGCCTAATCCACTATCCTTATAAACTGCAGTTTTTAAGAAATCATCTGATAGATATTCGCTCCATCTTTCTAAGAAGTAATCTATTGGGTTGTGAATCTTTGATGCTTTCTTGTGATGGTGACCATGATTCATATAATCTAGAACGTGACCAATATCACTTACCATATCAGATATTAATGATTCTACCCACTCTGGAACTTCTTCTTCTTTGAGGGCATTCATTATATCTAATAGCATTCCAGAAGATTCTATAAGTTCTGAAAGTTGTGATAGATACATTTCATCGTTAGATTCATTTCTATGCTTCATGTAGTCAATCACATGAGACATATCTCTAGCCACTTGTGAAATAAGCGACTCTACCCATTCTGGTATTTCATTTTCGCTAAGTGTTTCTAGGTTATCATAAAGCTCTTCAGAAGACTGTTGCAAATTAGATAACTGTCCTAAAAACATTCTATCTTCTGCTTTGTTACGCTTCTTTTTAACCTTTGATTTTCGCCATTTACCGCCTCTTTCCTTATACCATCGGCTTGCCCACGCATTGCTGTTGCCAGTGATTGTTACAGTATGCCCTTGCTTCATAACCCAAGTACCATATTCAGTCTCTGGGCACCAAACATCTCTAAGTCCTTCCACCTCACTCTTCTCTAATTTACTACATAAAATAATCCTTCTAGATTTTATGTGGAGAGGCTTACAACTACTGCCCTTAATAATATCGCCCTCAGAAACCATATGTCCAGTTAAAAATCCAGCAAGCCTAACCGCTTCTAGGTTTGATAAATCTTTTTGACTAAATCCATAACTACAAGAATATTCTGAGTCGTTAGTTTGCCAACCATCACACATTATTGCGGAATATAAAAATGATTCAAGCTGGCTGTAAGACATAGATAGGACCATCTTTACAGGATCTGTTTTGTATTTTATATATCTATCCAAAGATGAATTTTCATATTTTTCATCAAGCTTCGCAGATACAACCAAGAATCCATTTCCGTTTGGCAAACTTTCAACTTCACGAAGTTTGGGCATGTCAGATTTTATATTTAGCAAAAATTCTTTTAGATTTAAATCACCATATTTTTCAGACCAGTGCTGTATTGATGGAAATATTTCTCTTGCTTTATTGTATGTTAAAATTCCAGACTTTACATTTGAAATTATTGTATGCTTTTCTTTAGAATCTTTTATAAAAGATTCTCTTTTTTCAAACCAACTTCTAGAATATCCTAGAACTTTTTTATGATTAGGTGTGCATTCTACAGAATAAAGAAGTCCCGGAGATTCAATTTTTATAACCTTTTGACTTTTAAATCTATGCAATGATTTTACTGGTGAATATTTTAAAGAATCACTCAAAATATCATAGCATAAAATTTCATCACTAATATTTAATTCACCTGCCCATTTCCACCCATCCCGAGTTAATGCCTGTGAATTATCTTCAGGAACACAATAAGCGCTGGGATATACGTCAAATTTGGCCTTTGCCGCCGCTTTTGCCCGACTCCATAAGGCTTTGTTTGTTGGTACGTTTTTAGATTTGGCAATTGTGATTATAGTATCTTCAAATAAGTCTAAGTTATTTGAATCATAATTAATACTGGCTAATTTTAATAATCTTTCTTTTGACATGAAGAACCCGGTATCCATAAATTATTTGTTGCATTGCCAAAACAAAACATATCAATTATCAGCCGATGCTTTAGCATATAAAATTACACATTAGCAGAATGAACAGTTACATGGTAATGTGGTCCAGAGGTCCATGTTTCATCAATTATACTTATATTAAATCTTCCACCATCTCGTATGGCGTGCAAGACTGGCAAAATCTTATCGGTATTCCATCTAATATCTAAAGCTTGTCCTGGCTCTTTGGTATGTGAGCTGCCAACAATCTCTTTTAGGTAATTAAAAAGTTCTTCGATGCAGCCCTTTCTATCCTCACCTTCTTCACCAATTTTATATTTAGCAATTATAGAGGAATATTTAGCGCCATTAGTAGTTCCATATAAACTGATTAAGTACTGGTCACCACCATTTTTACCACCGTTAGACTTCCAATTATCAATGATAACTCTAGCCTGAGAACGCTTGCTTCTGTATCCGCTAGTTATAACCGGTCTTTCGGCACCCATTACCTGTGCTACACGACCCAACTCATTAATAAACTTTCTTGTATCAGGTGTGATATTTTCAATATCAACATTCTGCTTGACCTTTACTAAGTTATTTGCAATAGCATCTATTAATTCAATAGATTCATCGGGTCTGGTGCTAGCTGGTTCCACCATGCTATCTGGTGTGGATTCTGGCAAGGGTTGACTGACTGTGCCTTTATCTTTGCCATATTCTTTAACCAAGGTCATTACAGAACCTAGCCCAGTATTCATTAGCTTTTTATATCCAGAATTATCTGGACCCATCTTAAAACCAACGCGTTGAATATTATCATCTTTTAAGTCGGTAACAACTTCAAAGTAATCACCACCACCATGAGAGGGATCACCTTTTCCTGGTGGGATATATTTATAAGTATATTTATTATCCCCTGGCAAAGTGATAGGACCAAGTTCTGAAGGTTGCTCCGATTGTCCTTCAGAATTATCTGTGGGTAAAGATTGATTAGCCAAAGAAATTAGTTTGCTAATTCTAAGGGCTGAATCTTTTTCTGAAAGCCAGGATAAGCTTTTTTGTAATCTAACAAGACTTCCTATCATTTATCACCAATTTGGTGGGTATCTACAAGCCCAATAACCTGCTGTAGTTCTATCTTTTTTAAGGTGGCATTTGTGCCTGGCTCTAAAAGATTTCCTTGCTTTAGGGCTACTTGGCTTTGCTCTAAGGGTGGCGTCACCAAACGAAATTCTTTTCACCCTATCTCCATCCTTAACAAAGACAACATATTGCTTTTTGCCATAGCCCGGCTCGCCCTTTCTTAAGTTTCTAGGTTTGCCTAATTGAACTTTTCGACCTTTATATTCGGCAGCAGATTTGATAATCCTTTCTTCTTCTTCCATAGCCATAGGAAAGTCCAAGGGAACTAATTCACCATTCCATTCCGCAAATTCTCCTAAATTTCCTTCTAACATCCATTCTGAGTCAGAAGATACAACCAATTTTCCAGCGGTATGTAAGCTTCTAGCTTCTTTTAATAGCTCAAAGTAGGCTTCTGAAAACTTTCTATAAACTGGCTGAGTTAGTGGAATGTTATTTTCAATGTGATATCTTAAGCCATCAGAAATATCTTGATTGCCAACCAAAATTGGACCAAGCAAACCTTCTTCTAGGACATCTTTGATTTGCGCAATTTTGTCTTGTTGACCAACCTTTTGCAAGGTTTCAATAAGGGCACCTAACTTTTTCTCCATAATTAACCTCTCACAGTAAAAGAGATTAATTAGTAAAATTATTCATCTTCATGAATTTCTGTCAAAAGATTGACTAATAATTTTAACTCTTTGATTAAAGCTAATATGGCTAATTCTTCTGTCTCACCTTCCGCAGTCAAAATAGAAGATGTGGCCACCCATTTCTTTTTCTTTTTTTGAATGACTGAAACTTTTACATTAGCCTTCATGTCATCAAAGAAAATCTCTCTCATGAGAACCCCCAAATAAAGCTAGGCAGACTATTAGCAGCTTTATTTGGGGGCCTGTTATTTGAATTATTTTCTTGGGCCTAAAATCATAAAGATATGATCGCCCATATATTTAGGTGGTGATTCTAACTCAGCCACATCTTGAAGATCATTGAAGATTTTTTCGCAACGTGTGATGATCAAATTAGAATGGCTGGCTTGCCGACCCAAAAAGCGAATAGAAAATTTAACACGATTTCCATCTGTTAGAAATTCTCTAGCCTGCTTTGTTTTTAACTCTACATAACTATCATCGGTCTGAAAATTAAATTTAATTTCTTTATTCTTGATAGTAGGTGTAGTGTTATTTTTTGACTTCTTCTTTAAGGCATATAGATACTTTCCATAGTCCATCAACTTACAGGTGGGCTTCTGTCCCTCGCTTACCATTACTAAATCTAGCCCAATTTCTTCGGCCATCTTTAGAGCATCTGAGCGGTGGAATTCACCGCGAAGATTTCCATCCTGATCAATTAGGATGAGTCTGTTGGCTCGAATTTCATCATTTACAGGTAAACCTTCTGACTTCAAAATATCTTCTCCTATGCTAGTGTTACTTTGTCTTGGTGTGTTTTGTAATATTTGAAAAGGGCCAATTCCTTTTCTTTTGCTTCAATCATAATATCGACATCAAAACCGTGGGTGTTGATGTATTTGTAAACATAATCAGAATGTGCTTGCGGTTTAATGGTGGGATCTCCCTGTTCAGCAGACCGGGACTCGGAATAGTGAACTACTGGCTTGATACCATTCCAAGTAGAATAAGCCAAAGCCAAAGCTTCACTTTCTGTCTGGCCACCATCACAAAAAGTATGATGGTGGTAATCAAAAACAATAGGAATTCCAATTTCTTGATAAATATATTTGTACAATTCTTGTGTAGAATAAAGGGATGCTTTATCATCATTTTCTACAGTCAGTCTGCTTCTAACAGAACTTGATAAGTTTTTAAAATTCTTGATGAAGTTTTTGCAAGCTTTGGGCTTATCATCATATGCTGCACCAACATGAATATTGATTTTGGCATAGGGTGACTGTGGAAGTTGCAAAAGATCAAAAAACTCACCATGAATTTCCAAATCCCTTGCGGTGTTTTTAATAACCGTAGGATCTTCGGAAGGTAGTTTGTTAAAGGGTCCGGGGTGTGAGGTAAGCCTTTGGCCGACTTTTTTTGCATAAGCACCAGTTAGTTCAAGCGATTCTCGAATGGCTCGATAATCTGGCAATGATGCGATATCATAATCTGACGCCCAAGGGAACAAATCAGAGCTAATTCTAAAGAATTTTATACCTTGTTTTTCATTCCATTGCACAATTTTATTTAAGTCTTTGCAGTTTTCAAGTGCTAATTGTGATGCGTAAACCTTTCCTTTGCTTGCAAAGGTTTTCTTAATCATAGACCGGTTAGTAGTAATTCTGGAGCTTTTGGGAAGTGAGTCTAGAGTCATATTAATACAAGCATATCCTAGAGCCATATATTCCTCCATTCAATTTTGAATAAAATCTTACCTGATTGATTGTAGCCACCGATATGTTACACCTAAGTTTACTTGAGTATCTCCTTCATTTATATATTCTATTTTTAGTGAGAAACCTTCCTCTATAAAGTGTCTATTTATTTCAAAATAGGACTGGCCATAATTAGCTGGCATTACAGGAACTTCAGATAAAAACTGATGAATGGTGGCACCAGTTTCCGTATTGATAACAGACAAGCTGATCTTATCACCGACATTAGAATTGCTAGTCCAATAATAAATACCCTCAATATAAATTGAAGCATCAAGTACAAGCTCATGCGAAGTTGTGCCACTATTGCAATAATATAAATTGCCAACTAATTTTGACTCAAAAAGTTCACCGTTATCAAATTCTTCTCTAACCGGTAATATGTCTGATTTAAAGTTTGTTTCAAAATCTATTTGGTCTTCAGACTTTGGCTTTACCATAGGAACAACTACGGTCCTCAATACATTTCCGTCAAGTGCTACTACTTTATAGAAAGACCTCTCATCCTGGTAACTTATAATTCCCGCATCTTCATAGATGGAATCCATATAACCGTTACCAAAGTTACCCCAAACATATCTCAGGGTGGCGTATTGACCATTTATCCATTTTTTAAATTCGGACCATCCCTTGTTATGATCTATTATAACCGAGCCGTCACGAATCGTAAGTGAATCAATCATAATCCCTCCGACCAATCAAAATTGCAAGTTGCTACGCTATTGTTATTGGCAGGTGTTACATAAGCAACTAATACTAACGGTCCTGTTAAAGTAACTGAAACTTGATAAGTTCTGGTAAGCGAGTTACCTTGCGCAGCATTTAAAAAGTCGCTAACAACTACAAATGGACTGTTTGGATCAGTAGGGTTTCTAGACCTAATCACTGTAACACTTGATCCACCACCCGCTGCCGCAATAATACCTGCAACTACTGAATACCCTCTAATTCCTACGCCAGAAGGAACATAGTGATGACAGTAAAATGTTTGATTATCTCCAATGCCAGTAGCCACAGCACCCGTTCCAATTGCAGCAAATATAACGCCAGTGGCATTGATTCCTGTATATAAGTTTAAAGTTCCTACATTAGACCCGTTACTACCAACAGATATAACATCCATTCTTTCTATAAAGCAGATATTTGTAGCTACTGTGTTTACTGCCGTCGTACCGTTTAAAGTTACTGTTTCGTAAAATGGTCCAGCACAGGTTTGGTCATAATAAGTTATTCTTACTGTTCTGGCTCCAGTTCCAAGCGCCGTATCGGATGCGGAGGTACTAACCAAGCTTCTTTGAGCATTTGTAGTCTGCTCAACATATGTAGTTTGTCTTACCGGAACGAAAACGTTGGCTGATAAGTTAGATGCTCTTCCGATGGAAGAACCAGCTGTATCTGTAGCTGGAACAACTGTTGTTGGAATAGGAACTTGGTTTGGTGAAATATAAACAACCAAAGCTTTGTCTGTAACAGAACCTACAGTAGATGCTGGCAAAACTCTTGCCGGACCATTTGTACCATCAGATATTTGTGTAAAAATAGACCTAGCAGAAGCATCGCCTGTTGGCAGAAAGTTTGTTCCATCCGTTACTTGTACAGGCCAACGATTTGCTGCTGTGTTTGGAGAGCCCTGTGCAGCAGTAGCATTTAAATTTGCAGCAGTAGGTTGAACTGCTGTAACTGTACCAATCGAATTGGTTCCGGTTGGCAAGGGCGAATTAGGCGATAAGCCAACGACAATAGACGTATCTGTTGCTTGTGCGGCGGTAGATGCAGCCTTTATTGTTACATTGTTAGTCCCATCAGTGGGTTTTACAAATATAGCCCTAGTTTTATCATCACCTGTTGGTAGAGTGTTTGTACCGTCCGTAACCTCCACAGACCAAGCGTTGGCTAAGGCAGCAGGTGTTCCTTGATTTGCTGTAACGGTTCCATCTACAGTTAGGGAACTTCCACCATCAGAAACTGGTTGCGCAGTAGTTCCGGTAGGATCTATCCTAATTGGATTAGCTGCATCCCCTAGATCGACTGTATCCCCAGGGTTTCTTATTTGAACTTTACCAATAAGATTGGAACCATCTGGTAAAGGCGAGTTTGGTGATAGCCCTACGACCAGCGCACTATCCGTAGCCTGGGCCGCTGTTGAAGGACTAGTCACTATCGCAGTATCTACACCATCTGTAACCTTAACAGGCCAAGCATCTGATGATGACGCTGGATTGCCTTGATCTGCAAGGCCAGAGCTTGATTGTGTTGGAATTATTCTTGACATTATATATTCTCTCTAGAGATATGTGTCTTATTAGCAGACAAAATAATTTGTTCTATATTTCTTTTGCATAACTTTGTGGTAATTTTATTATGTAATAACCCAGCACCAATGAATTGCAACAAAATCTTGTACCAATTCATCATTATCCAAATTACAAACATCTTGATATAGATTTTTCATATGCTTTATTATCTGTTCCTCTGTAATATCAATCGTACAATGACCACCTGTATAATGTGGCTCTACAAACCTATAAGTTTTCATCATCACCTTCCGGTATGGGCGTCGTTAGTGTGTTGAGTATCATATCATAGTTACAATTTGCACTCACACAATAAATAGATAAAGAGTCTGGTGGATAATATAAGTCCCTATAAAATGGCGAATGATTATTAGTCATTGCACCATTCCTAATGGCTCTAGATGTCATCATTGCTGCAGCTACCCTACCACCACACCAAGGGCAAATAGGATAATCTCTACGTTTTGTTTTCATCTTTTACCTTTGAGACTGTAAACCCAGATCTATCACCAAACTCATCCCAGATCTCTGTTTCGTGAAGATAAACTGCATCACCTTCTTTCAAGGTGAGCCTCCTCACTAATTCATCTGGAATTGGTAAGAAAAACTTACCATCATCTAGTTGAACTATTTTAGTCTGTTTTTCTATTTGTTTTTTATTTTCATCTTGCAAATCAAAGGCACCACAATTACAAGCGTGCCAGTCCCTATGCCAAGGACAGTTTGGTGGATGTTCTTCATACTTTTTCATTTGGCATCCTACAGAACAATACCGCATCCAGGAATCTGTATAGGTCTGAAACTCCCTTCCACATTCTGCACAATTTAGCTTGATTGCTGCCATTATTTATGCTCCTATTGGCCTTAAGGTATCTGGACTTAATTCCTTGTCCTCTACATCAACTACGACTAGCGTACCATAAGTATCAGGCTTCATACCAAAGTTATTAAATTTGGAAATAATATTTTTGGCATAATTACCTTTACCATTTATCAATGGCCACTCAAAAGGAAGCGAAGAATACCTTCTCCAGAAAAAATCTAGACCGGAATACTCTGGCTTTCCATCCCAGGCGAAAATTAAACCAAAGGTATGAAAATTAGAATCAATCTGGCTATCTGGATAATATCGACACCATTTTGCTGGCAAATCAGAATATCTTTTTTCAAAATAAGCCTGTGGTGGTAGAAAACCAGAATTATATGGATCCAAAATAGACTTATCTTTTGGAATCATAATTATTTTACTTATCATAAAAATATAGTCCCTCAAGATATTTGGCAGCATCTTCTAAGTTATCAAATGTTTTAACCTCAGAGTTGTAAGGCGCACTAATCCATAAATTATGAAACCAAACCTTACCTAAGTAATAATTTTCTTTTGTTGAATAAAGCTCAAAACCTTTGCCGTGGATAGATTTTCTCCAATTACAAAATCTAGTAAAGAGCCAAAGAAAAATTCTTTCTCTCAGGATTGCTTCCTCTAATTCCGCTTGCGATAAGTTTGGTAAGTCCTTTGGTAATCCTTCCATATAACACCTAAATAACTAAAATTTTTTCTGCAACACTTAGCTCAATAGCAAATGTTGCATTACGTATCCTTACAATTAGTTGTCCTAATATGGGTTTCTTTTGTATTACCATAACTGGGGTGCCAGAAACAAAGCCTAATTCCAATAATCTTGTTCTGAAGGAACCAGGCAAATCAACCTTTTGTAGTGTATAACTTTCCAAGATTGGCAGATCAACTAATCTATTCAAACACAAAACTCCAGTAACGAGTATTTTCCTGTTCTTGGATTTGGTCCCAATATATTGATCTTGCGATATAAGAAGGTACTTTATTTCTACTGCAATGATAGACCCAATTGCTCTCCATCTTCTTATAGGCTTCTCGACCTTGCTTATTATTATACTTTAGATCTTCTAGGCCATAAAGTCTAAGCTGATGAATATCCCCACAAAGAACGCGAGCATCATTGGGATGGATCATCTCTAGGGCAAAGCTAACTTTTGCCATACCCAAACCATTGATTTTATCAACAATCTGGTCACGCTTTGTAAGGTGACATTTTTTGCTTGTAAAGTAATAGTCTTTGGTCGAATTCCAGAACTGATTCTTAAAGTCCCAAATATAATTTGAACGGTTATTGTATAACCCTGAACCGGAATTTTTTAATTTTTCCAAAAGTAGTTCTTTGCTGTGAAACCATTCTTCGAAATTTTGAATGGCTTGGTAGCCTTTAATATTACCTTGGAAGGTGGTATGCACGGAACAAAAGGCAAAGAGGTATCTTTTAAAGATTTCTTCATGGGTCGTTGGTGTAATAGAATCCCAATACTCACAATACCCATCTACCTTGTCTTTTGGAAACTTGTTGAAAAAACTTTTTACCGCCTCTACTTTCATGTTTTAGACCTCTGGATCTAATGGTAAAGCTTCAGATAATCTACGGGCTTGATTGGCAACGGTTAAATATAACTGGCTAAAATATAAATTATTTTTGGCCAAAGATTCAAATCTAGTTGACGACAAATCATTATCTTCAATCTTTTTAGAAATCTTTTCATATTCTAATTGATAAATCTTTGCCTGCTCATCAGCCCATTTGGCTAGAGATAATAAACCGTCACGATTCCCGCGTTGATAATCAGTAAGATTCATTGTAACCTCATAAAAGCAGAAGGTGTAGCAGCCTAAACCACCACACCTTTAGAATATAATTTTAGAATCAAAATCCGATAATATATCCGCGTTCTCGAAGTTTGCCCTCAGCAAAAGATTTAACATCACCTTCTGCACGTTGCCCATGATGAACAAAGGGGGTGTCAATTTGGTATTCACCGGCAACAATAACCCGCCACTTAGGAGAGCCCTTGATAATCTGGGCTACCTCATCCCCAAAGATAGTGGTAAGTCTAAAGCCACTAATGTGGGTAGTGCTGGTGGCTACTTTTACAAACTCTTTTGGTGACTGCCCTGGTGGAACGGGAACTTCATTAACTGGATTACCATCAGTTCCAATAGGCTCCCAAGGCTTTGTAATCTTACCCAGCACTTGGATTAAAGATAGAGCTTGCGAAGGCTGTGTTCTTAGTTCTTCAACAAGTTGAGTGATGATTGATGGTGTTGAACTAGTAACCTCTGGATAATCAAAAATTTGATGTGTAGGGATTACTGGTTCTACTTCAATAGAAAGGGCACCCATCTCAATAGGTGTTTTTTCAATCTCTTCTGCTGTGCTCATATAAGTCTCCTGTCTTGATACTTTTTGACCTTTTTGTTTTTTTGAAAATTTAACTTCATCTGTGCTTTCTTCCATGTTTACCTCACTTAATTTTAGTGCTAGCTTTCTTGATTGTATTCGTGCTGCCGTGAACTTCAAACATTACTGTTTTACTTCGTGTATGATCATTTACCTTGCACAAAGTACAGGTATTGCAAGTTATATCTTGCTTGCCGGGAACATCATGTCTGGCAGGACAAAGATATGCCATTTCACCATTAGAAAGCTTCTTTGACTTTGGTGAGTTAGGCGGAACAATCAATGTAGTTGCCCACCCCATACCCCTAGCCTCAGAAACTTCTTCTTCTGTTTGACAAGAAGCACGAAACCATTTCTTTAAAGGCTGCGAAGCTTCTTCCTTCCAAGTGTGGGTATAGCCAATATTGATTAGGCCAGCTTCCACTACCTCATCACATTCTTTTAGTGTTTGTTCTACATCACCGACGACATCACCAGCAATACGATGCCGTACAATTCGACAACTATTTAATCTTTCAGAAACTGCTTCCTTAAGTGAGGCATATTTGATTGCACCACGCTCCAACTTGCCACCCAAGATATTAATGTAAAATAGTCCCCAGGCGTAGCAACCACCTGTCTTTAGGGTGCAACTATCTGGACAAGTACTTTTAGGCGAGTAAGAAGCTACTACCATTCCTGTCTTCTTATCTTTTGACCTTGGAACCCAATGCACTTTTCTTGTCATATTAATCCTCAACAAATTTATCAATTTCTTCACACCAGACTAAATAAAGTTTGCCTTTATACTTCAAGTGATATAGGTTTTTGTCTGTAAAGACAACGGATTCAAATCCAACAACCTCCATAGGCTTTGGAACTAAATCCCAAAGCGAGTCTATTAAATCTGGTTCGTTCTTAAGGAATTCTTTCCAAGAACGATATTTTAAAATTACTTTTGCCACTATTATTATTTAACATAAGGATTGGGGGTAATCATGGGACAATACTTTGATACATATTTTTCACCAAATGGTGGTGCTGCTGATTATATAGTTAAATTTATAGATAAAACATCAGCGACCTTAGATATCGCAGTTTATAGTCTAACCCATGATTTAATTTCAGATGCCATTATTAGAGCGCAAAAACGTGGTGTTAAGATTAGATTTTTAACGGACGATTTGCAATCTAAAGGTGGCGGTTCTGATGATGAAAAATTAGAAGCAGCAGGTGTTTTGGTTAGAAGAGATACGCAATCTGGACTTATGCATCATAAGTTTGTGATTAGCGATCAAAATGCTTTAGGTCTAGGTAGTTTTAATTGGTCTATTAACGCTGACAAACGCAATATGGAAAACTGGAATGTTTGCAGAATTAAGTATGTAATAGAAGACTACCAGAAAGAATTTGAGAAGATTTGGGACTTAAACAAACCTAAAGCCGCCCCACCAACTATATAGCTGTAGCAATCCAAATATTAATCAGTTTTTCTTGATCTTGTCTGAAAGAATATCTAGGTGAAAAAGTAAACTTTCTACTTTGGCCGGATCACAAAGATCAAATATTTGGTCTAAATCCCAAGTGGAATTGGGGACAATCTTTCCTTCTAAATTTTTCTTGGTAGAAAGGTGGTATCCAAACCATTGCGTTTCAAAAGACCCATCATCTAGCTTATTGATAAAGCAACCATAAATGGTTCCATCTAAAATATAAGCTTGAATACCAACTTCTTTTAATCTAGATACTAGGTTGTTATTAGGATGCCAAAACAACTCCCAATCCTGCCTAGATAATCCAGAAATACTAATATAATCGTCGTTTACTTTAGAAGTTTGGATTGTATCCAAAATCGGACTCCTGATGTTGCAAATAGAAATACTATTTGCTTGTAGTATACTCTTTTTGTATTTTTACTACAAAACTTTAAGAACCCTATAATAATTCTAAAGTAATTTTCAGATATTATTAGTTTTAAAACCCAACAAAGCTCTTTGACTTTTCTTTAATATTTTGATTAATCAAAATATCATCGTCTAAGCTCTCTTTTAAAGAATAGATTTCTGCTAATGAGTACTGAGTTTTGTTATCATTAATCTCTACACCAATATTTTTGGCAAGCTTTTTAGCATCTTCCCTGTCTAGGGGGCCGAATTCATATTTGGAAATCAGCCTTCCTTTTCTAAGCAGAGCTTCGTCAATACAATTGATTTCAGTATTAAAAGTTAAAATAACTTGAATATTAAAAATATCATTTAGAATACCATCTGTAATATTTAGAAGTGTAGAAACAACGGCACTTCTAAATCCGCCATTGGAATCTCGCTTAGAGATAATAGACTCTGCATCCTCAATAATAAAAACAGATTGTTCGTCGCCAAAAGTTTCAACCATAAAGGAGTTAAAGTCTGGTGACTCTAGGCTCTCTAAAACATGCTTGGGAATAAGGACTACTCTTTTACCTAGCTCTACCAGCTTAGGAATAATACTTCTAATGTAGTAGGTCTTACCAGTTCCAGGCAGGCCATGAAACATAACAATGCCCTTGCTTCGACTAGCGATTCTGTTGATTAGTTTGTTGTGATAATTTTCAAACCCTTCGCCATAATGAAGATCTAAATCGTAAAGCCCTGGATGTTCTAAGTCCACATTTCTTAGAAATAGTCCGGTGGGTGATGTAGCAATCATATCAATATGAGAAGCAGACTTAGTATGCTTAAGATAAGTGATAGTCTTTAGATTATTAACAAGTTGACTTACAACTGTGTTAGAAGTCTTATAAATTATTGAAACATCAAAGCAAGATAAAATAGTTCCCTGAAAAGTTTCATCATCAGAAATATTGGAGTATTCGCTGGCTGGAGCGTATTCAATCTGACCTAGAGAAATAAAGATGGACTCATCACCAATCTTTAAAAGAAGCACACACCCAATTGGCAAACCACCCATAGTATGGTTTGACATAAGATGATATACAACACCACTTTCTTTTAGGATCTTAATAAATGAATTTAGCTTGACAGGCTGAAAGAATAAAACAGATGGTGAAGAACCAAAATATTTTTCAGCACCCAACTTAACCCAATCAGAAAATGAACACTCAACCACACTATGGTTAAAATAATCAACATCCAAGTTCTGGATACCATAGTGATTGTCCAAGAATAAGAATGGTGAATTAATCTTATCAAATACACTTACTTCGGCGGCATCTCTGTTGCGCTTGGACACCTTCACACCTCGTAATAATCTAGGCATCTTTTACCTTCCTTGTTGGAAATAAAATTACATCACGAATACTAGACTTATTTGTTAATAACATTACTAATCTATCAATTCCAATTCCTTGACCAGCAGTAGGAGGCATACCGTAAGACAAGGCTCTAATGTAGTCTTGATCAAAATACATAGCCTCATCATCACCATTAGACTTTCTAACAGACTGTAAGTTGAACCTTTCTGCTTGGTCTACTGGATCGTTTAATTCTGAAAAACCATTGGCAATTTCAAAACCATTGATAAATAACTCAAAACGATCTGTAAGTCTTGGATCATCATCATTCCTTCTAGCTAAGGGGCTTAGTTCTGCTGGATATAGAGTAATAAAAGTTGGATTAATTAGATTTGGTTCAACAAAAAGATCAAAGACCTTTTGTTGCAAATCACCCAAACTTCCTTCCAGATTGGCAAAACCTTTTTGATTTAGGAATGAAATAATCGAATCTTGTGACCAAGGATCTTGAACACCAGCCTCAATTAAGGATTGACAAAATGGCAAAGTGGTCCAGCTAGAAAAATCAATACACCTATCTTCATAGGTTAGATTTAAGGAGCCATTAATTTCAAGGACCAGATCATTGATAAGTGATGTAGTAAAAGAAATTAAGTCTTGATAAGTAGCGTGGGCTTGATAAAACTCCACCATTGTAAATTCTGGATTATGCTTCTGTGAGATTCCTTCGTTTCTAAAATTCTTTCCAATCTCAAAGACTCTCTCGAATCCGCCTACGATTAACCTTTTTAGATAAAGCTCTGGAGCAATACGCATATAAAGCTCTGTATCAAGAGCATTATGGTGCGTTTGAAATGGTTTTGCAGTTGCCCCGCCCGGAATTGTTTGAAGAATTGGTGTTTCTACTTCAACAAAACTATGATCTTCTAGGTAGTGACGGATAAACTTGATAATTTTAAAACGTAGCTCAAATGTCTTTCGTGAGTCTTGATTTACAATTAGATCAAGATATCGCATTCTATGTCTTGTTTCGATATCTGTTAGGCCAGCAACCTTATCCGGCATACCTTGCATACACTTTGAATAAAGAGAAAGCTCCTTACATTCAAAGGTTAATTCTCCGGTTCTGGTTCGCGTAAAAAAACCTGTTACAAAAATCCAATCGCCCACATCAACCTTCTTCCAGGCATGAAAAGATTCAGCAGTTACCAGATTCTTTTTTACAGATAGCTGGATTGACTCACCAGAAACATCTGCTCGGGCAAAGCCAAGATTTCCCATTTCATTTTTAAATCTAACTCTTGCAGCAAAAGTAAAAATACCATCTGCCTCCAAGGTTAGAATAGACTCTTCACGAATTGATCTAATCTGTTCTGCAATATCTTCACAGACCTTCTTTCCAGATGGATATGGATTAATTCCCGATGCTCTTAACTCTTGGAGCTTCTTTAATTGAGCAGAATCAAATTCAAACATCTTTACCCCAATACAAGTTCAAGTTCGACAATAATAAAACAGATGGCATCTTTATCCATAAGAGTTCGACCATCTAAGATTTCTTGAATTGCTGTTTCCCTAATATTTTTGATTGTGGAAACAATCTCCAAAACCTCAGTTTTATTGCAAAGGTTGTTGTTTAAAAGATTATAGTATTCTTTGTGTTTTTTGAGGAATTGGCTTCTGTAGGCGGAAGTATCTGAAGATTTCTCGCAATCTTCAATTACCTTTTTCCACCTATCATATAAAGATTGAAGGCGACTCAAAACTGAATCGCCTTTTAATTTTGTTTTAGATCTAAAATTATCAAGGTAACTATCAATTTCAACGAAGTGCATTTACCCCTCTGCTTTAGTATAGCAGATACTATTTTAAAATTAAACTATTTTTAGAGCTACCCTTATTTTAGTAATCCTGGGTTTTCTTTAACCAGCAGCTTATATTTATTTTTGGTTAGCTTGCCAGCTTTGGAATAAAGAGTTACACCGTCTAGATGCTCCATTTCGTGCAAAATAATTCTGGCTTGCCAATCTTCAAATTCCTGCTCAGTGACTTCTCCAGACAAAGTTTGGTAAGAAACCTTGATGCTAAGGGGTCTTTCTACCTGAACCTTTAGGCTTGGAAAAGAAAGACATTGTTCTTCGGCCTTTACAGTTTCTTCAGATGTGCTAAGCAATCTTGGATTAATCATTTTAAGCAATTCATTACCATATTGTTTATTGACGCAGTAACCAATATCAGCTACCAAAACCCGAATAGATAATCCGACTTGTGGTGCCGCCAAGCCTACGCCACGGGAAGCATACATTGTTACGGCCATATCTGATAAGGTTTTATCTAGTTCTGGACCAAACTCTTCTGGTGTAACTTCACGGCACAAGGTGGATAGTGATTTGTCTTTATATTTTTTAATTTGAAACATTTAAAATCCTATTTTATGATTCTTTCTTCTTTGACTTCTTGGTTTCAACCACTTCGGGAGGTAATGGCTCTGGCTTGGGGGCAGGAGGTGACATAACTTGCTGTAAAGCTTGTGCTTGTTGGGCGGTCTGCTGAACAGTTTGCTGTACAGACTGTTGAGCGGCCTGTTGTAGTTTTAAAACCTCCGCCTCATATTTTCTTAGGTCAACAACACTGTCTGCCAAATGCTTTAGCCAACCGATTCTAGTCATGTGAGTTTCGTAATTAGTTTCTTGCTGCTTAATTAGCTGCTCCAAAGATTTTAGCATAGTAATACTTTTATTGTACCTTTCTTCAATTTCTTGTGGACTCATTTTTTCTCCTTTTGTTAAGATAACATACTAATTTATATTAGTAAAGTCAAGGGGTGTTCTTCGATGCCAAAAATAACGAGATTTTTTAATGATATAAGTATTACCACATCTGGAATTGAAATATTAGATATTTTAAGTGGTATTAAAAATATACACAATGGAATAATAGAACAAATTATTATACAAAGAAAATCTGGTTCCGCAACATTAATGAATGTAGAAATTAGATATGAAGCTGGGTACTCAGGTCGTGAAAAATTAATTTACTTATTTGAGGATGCAGAACTCCCAACATTCGTAGATAGTGATATCCATGCGCCATTCAGCTTATCTAGCAGAAAAGAAAACGACGGTGATATTCATCTTTATATTTTACCAGATGCTAATTGTACCGTCAGTATCAGGCTGGATATAAATCTAGAAGATAAGCTGGGAATTTAGTACAGTTCTTCAAAGCGTAAGGCTAGGGCTTTAGCTTCGTAATAGTAATAAACTGCAGACTTACCGTTTTCCAGCTTACATTCTACCAGGGTGGGTTGTGTAGTTCTGTTATTGCAGGGAGATATTATTTTGGTCACAATACCTAGTGATTCTGATACCCTATTTTTTACTAAGTCATAATCTATATCATAACTGGCAAAATCTATAGAATACTTGGATGCTTTCAAAATAACAGCCACGCCAATCTCAAAAGGCTCTATGGAATGCATAATACCTCCGAAACTATTATTCTGGTTCTAGATCAATGTTTTTAAATACAGGTTCTTTTATTTCATCTTTATAGTAGCAGTTTTTACATGAATATCCTGCATAATGCACGGGCCACTCATTAGGGCTAATTCCTTCAGAGACTTTTAAGGCAGAAAAATGAAAGTCTTTTTTGCAATCGGGGCATTTACCAAAAGAATTAAATGGAAAAATAGAATCTTTTATTTTAAAGTATAATTCTTTTTTGGTTTCTGAGCATTTATATATCTTAGGATTTTCACCTACTTTCTTTGCTCTTTTCATGGCCATATCTTTCCAATCAATCATGACTGCCCCCTCCTCTTATTTTATTTATAACAACAAAAGCAATTAGCGAAGTTAAACTAGCTGACATTATAGTAAAAAAAGCACTTTGATCAAAGGTAAATCCAATAATAAATGTTAGCCCCCAAACAAACTTCCAGTCCGATAAAAGATTGTAAACCAAAAGTTTAAAATCAACTTTGTCATCTATAAACTTTTTCATACTACCTCCTAAGGTAACTGTTCTATAATACTCCAAGGTTCTGTAATACAAATATCAATAATGATTTGACTTACTAAGTGATAAGATTCAGCAGCATCCGCACAAGAAGTAACTTGTGGTGATAACTCCCTTGGACCTACTATACTGGCAGCAATAAAAGTACTGCCCCATAAATTTTGAAAATCTTGTGCAGATATATTAGACTGTTCGCTTTCATCAGAAACAAAAATAATTAAAGTTTGTGCTTCCGTTCTGAACCAATCACCATGAATTGTCTTGGCAGTAAGTGCTGATGAAAATCCTTCTTCTAAGCCACCAGCATTAGTTCTTAAAAGATCAATCAAGGATATAATCTCCCAACCCAAATCTGGCAAGCTAGAATCTAATTCTAAGAATAAACCATCAGTAGGATCCATGCTGATTAAAGATAATTTCCAATCAATACTTTTGTCGTCTAACTCTTGCGGAACTTTGGTTAGACCATAAGAAATAAAGCTCCAATCTTCCAACATAGAACAGCTATTATCTAACACCAACAATACATCAAGCTTCGATGATTCTTGCAAAACATCAGTATCATGCTTTATATTTGGAATTTCGCGTAATTCATTCTCAGAATTACATGACGCAACAATAACAAATAGTGTCAGCATAAATATATACTTAATATATTTTAGCATTTTCCCTCTCTATGTTTTAGATGTTACCTCGCTTTAAATTAACTATTTTAGAATGGGGTGTTGAATTTAGAGACTAAAGCTATTATTTAAAATAGTAGATTATTATATCATAAAGTATTATACAATTAATTTTAATAAAATAGTTGCTAATTTTAGATAGTAAATTGTCATTGGAGATTATTATGGAAGACAAGTTAGTAAAGCTTTATAATACAATCAAAAAATCATCGGGCAATCAAAAGGTTTTAAATAATTTATCCGATTTAATATCGGAATTCTCTGATGGAAGCATTATTAAAAATGCTTCTGATACAAAAGAAGCTCTTCGTGATAAGCTTAGGCGTCGGAACGAAGCACCTGCTAAGGTAGAAGAAGCAGGAAGAGAAAAAGAACTTATTGGTGGAGGCGAAAGTAGCCCACTACCAGACAGTAATGAAGATAAGCCTGAAGCTATACCTGCACCTAAAGATGAGCCTAAGAACCAAACTGATAGCACCAAATCAAATGTGAATACTAGTGATGTAAAAAAACCAGAAGGCAAAGGTAAAGGTGGGGATACATCTTTTAATCCATTTTCAAAAGGCTCTAAAGCTAAGGGTCTATTTCCCAAATCAGACGTACCAAAGGCGAGTGTAGGTTCTGAAGGTAAAACCCCAACCCCAAAAATGGAAATACCAAAAGGTAAAGAAAAGACGCAGATAGAAATGGAGTTTGAAGAATTTCTAAAAGACAGACTTAATGATCCTATGCTTAAAATCTATGAAGATGTTATAAGAAGGGACCGCCAGTTTTATCCTTATGGCAAGACTCTAGAAGAAATATTTCCTGAACATTATAAAGAAGTATCAGTAGGCAAAGGAGCAACCGGCAAACAAGTGCCTTCAACAAAAGATGCGCCAAAAGATGCACCAAAAGATGATGAAAAGAAAGTTGTACCTGCGGCACCTAAGGTTGAAGAAGTTGTTACAGAATACATTGAAGCAAAGGGCCCAAAGCCCATAACTATTGATAATGATGAACGATTATATAAACTCGACAGTGGTATTTTAAGTATATATACTGTTGGTGGTAAATTTCTCTATAATCTAGATATAAAAACTATTGTACATTTAGAAGAGCCTCGTATTTTATACGAAAAAAATGTATTTACATTGGTTAACGAAAATAATGAGCCGTATAATATTGTGCTTGATGAAAATACACAACAAATTTATAATGAAGCACAAGAAAATATAACTCAACCTGAATACATTAAAGAGGATGATGAGGGCCAGTTTAATGATGTAAGATTACCGCCAGCCCCTGCAGAAGGTGTTCAAGAAGCCGGCATTGCACCACCACAAGATGAAAAGAACAAAGAAGTGGATGATAAAATAAGTGAGCTAAGAAATCACATCAAAGATACAATAGGCCCAAATACAGCGCTATTCAATGTGGCAACAGAAATAGTTAATAACTACGAAGAACAGATGAGAATAAATCCAAAATCTAAAAAACTAAAAATAGAAGATATTAATAATATAATAAATTTGAAAAACTATGATGAAGGCCGAGGTGGTCGTCTTATCCCAAGTATTAAGAACATGAATATTGCAGGAAAAATAAAAGCGGCAATACCGGCAATTAATGATATGAAAATCAATGAATTCAGGCAGTCGCTACTTTCTGAAAAGCCTACAGAAACAGCCGAAGTAAATGAATCACCACCAGCCGAAGATGTGGCTGTCGCAGAAAAGCCTAGTGGAGCAGCACAGCCTAATAAGGAAGTAACCTTTGCTGAAGGTGAATCCCCTGTTGAAGAAATACTGGGCCATAGATTATACATGGACTTTCAAATTGTGAACGCCGGTGTTCCGCCAACTGAACCCGCGGTAAAAGAAAAATATGATAAAATATATGAATTAGAAGGATTTGATACTTCTTATCATACTAAATATAAAGAAAATAAAGAACTTATAGATAGTATTTACCATTTAAATATGGACAATGACGCGTACGCTTCAAGTGTTAATTTTTCTGTAGAAAGTGCATTTAATCGTGCATATACAGTCTTTGTCTTGCTGGGTATCATAAAGGATGATTCAGATTTAAATGAGATGATTAGAGGAATTAATAAAGTTAGTATTAAAAATAATAATGAAGATTCAAAAATATATACGACCTATTTGAATATGACAAAAGATATACAACTTTTAAAAGATTTTAATGTAGATGACCTAAGTGAACAAGACAAACGAGCACAAAATAAGTTGGACTTTTGTAGGCTTTATCTATCAGAGAGTGATAGCCTAGAGGATATATTACCTTTCAATATAGATGACGCTGTTATTAATATCTACCAACCAGTTGGAGAAGGTCGTCTTTCATTTGCTATTAAAGACGTTATTGATCGCGTTTTTAATATAGCAAAAATATACGAATTTTATAACAACCATAATAGTGAGAGAGGTTATGCTTCTAATGTTTCTGCCGAACTTTTTATATCTAGATTTAATCTAGATTTAATTAGATTTAATTATATCAACCATATTAAACTTAGTAATCACTGGCGCTCTAAGTATGATAAAATAAAAAAAATCAAAGACGCAGAAGGTTTTGATAATGCTATTATTCAAGAAGCATATAAAAATAATAAAACAAAAGCTGATAAAATATACTCAACAGAATTGGAAGATAGTTCAAGTATCCTAATGCGAAGAAGTAATCAAGACGTTATTAACCGCCTATTTGAAGTATTTAAATTTTCAAATTTGGTTGATGAGTCCGATATTCCTGCCGAAGAAAATGTGGGGGCTTATGAACAAACTTTTGATGAAGATATTATATCGTCAGAATTTGAGTCAGTATTATTGCGCATAAATAAAGACGTAACTACATTGGGCAAGATAAATGCCGATACTCTTTCGCCCGAATTGAAAGTTAATTATGAAGATATTATTAAATCTCGTAACTTGCTTGATTCAAAAAATATTATAGCAACATTTATGAACCATAAAGATAAGAAAATTATTATAAGTGATCTACTAAAGATAGTTAGTGACACCAAAGAATATTATACTGGAGAAGAAACAGACAAACAGCTTATTGAACGTATGTCCAAATACCTTAATTTTATTAAGAATAAAATTTCAAATACTCCCCCAACAGAGAAAGAACTTACCGAAGTTAAAACTCCAGCTGATATAAACCCTGAATTGGTGACTGAATTTTCAGAACAAGAACAAACAGCAGAACCTGCTCAAAGTACAACAGAAACTGTATACAATGAAAATGATGAAGTAAAAGAAAAACTCTCGAAAAGAATAAACGATGACTTCGATAAATTAAAGAAAATTAATACAGATGAACTTAACCAAGATAAACTAAAAAAATATAATGATGTTGAAAAACTTAATATAAGTAAGGCTTTAGCAGCAGTTAGTAATATATTCGAAGAAAAAAAGTATGAACTTTCAAGTCTGTATCTTTTAGAAGAAAAAAATATCCAACAACACATGACAGATACTGACGTTATTGACCGACTATTTAAATTGTCTAACCTAATCCAAACAGAACCTACTTCTGAACCTGCAGCTGAAGCTGCAACTACTGTTAGGATTCCAGCGCAGTCGAATGACCTAGGGCTATCTGGTGATATCAGTCAGGCCACTATGCTAGGTTTGGTTGGCTATATAAATAGGCTTAATGGCTTAGGCGGCAGTAGGGATACAGACGTTATAAATTATCATAATAGTACAAAAGAAAAAATCATTCCAATAATAAATGAAATATTTAGACTAGCCAAGAAACGTGGTGATTATTACTCAACATTTAAGACCCTTAAAAAAGAGATTGATGAATTAGCTGAAAAACCAAATGCCAGTAAGACAGTACAAGTTGCTAAATATTTAAATGATTTAATCTCACAATTTGAAACTGCAAAAAATGATTTAGAAGCAAAAATCAAAGAAAAGGAAGAACAAGACTCAAAAGCTAAGCAAGAAGCTGAGTCCACCAAGACTTCAGAGTTACAAAATAAGATTCAACAACTACCAGAATATTTTTCCAATGCTTTTAATACTTTAATTAGTATGTCTGATGATCAAAAAATAATACAATTAAAAAGCGGCAAGGATGTAAACGTTGAAGATTATTTTAAGAATACAATCTTCGTCATTCCAAGTATCCCTAATATAGATGATTTTGTTGAAAAAATGAGTCATGAAATTTCCAATAGTACAAAACTTGGAGATAAACTTGTAGAAATCTGGATCGACAAAAGAAGTAATGAATTTTATAATAGAAAAATTAATGAAAAAATTTATAATACCGGATTCTTGGTCCAAAAGTACATGCGGCCTAGACCTACTAAAAAACAAGAGGATACAACCGATCCATCTGGTACAAAACAAGAAACGCATCCTGCACCTAGTGAAAAAGCTGAAAAAGCTGAAGAAGCTACAAGAACTAGCATGGATGATTTACTTAATATGATTGGTCAAACACCGGAGAAAAGTGTAGCAGAACCAACTGCATCTGAAACTGCAACTGAAGATAGGCCACCTGCAACCAAAGAAGTCAATCAACCAGAGAAAGAAGGTAGAACAAGACAAAATCAAAATCAAAATCAAAACCAAAGAGCACTTGGTAGATTGCTTAGTACTAGAACAGAAGGAGCACCTGGGGGCCTTGCTGAAAAGATTGTGACGCCAGTAGTCGAACCAGAAGTAACAGCACCGCCAGCAGAACCTTCCGAACCACCATCAAAACCAGCAGAGTTACCACCAACACCACAACCACCACCCGAAATTCAAGAGCCCAAGGTGGTTAAGAAAGCTGATAAACTATTAAAATTTATAAAAGATACCAATCAAAATCGTGACATTGTTATTGTAGGAAATGATAAAGGTAATAAAAAATATTCACTTTATAGGGGTGAAGACACTAATAATGAATGGGTGTATTTTGAGGGTGTTATTATCGAAAATAAGAAAGCAAAATACAACAACATAAGCCAACCAGAAGGTGTAAATACAGCTTTAGAACAGCTTCGTGAGATAGCAGATCTTGATAAATATATAAAAGATAGCAATGTCGAAGTAAATGAAGTTAATACGGCAAAAAAACAAGGGCTTATAGACTTAAACAGTATCTTAATTAGTGAGAGAACAATTAACAATACAAATACATTTAACAAGCTATTAGTTTAATAATCTCTAAAACTTTTAGAGAGTAAATAACCAATAGAGTCGCCAGCATTTTCTTCGTTCAAATGCCGCCCTTCTAAAATTAGATTTGATGGACCCAAAAAGTAATAACATGCTTGGTTGGGTCCATTATTTGTTTTGCCACCCTTTGTTAGACGATACCATTCTCGATAAGCATCTTGTTGATACAAATCCTTAGTTACCTTAGACCAAGAATCACCATTAAAATACCAAACCACATAAGGGTCTTTGATTTTTGAACTCCGACTCCTCCAATTTCCAAAAGCTTTTGCAATATCTAAGACCAACTCTTCATCGAAACCTAACTCTGAATTGGAACCATTTTCCAATCCAGAAGACAAGCTGTTATAAATATCCATAGAATATAAAGAAATTAATTCCATCGCCTCTTTGATTGACTTATTAGACATTGTTTTCTCCAAAAACTATTTATATTTTTCTATAAAATCATGAAAGATAAACTAAAAAAACTAGCTCAAGAAATTAAACAATGGGATTTGGAAAGATGCTATCAAATTGAAAAATTAGCTGGCAGATATGACAAAGCAATTTCACCACCTCCTGAAGGTTTACAGCATTGTATTAAATATATAATCTATCTAAAACTAATGAGAAATTTAGATGATGCTTCATTCCACGCCTTAAAAAGAAAGTATCGAGATACCAAAACCGAAATACAGCTAGAATGTCAAAAAGAATTAGATAAATTAATTTTAGAAGATGCTATTAAACAGAAAATCCCTTCTTCGACCATAAGAAGGGAGTTTCAAGATAGATTTGAAAAGTATTTTCCAACATATATAAAAGAAGATTCTTAAAAATAAGATAAAGTCAGGATGGGATTTTAACCCACCTCCTCTCCTAAAAGAACGTTAGTATTGCAAATTGAAAGAAAATCAAATAAAGATTAATTTGCAATTAATTTTATATTTTGCGAGCGCTCTGTAGTTCTTTCTACTAGGTATCATTGAGCTACTGACTTTACTTATTGTTTAAGAATGTTCTCAAATTAAACACAATTTCTTCTTTAGCTTTATTAGAAATAAGATTACTGTCCAAAACTTCTTCCAGCGAAGTGTCTAAAAACTTTTTCTTATTTTTCTGTTTTAACTTCCAAATAAGTTTAATATCAACAAACTCACCAATCCCACTTGGCCAAAAAACTTTTTTAACTATCAGAAAGAATCTACTTCCACGGATGTTAAATATTTCTGCATCTGGTGAATAGGCTGGACCTATTTTTGTTAGTACAAAAGTATTCAAACTATTTAATTCATTTATTTTCTTCTGAAATCTGTCTTGGGCATCTTCATAGCTCTCAAATAAATTGTCTAATGAAATCATGTTGCACCAAAAGCCGGGGCGGGATTTTAACCCGCCTCCTCTCCTAACTATTAGGTATATAATACAAACTGGAAGAAGCCTATCGGCTAATCTGTATCTCAAATGCTTAAAAACATAGAATCTTATGGAGCGCTCTGTAGTTCCTCCTACTAAGTATCATTGAGCTACCGGCTTTTTAAATGGTACCAATTTTGCTTTGGGCTTTCAAAAAATTATATTTCTACCAGATTATATAAAATAGTGACTAAGGTAATTCTGTATTGCAATTCTATTTTAAGAGGCCCAGAAACATACGCAATCTTCTCACCTAATGTTATTTCTGAAATATAAGTAGTAAACCATACTTCTATCTTATGGCAGACCAATTCTATATATTTTTCCATTTCACCATCATCGTAGTCGAAGACTTCATATGAATGAACTGGAACTATTACCTTAGCCTCTCTAATTGGCTCTAGCGGAAGGCTAGTATCAAATGTAATATGACGATCATAAATGGCTGGATTAAGCCAAGCCATTTTATGATCGCCACCTCTTTGCTCTAATTTTAGGATTACTTTACCTCTTATTTCTTGCTCTACTTGCTCTCTGTATGACATTGATTTTCTCGCTCAATACGAAGCAAAACATCTTTTTTTTCTTCATCTGTCATACCTCGCCATGTGCGAAATTCATCAACGGTTCTTTTGCAGCCAAGACAGGTGTTTGTTACTTCGTCAAAGTTACAATTTTTAATGCAGGGTGATTTTACCATTTCCACATCCTTATTTGGTTTGGGAAGTAATAAAACAACAGATGCACAACACCTTTATTATAAAAATTCCCAGATATTTTAGTCTGGGAATAATTATCAATGGGCTGGAGTGGTTGGTACGGCAGTAGTAGTTGGTGTAACTGTGGTTGTAGTTGGGGTAACAGTTGTAACACCATCTACAACTACTGGAGTAACTTCAGTAGTGGTAACTGCTTCTGATACACCGGTGGTTACATCAGTAGATGAAACTGGGGTTACAACAGGTGCAGGGGTAACTACTGCTGCGGCATCGGTATCTTGCACACTTGGGGTCTGCTCACTTACCTCAACGCCACCACAAGCAGTTAAAAATAGTGTCATCCATACTAACTTAGTCATCTTGTCTCCTTTTATTTATTAACTTATTTTTGCAAGTTAATAATCTATTGTTAAAACTTGAACAGACTTTAAAGTCCGAACAAGACCATCATACCAACTTTAAAAATATTTTTTAAAGTATTTTGGCGGGGCCAGAAAGATTTGAACTTTCGCCACCCTTACGGATGCTAAGTGCTTAGCAAGCACTCCTCTTAGACCACTTGAGTATGACCCCTTAAAATTATCATTCCTTATATGATATCAATTCTACCTGCGCTAGTCCTTTTAATAGTGGCACAACATCTATTGGAATTTTAGCCATAATAATAGATGTTGTACCTATACCATCGTTATTGCAATATTCATAGATAGTATCTTCTGATATTATTCCGCCATGCTTAGTAATAAAATTACAAACAATAAAAAAATTTGTAGTGGTGTCAAATCTAGATTTTCTTATTTGTTCTGCAAATTCCGAAGCCTGCTTGTTTAGATCTGAAGTTTTCTTTATTTTTTTTAGGTCTATAGAAACTTTTAAGATCTGAATTTTACAATTTAAAAAGTTATTCATAATAAATAAAAAGAGGGTCTGGATTTCGAGCCAGAATCTCCTAGATACAACCTAGGGCTTTGAAGATTAAGCTACCCTCTATGATATTTATACGATAAGGTCTATACCCTTTCAATAAAAGATTAAACTTTAAAATTATATTTTTAAAATCCAACTCCGAACTCACCAGACTTCTGCCTGGCAAGAAGCAGTTTTGCATTTTTATAAGTTTCTTTTGCCACCTTGATTTGTTGTTGTATAGAGAAATTATCTAAAATCTTATCAATGTATTTTGATACCATATCAGGTGTAACTACGGTTCCAGTCTCAGAGATCATTCCCTTGATGGTTTCTCGGTCTTCATTTGTTAGATCAGAAATCTCAAAGGCTGCACCATATTTTCCATGAATAAAGCCAAGGATTGTTTCTGCATGTTCTTTGTAGTTTACAACGAAACCCCTAATTAAATCTAACCACAGTTCATCAATTCCTTTTCTAATAACGTCACCAGTAGCACCTTCAAGTTTACTTACCCACAAATCATAGTCTGATTCTTTTAGGTCTTTAACTGGCAAGAATGTCTCCAAGTAATACTTTAAGATAGACTTAGCATCTTCCTTGGACAATTCACCGACCACCATAACCTTAGCGAAGCGTCTAAGCATGGGGGTTGGAATTCTTTTTGGATGGTTTGTAGCACCCCAAATTGAAATGCCTGGATAGGCAACAACACCATCCATTAGATTCTGGAATTCTAAGGAAAGGTTAATCTTGGATGTTGATTGGTCATCATTTAAGATCATATCAATTTCATCAATTAAAATATATACTGGACGACCAGAAGACTTATGAAGTTTAATTGCTTCATCAAACAACCTCTTTGGATTCTTTTGTGCTTCACCTAGCCAGCAGGTTAAAAAATCGGATCCTACAGCAAAGATTGCAATGCTATCTGGATCTGAAGAAAGTGACCTCAGAACCTCGGTATTATGATTCATCATTCCGTTTGCAGCAAAGCTTTCTGCACCTGGGACAACAAGATCATACACTGGATGCTCACCAGTGTTTTCTACTGATACGATCTTTGACCAACGATACTGTGTTGAGCCTAAAGAATCTGTGATCTCCTTTGACTTTTGGGATGGATTTAATAAAGAGAGTAGTTGAGCAAGAGTTTCTCGACTCGGCAGAGCCTTACCAGAAGAATAATTCCAAAGCTTCTTGTGAGTAGATCTAGGAAGCTCTCCAGATTCTGACTTTAGAATCTTCCATAGATCTTTCGAAATGGGTACTTGATCATAGTTATGGTTAGCCTTGACTTCTAATTCACTAACTTTTGCTTGTTTTCTTGGAAGTCTAAATCCAATCTTTTGATAGAAGGACCGTGCATCATCACCATAAATATTAAGTCTCCATGCTTTTTCGGTGTGTCTAGATACTCTAGAAATAATCCCAAATGAAGTAAGCATTAGTTGAACCTGTCTAATAAGTTTTTCACTATTAGTTCCAAACTCAATTCTTTGACCATAGCTAGAGCCATCAGAGTCAAACAATCCTGACAAGTATGCTCTCCACGATTCTTTATTTCCCTCCAAAATATACTTTGGAGTTACTTTATTTGCTGCAAGTCTGCCGCAATCTGCTAGTAATTCTTTGTTTTCTGATGAAAGCTTCATAGCCCTTACAGAATATGCCTGTCCATCATACTTATATACCTTTGGTTCACAAAAGTGCTTTGAGATTAGTCCAACAACTTTTTCATTAAAGTAATCCCAATCTTGATCTCCAACGGTAATATTCATACTCTTATAAAGACCTTCTTTATTATACTCTCCATTTCCATCTCCCACGTAATAACCCAAAACATAAGCTTTGTCTGGATCAACTAGGTTTGGTCCGGCTGGAAGTTCTTCTCTTACAATTGCAACGTAATCACCTTCTTTAATTTGATCTAATCTCTTCCAGTCTGGACCGGAATCGGTTGCTACAATTACACGGTGCTTTGCAGTTCCTTCTATTTTGAATCCAAAACGATCTTCAATCTTAATACAAGGCTGAATACCGGAATCATAAAAGTGGCTTGATTGAGTCATTCCAATAGTAGATCTTACCCCGACCTTTATAGGATGGTAGCCATCTGAGTCAACTGGTCCTGGCTGTAGTTCTAAAATTGTTTTTAGACCACGATCAGTAAAGATCATAGTATCTCCACGAACGCACTTTCCGCATCCCTGAGGCCCTACTAACAGGACGTTTGCTTTATCTGTAGACTTAGATGGTGAGGTTGCTAAGAATAGTGGGCTCCATTTCTTTGCCTCATCCATTCCTGAAATAAAAGTACGAACTTCATCAAAGCCACTACCCCAAATATTGTTTAAATTTACATGAGGCTTTTCACCGGGAATAATCTCAATAGCACCTGGGGACTCACCAGTAAACATATTTCCGGTTCCAATTCTACAAACATAGAATGAGTTTTCAAGAACGAAGAAGTTTCTTTCAATTACTTTTAGTTTAAGTACCTCACTTACAATGTCCTGCACACTTTCGCCTTCTGCCATTAGGTCAGCAACCTTTTGGATGGACTTGTTTTGATGTTCTAAAGCAAACTTTTCGGTCTTAGAGAAAGCACGCTCTGGTGGCCTTTGTGTAATCTGTGATAGATCTAGGCTTTCCACAACGTCAATAAAATCACGATGTACCTTTTTTAGGTCAACAGATAGCAATTTCCAGACAGGCTCGCCTATAATTTGCTTTAATTTAATAACTAGTCTTAGAACTGAGTCAACAGTCGGCATAGAAATTTCCGACCATCTGATTAGTTGACTTCCTGGAACTGTAATCCACTTCCAAATTTCATCATTTTTGGCGGCCTCAATCATGGCATTTGCACGATGAATTGTATAAGCGCTCAACTCATCTTTAGAATGACCTGATTCAATTTCACCAACCTTATCTAGGTTTTCCCAAATTAAAATAGAAACGTCGGTAAGTGTAGCGGAATTCTGACCCTCATACTTACATAGTACCATTCCATTAGAATGGCGGTGTCTTAGACGTTCATAATAATGTTCAAAATTCCTACTCTGGGCTTGAAGATATTGCTCGTATAACCTAGGAATCTTTTCTAAGATTGCCAAGCCCTGCATAAAAGTTGCGCTGGCACCACGATTAATTTGCTGCTCTAAGGCAAGCCCTTTGATGGTATCCTCAGAGCCTTGCTGTAAAGAGTTAAATAGTGCCTTTACTCTTTCTTCACCCAGCTCTAGCGAAGCACCATTTAGTTGTGTAGACCATTTATTTAATGTTTCATCCAAAGAAACCATTTTAGAACTACAAAGCAGTTCAGAGCCTTGAACCAAGGCTGAATAAATATTTACAATGTGTTCATAATGTGAAGAGATGATAACAGAAATATCAATAGGACTAGAGTTATTGGATACTACATCTTGCTGCTTATCTAAGCCGTCAAAAATCTTCTTTGCTTCCTTGCGTCTTTTGGCATACCCTTCGCCACTTACTTGCTTCCTAAACTCCTTAGCTTGCTTAGCGATCTTTTCATATCTATCAAGATTTTCCTTCATCATAGGAAGTAGTTCGCGGATCTGACCAATCTCATCAGCTTTTGTGGCTCTAATAATATTAGCGTATTTAATTGGGTTGTCTGATGCTGTTTGACTTAGGATAACTGCCGCAAGCTCTTGAGTATCCATATATTCTCCTTATATCTTCTTTGTTTGTTTCACTTATTTTAATCAGTTTAATTATTTTGTCAAGTGCCTTTAATATTAAATTAACTTACAGAGAATCTTTCAGCACTATAAAGAAACTATAAAAATGATAGAATCTACTTCTTGGCTAGACTAGGTGGTGGCCCTAGAATGTTAAGAAACTGTGGTTCTACAAACACTACTGGCATTTCAGACTGCAGACTTTCTTTGTTAGAGACTTCTTGTGTAGGATCTATAATTAAGGTTAGCTGATCCCACTTCTTATTGTCATCATCTTTAAACTTTTTAATATCTTCAAGGGTTACTTTTTGACACCAATTTTGGTAGGCATTAAAAACTCTTCTTGATTTTGTGATTACCCTTCCGGTTTTATCCATAACCAACTGAAGCTTTAACAAAGGACCATAGGTATTCTTCTTTTGGTCATTTACCTCTAGAACACGCCACCATCCAGAACGACCAGAAGTTACAATATCATCTACCTTAATTACTTTAGGATTTGACATGTTTGCTCCAAAATGATAAACCCAGGAATACCTGGGTTTAGTTTAATACAACTACTGTTTAAATGGTGAGCCTGTCAGGAATCGAACCTGAAACGAGAGCTTAGAAGGCTCTAGTGATATCCTTTTCACCACAAGCTCCAATCATGTGTCATAGTATACCGTATGATGTATATCACGTACAATCTAAATATTAAACATTTTTATGTACCTAAATAATACTCGATTCTTTTACATTAGGTGTTATTATATTGTTGAGCTGTTTGTAAAATTTATCAGCTTCTTCTAATGCTATAATTAAGGCAACACCTTCTATTCTAGAGTCACCTAGCAAGCAAGACATCCATCCTAGTGGTTTTAAACTATTTTCTTCTCGAATCTTTTCAATCACATGAGATACCACGCCCCACTCTACAGAGTCATAGCCATCAAAATGACAGATGTAAGCATAATCATCTCTTGAGATCATTCTCACTAATTCTAATATAGCACCCCTCGTGGCTGAATCAGACAAGTCAGGTATGCTATCAAATATAGAAGCAGTCTCGGTATCCCTCAAGGAGAGAATTCTAATCTCTGGTTTTAGATAGTCTTTTTTATCTGAGGATGTGTTTCTTACACCTAGCATCCCAGGCATCCACTTCCAGCACTTAAGCTTAACTGCCTTCTTAGCATAAGAAACCATAAAATCATCCATCTTCTCATTGTATTTTAACCAGCTATTCATTCTTCCTCCGCCCTGTAATCATTGGTATTACCCTGCACCCAAATATCAGTAGGTATAAAATTATAATTTTCGAATTCAATATACTCTTTTTCTTTTGTTTCGTCATCTTTATCTAATTCATGATTTGAATCATTAGGTACTTGATAGGGATTATTTGGTTCATAAACTTGAGAGTCATCATATCTATAAGGATTTCTTTCACCATAATAGTCTGGTTTTGGCAATCTGTAACCTAAGGGGTCTCTTTTTACCTTGGTTGTTGGTGCCGGCACAAATCTTTTATAAATCCAACCATCTTTTTCTATTGTATCATCTTTTGAGGATTCTTCTACTTTTAAATTATTTAAATCGGAATTAAAGTTATCTTCGCTATTCTCGCCTAAATCTACAGCCTCAAGTATCGCAGTATCTAAAGGCTCCACTTCCTCAAAAGCATCGCTTGGCAATGGTGCCAAGCCTTGAGGAATATTAGGCATTTGTATTGAATTATTTAAATCCAAGTTGTCTGGAACTTCTAAGCTAGGAGGTTTTGTCAATAATGAAGGAATTTCACCAACCATTTCAGGTGTGCATCTTGAAAAGTAAAAATATATAATTAAAGATATGGACAAGTATAAAGTTATCTTTAGGTTTCGATAATTGATTATCATAGCTCACCTCACAGTATAGCCTGTACTATTAGGTTATATTAGCCTTCTATTATTTTTATTTTTATTTAGAAAGGGGAAATAATGATACCTGTAAGAACTAGCTTAGTTAATGTAGATTCAACTATCCCATCAATCTATAAAGATAAAGCTGGAAAATATATTCCACTTATTAAGGCTGGCGGAAAAATGACCCCTGAGGCAGCAGAGGCTCTTTTAAAACTTCATCAAGCTGTACTAGCAGAAGGTTCACCACATCGAATTACAGATTGTTTTAGATCTTATGATCAGCAAAAAGCTGCACGAGAAAAATATGATAGATGGAAAGCAGCAGGATCACCATCCTCACCTCCCTCCTTTAATTCTACCACAATGAAAAAAGATTTCGTGGCTCCACCTGGCTTTTCAAATCACGAAGCTGGTATCGCAATTGATGCCGCAGTTTCTCAGTTAGCATTTCCAAACCTACCCGCCAATAAACAGCTAGATAGATATTGGGAGTTAGCCATTCCTCTTGGATGGACTCCAATAATTAAAGAAGCTACAGAAGGTGCATCAGAGAGCTGGCACTTTGATTATTGGGGTGAGTGGAGGAGAGTAAAAAATGTCTTTGGATATTCTATTGCTTCAATGTGCGCCCATCTAGATATCGGGATTGCCTGCTATGGTGATGATCAAGATAAACTTCTACAATCTCAACTACATAGAGTTGGTGTAGATATTGGTCCTATTGATGGAATGGTCGGAGCCAAAACAAAAGCTGGAGCCACTTATGTTGGGATTAATTCAACTAATCCTGATTGGGATAAGTTATTTAAAATGGAATCTGCTCCAGAAGTTATTTGGAAACCTAGCTAAATTTAGCATTGTTGATATTTCATTCATCTTGTTACCTTGAAATAGTTAATATTAAACAGGATATCATCTTGAGCTTCTTTTGGAATGTTATCTAGAAACTCTTCTATCTCTACCTTTCGCCACATCGTTATTGAATCTTGTAAACTTAACCTTTGTGTCATCAACTTATAATCATCAAACCCCCAAGAATACAAGATTATCCTATAATTATCATTTGCCATAAAAGCATAGTCATTTAATCTCGAGACTTTCAATGACTTCATATTCATAAGTATCTTCCGCATATCTTGTAAGCTAGGTTTTTGATTCATTGTAATCTGATGCCACTTAATATTTTATTCCAGCTCAATTTTTGTAGTAATTACAACTTTTCTTATCCTGCATGGATTATGTTCATTTTCTACAAAATCACACCATTCTTGAGCTTCTTTTTCTGACATATATTTCCGCGCAGACATTATATCTTCTGTAAGGCCTGTAGAATAAGTAACAAACTGAATTGGTGTTCCAATTTTTTGGACTACCCAAAAGGCTGAATAGGTTTCTTTAATCATGTATGTCCTCTCTCCGTCTTTCTTGCAGCCCTTTTTTCCTGACGTTCCTTTTTTCGCTCCTCTCGCCTAGCCTTTCTGACCTCTCTTTCTTCTGGTGTCCCTCTAGCTTTCTGAATAGCTTTTACAATCAAAAGAATTGTTGGACCATCAATTAATTCTAAAATCTGACCAATAGGACCAAAATCACCTAATGGAATCAGGGCATCTAAAATATCTGCAACTTCTTTTGCTGCATCTTCTTCCGACAATCCCTTGTCTAGTAAATGCTCAATCAAATCTTCCAAACCATATGTGTTAATACCGTGTTCCATTAGGCCCCCTCTTTTGCATATTTTTCCTGAAGTTCTTTAAGCTTCTTTAGTTCTTTATCTTTCTTTTTCTTCTCGGCAGCTTCTTCTCTTTTCTTCTGATCTGCTTTACTCTTTTCTTCTGCCTCTTTTCGTTTCTTTATTGATTCGTTTAAAAGCTCTTTGATTGAAACTAAAGCTTCAGGCACCTTAACAACATCTTGGGCGACAATAGAAATGCGCTGATTCCAATTTATAATTTTTTTATCTTTTAAGTGTCGCTCAAATATATCCAACCAAGAAATTAACAGGTTATAATCTTCCATAGAAAGATCTTCCCATTCCGTAAGATCGCGTCTAAGAATATTTTCATATTCATCTCTGCTAGCTTCATATAAATCATCAACAACAAAAAGTTTTACCTTAGGCATAGTTACTCCAAACTTAAATCTTCAATATAGTAATCTTTAATATAATATAGCTTTACTTCAGGGAGAGGCTCTACAGAAAACATCTTTCTAGCAATTTCATCATAACCAACACGCTTTGAGATTGGCTTTGCAATCTGTAGCAATCGCCATTTTAGTTCTAGATATTTTACTGCCTTCTTCTTTCTTAATCTTTTGCGACCACGAAACTTTCTAATCGCTTCTGAAAGATATGTTTTTATATATTCTTCTTTGGAGAGTGAGATAGAATTCTGAGACTTAATTACATTAGCAATAATATAAGGATTGTTAAAACCACCTGATAGCATGGTAAACCTCCAAAGTTTTCCTACTCATCATTCTACTTAGAGGCAATTAACTGTTCTGTAAACTTTGCTTTTATTTTTTAATTTACTTCATTAAGTAATTAAATATCAGCAATAATTTTCCTTAAAATCACAGAAAAGATTTATCAAACGATGGATTTAAAATTAAATTTTTCATAATTAGTTTTATTTCAAATGCGTTTTCATTATACATTTTGCATTTTTGACATATCAATATCTGGCTTTCTTTATTTAGCGATTCATTTTTGGCAAGTATTGCTAAAACTTTAAAATCTTTCTTTTTAAAGCACTCTTCTATAAAGAGAGATTGCACCTTTGGTTTTAACATTTTATTTTTAGCCATTTCTGAACGAACGAGAATATCTTGATCTTTAATGATCATCTCTTGAATTTCTTCTACATTTCCTTTAAAAGAGATTATATTCTGATGTGATATAGACTCACCAATATGTATTGCTAAAATTTTTCTAACCTCTACATCTGGATCATCTAATAAAATCTTAGCGATTGTTGGGTTGATTGGCCTCTGCCAAGATACCATAGCGATTCTTACGCTAACATCTTCTGACCTTGCTAAAACCTTCAATACATTTAAAGATGTACCTATTTTGGCAGCCAGAACAACCCTTAAGTTTAAGATGTTATATTCTTCTTCTGTCGCTATTATGTATTGAATGGTTTCATCTAAAAATTTATTACTTGCAAGTCTATACAATATTTCAGGTTCTTTTAATTTAAAAAGTGTATTTTGCAACAAAGGATCTCTTGTGGTGGCAGCAATCTTTCTTTTTAAGTCATCGTCAGATTTTAATAATGTATCACGTAACCTTAGTGAATCTTCTAACGTTCTTTCTTCTTCTATATCTTGAAGAGAATTTAAATTTATAATCGCAGAAGCATTATTATTTTTATCAACCACGAAAGGCTTGCTAAAGGCAAGTATCTCTTTATTATCTTTAATGATAATAGCCTTAGGCTTGTCTTTTTTAATAAACAAACTTAAGGCCATTAAGTATATTTTTCTGAGATAATTTATCATAATTATCCCTGACCGCTATTCATTGCGATCATTTATTTAAGAATTTTGTTTTAAAACTTCAGCCAAAAGCTCAACTAATTCTGCTAAAATTTCTTCACCCTCTTCCTTGGTAAAGCCGCTTTTAGACTTGATTATTAATTTGGATGCAAAAGAAGCAACTTTTCCAAAGGGAATTTTTATTTTTAATTGTTCGCCCATAGATTCTCCTTGAGAATTAAATTCTCAAAATAAATTATTTTTATTAGCAGAATCATTTTTAAGGTGGTTTATGTTAAATATTAAAAACACCTTTAAATCGTCATTGATATTTTCAAATAATTCTTCTAGAGAAGACTCAAACCAAGTATCCATACCATAGCTATTTTTAAGTATTTTTCCATAAGAAATATTATACTTATCATCATCTATTTGATGCAATATAATTCTAAAGTTTGACCCCTTAATTGTGCAGTAAGAACCAAAACCTTTGATGCTTTCATAGGTAAAGAATTCATTATTATTAAAAAACTCTTCCATAGAATAGTAATTCATCTAATGAGCACCTCAATAAGTTTAATCTTTGCTATAATTATTCTTTTAAAACTTAGCTGCTTCGCCAATGGGAATGGTTTGTATGCCGGGCGATTCATTTATTTTATCAATTTCTTCTAAATCATTTTCATAATGGATAGTACTACCCAGCTTTCTTAGGGTGGTGTCTTTGAGCTGTCCGTTAGTAAACGTAATCTTAGGTATATCTCTATCTTTAGAGCCAAGTAAATTATATATACCCCATTCTATTGCGCAAGACTTTACATCTTGTGGTACACCATATATTTGTTTTTTAGCTGACTCTGCATTCTCAATTCTGCTGGTAACTATGCAGACTATATCACCAGAATTATAATGCCCTTGAAGTTTTTGGATTACTGTTGAATTAGGTCCGCTTGTAAACATTCCGTAATCATCATCAGATTCGATCTCAGCTAAGGTACCATCAAAATCAAAGGTTACAATTTTTGGATCTGACTCCATTGCTATCTTGAGTAATCTTATTATTTTATCTTTTCTTTTCATAATGCCCTCTGCAAAATATTTTTAAATGATAGATTATTACCTAAAGGCATTTAGGTTGAATATTACTTTTTCTTTTGTTTCTTCATTTAAAGAATCGAAAACTTCTTCAAACGAAACAAACCCTGAGTGAGTAAATCTATTTGGCATATCATATATCGTTTTTTTTGAAAAAAGCAAACGACCAAAAGATGTTACGCTATAATCTGTTCCGACAATATTCCACCATGTAATTAAGGTGTAGTTGCAGCTCTCACACCCGCAAGGTTCGTTTGGTAAAACTTTTAATACAGCATTTAGTCGTTCCATATCTTGAGGATCCATCTATTCCTCTGTAATTGCTGCAAGATCTAAATCTGGATATTTTTTCTTAGCAACCTTGATGACATCTTTCTTCATTACATTATCGCCACGATGATAAAGATGCTTCCAATGCTCAATCCATCGAGCCTTTTCTCTCTCCCAGGTCTTGATGGGAATCTCACCAGATAATTCTTTGAGAATTTCTCTCAGTTCACTCCATGCTTGCTCCTTAGATTTTGCGGAAAAATCTTTAGGATGCTCATATGCCAGCATTAATCTGATCCCTAGTAAGTTTTTGACATTTAGAATTCCAGCAGCCCATTCGCAAGATTTAAAATCTTTATCTTTCATTTTTAAAGTAACCTCAGAAACCTTGGGGTAAAGCCACTCTACAAACTTCTGGCTCTCTCCCTCAAATTCTAGGGTTTGAATAGCTGTAGCTGCCAAGTCAATAATTTTCTTCTTCATAAATATTCCAATAGTTTTACCCACCATGCAGAGCAGGGCGGGTTCAGTGTTTAATATTTTTGAGAGTTTGAATTGTGTTCTCTAGTGTGTTTTGTCTCTCAAGAAGTGCAAAGAAAAACCTGAGTGTATTATAGGCATCAATATCTGCCCTGTGAGCCTTGCCCTCAAACTTTACTTTATATCGACCCATAGAGGATGATAGACCTCCTGCGGGCGATCTTCCGTTAGCCATTTCTAGAAATACAAAAAGAGTCTTTACATCCACCACCCTTCGACCAAAATGTGGAAAAGGAATATCTGCATCACGAAATTCTTTTAGAAGTTGGTCTGCATCACCCACACCCCATTGTAGGGGGTTAACAAAAACATTATTATCATTAATTACTTTAGATAGCTCCTCTGCCACTTGAGATAGAGGAACAGATTGTTCTTTAATAATTTTATCGTCAATTCCAGTTAGTCCAACGATAAATGGATGAATAGCCTCACCCGGATCTAGATACCAACTCCAAGTCTGAATGTTCATTGGAGAATTTGGGTTGCCTACAGCTATGCCCACCTGAATAATCTTGGTAAGCTGATCGTTATCATCTTTGTTTAGTTCTAGATCTAGTGCTAGATAATTTTGACTTCTAACAAACATGTGCCGCCTTTATATTGAGCATTACTATAAAGTTTAAGCTTGCAAAATTTAGTTATGGCTCCGCCCATTATAGTTATAGCAAGTTTAACTTTGATATTATTTTGGTTTAAAATCGTTCTTGATTTTCTTCTTTTACTTCAAGCAAATTTGTTTTTTTAATCTGAGCACGTAAAAAATCTATTTCTTCCAATAGATGAATTATATCATCCTTACTAAAAGCAACATCTTTTTCACCCGATGCTTCTACAATATTACGAATTCTTTTTTCCAATTTAGAAATTTTCATTTAATGGCTCCGGTTTCTTTTACTAATAAGATTATTTAAAATAGAGGCAGATATGAATAAAAGCATTGAACTACTAGAAAGATATTTAGTTACCAATAATAAAATTAAAAAAATAAATGATCTTAAAACCATCCAAAAGAAAAGTCTTGAATATCTACAGCTTTTAAAGAAGGCTTATTCTTACGGAGAACTTGAAAAATTATTTGAGGAAGCATCGAGAGAAATGGGTGGAGCAAGTAACACGCCCACCAATACATCTGAAAGTTCAGAATTTGAAACATTAAATCAATTATTTGCAGATGCAGAAAAAGAAATTGGAGCAACAAACCCTAACGCCAATGTTAATCCAGAGCCTACAGCAAATACTGCACCTTCACAGCCTGCTAGTGGTGCACCAACACCTCCGGTACCAACAAATACTTCGTCTGGAAATTCTGGAAAAATTAGTCCAGGTGGAACAGAAAAACTTAAAAGTGCAGAGGCATATCGTGGTATCCCTGATTTAGTCGCTTATTCAGACCCGCCAAGATATAGCATAGCATATGGAAATACTTATTATCCAAAGGGATGGAAAGGTTGGCCCGTAGATAAAGATTGTGGAAATAATAATCGGTGCGTCAAAAAGGGTGATACCCTGCGTGATAAACAAGAAGCCGATGCCTTATTTGATGGTGTTGTGGATGATTTTAATGATGTAGTACGTAATTCTGTTACCTCATCAATAAATCAAAATCAATTTGATGCACTAGTTATTTTCGCCTATAACATGGGGCCTGGTGCTTTTAAGAGAAGCAATCTACTTAAACTAATAAATGAAAATCCTAATGATCGTGAAAGAATAAGCGCAGATTGGCCTACCTATACCAAAAATCTATTTTTTAGAAATGGTGTACCACAGCTAGCCTCAAGAAGACAAATGGAACTAGATCTTTATTTTAAATGATAAAACATTATATTGTTTAATTAAAAACTAAAATAATTTCATAATTATAGAATCAACTAAGTCTGCCACCTCATTTAGTCGAATGGAATCTAGATGATTAGCCAACTTAATTAGTTCTTTAATGTCCTCTAGCGAAGACTTATATCCTCCGCCTCTAGCTTTCCTTTTGCAATATTGCTTCTGTGAAAAACCTTTTGGATTGGAACAATTAATATTTTTCTTATATTTTGTTGACCAACGTTTTTTGCCAACCCTAGGTGAATTATATTTAGAAATCTTTTCCATAGCCACCTCAACTCATGGGTAGATATTAATAGCGCGTATCTTACAAAGATATTTTATAATCCTCTGTTGCTAGGAAAGATTACTATTTAATTCAGGTGTTGCGTCAAAGTTTAATTGTTTCGAAAAATTTAATTAGCTAAAGTTGCAGTACCTACAATACCTACTTGACCCACTCCTTCTAAGGTAGAACCATTTGCAGGAATCATAGTTTCTGTAATTTCGTAACGATACATATAAATAGCTAATAAAGACCCAACGGGGAATTGTGATAATCCGGTAACGAACATAGAACCGTTATCATCACCCACACAAAGCGAGCCGCCTAAATAATAGTACCCATATTCATCATATACATCAACTATGACAAAAAACAATCCACTACCTGTTGGCTCCCATGCAAAGCTAGTCCCACTTCTATAAACCACAGGTGGAAATGCAGTATTCACAGTACTTAAAATTTCTACAGGTGTTAGTAGGAATAGTTGTTCAGGTGTATGCAAGGCATTTTCAATAAAGAATTCGCCTAATGAATTGTTAGGATAAGTCTCCAATCCATAAAAACTATAATATGAAAAATCATTTGGATACTGACTTTCCATCCTATATTCTGGCTGCCCTTGATTATAAACTCTGGATAAGGTTAGTGTGTTGACCTGGTCAGATATCTGCGCAGATGCACCTATGTTATAAAATTGTGTTGAAGGATCAGTCTGTGAAACAAACCCGGTACAAGTTCCTGCTGGTGGAATCCATTCGTTCCAAGACCTATTTACAGGTGGGTGTAAGGCTAAAACAGAAGATACTCTTGTTGTTGTAGTATATTCATAAAAGCATTCTGGACATGGCACATCTAATCTTGTAAACCTTAATACACCACCATATAATCCGGTTGGGGTAATAACAGTAGTATCCGTATCAGAAAAAGAAGTATCGCTAACAACATCTGTTTCAAAAACATAGTCTGTTTCTACCACTTCTGTATCCAAGGATATGCCCGTCTCAACCTCATCAATCATATAGTCTACAGATAAACCACCACAAGAAAGTAATAATAAGAGAAAGCTATTCATAAAATCTCCATAATTAAAGAAAATAACTAAGTTAGCTTGTAGAATTAATAGTTCTTCATCTGGGTAGAAAAGAACTGGGGCTATTATTTTTGCAACTTTATTTTCTGGTTAGGTAATCATTGCCGACCAATTTATAAGCAATTCGATTTGGAATTGTGATTGCATCTCTTCCTGCATAAAAAACTTGTTCACCATCCCAACGTAAAACAATACCTTCTCGGATGTTATCTCCGCTTAGTAAAGTTTTACCTTCTGCCATACTGACAATAGCAGATGGAATTCCTTCACCGGCTTGCCAAATGACCCTATCTACAACAGGAACAGTTGGAATAGAAATATTCTGGCAGAAAGCTAATAACTCCTCCCAAGTCAAATATCTATTCTTATTTGAATCCCAGCAATCAAATGCTACAAATCTCGCCGTATCTTGTCCGTACTTTAAGTCTTGGACTGGACCATAGACTTCGCCATATAAAGCATACCCAGGATAATCTTTTAATTTATCTGCTAGTCCTTCCCTTTGAGCCACTTCCCACCACAGACCTCCAGTATCTTCACCTTCCGGTTCCTTCTTGAATAGGGTTCTGGATCTGGCCCAGAATTTTAATTCTCCCTGGTATGGAAGCCAACCATAACAAGCATTTGTACCATGGATCTTTTCTGTAATCCAGACCTGAGAACCATCAGGGATATACTTCCAGCCTTTACTGAGCGATTCTACATCGTACTTTGCCGTACCCAAAAGGCCATGTGGTCCGCTGGTTGGACGACCAGATTGAAAACCAAAGCGTCCCCCACTTTGAATCGGAGCAATATATTTTTTTAATTCCAAAAGTGCAGTAACTTCTCGGTTAGTTTTAAACTTCCATTCATCAGGCAATGGCACCATCAAACCACGACTGATAATGCCGCGAAGCTTTACAGTTTTAATTCTGGCATATCCATCGCTCTTTGCCATCTTCTGCATGTGGGCAAAGTAAGGATGGGACACTGGCACCATAGGGTCATTAACAGAGTCAATCCAGATACCTTGATCACCCTCTGAGAATTGACCTTTCTTTACTACGGCAAAGTTTACACCAGACCCATCGGGTGAAACTAGATCTAGTAAATCAGCATTGGGATGCTTAATTACCTTTTGAATAGTAACCACCTCTGCTAGAGGATTTGCATCGGAATATTCTTCAACAGTAAACATTTTATACTCCAAATATATCTAGGTTCCAGATTATTTTTTCCTTGATATCTTCTGGGCAAAGATCAAAGAATTCTTCAAAAGTTACTGGCTTATATAGAAATTCAATATCTAGCTCGTTAATATGCCTTAGGTATTTTATTTTAATCCCTCCTTCTATTAGGAGGTAGACTTGAAACTTTAATTTTTGATCTTTAATATAGAAGTGATTGTAGAATTCACCAGGAGTGATAAAGTCTAAATCTGCTATTTTATCTAGGGCTTCGTAATATTTCTTGGTGTAGTCATCAGAACTATCATGACTCATTGGAAATATCTAGATTTAGAAGCGTTTGAATTAGCTCATATTTTTTGATCGGAGGTAAAGATCTATAGTAGGAATTAATTTCTGCCGGGATTACCTTAACAGAATCATTATGATTTAGGCATGATATTGAATCATCACCCTTACAATTGGGGCAAGGTTCAAAAACATAAATATCGTAATTCATTTACCACAAATCCACGTATGGATTGCTTGGCCTTGTATAACCACAAATTTTATAAACCTGGCCCTTTAAGAATCCATATTGGCGATTCCATTCTGGCATAATTTTACCCTTATCTAGATTGTAGTTTTTACGCAATTTATCTAAGGTAGCCTCGCAGAACTGAGACTCCAGATCTGAAATCTTATTCATTAGAGATTCTCTTTGCTCTGGAGTGCCTGAAAAAGAACTACTCATAAGCATCTGCCTTAGGTGCCTTGAATCAGAATGAAATGACTGCTCTAAGGTCATAGAAACTAGTTCTAGCTCCGTTTGATTATCTTGTTCCATAATTCCTCCTATTTAAATAACTCGAGATTAAAAACAATCTTTTCCCTTAGATGGTCTGGAAGGAAATCGAATACTTCTTCCAGGCTATATTCGACCACCATAGTTTTTGGCATCATCGGGCATATATTGGTGAGTCGGATCTTTTGATAGACATAAGAAGCGTAAATTACTTTTTGTGTAAGCCCTGAGATATTAGTCTTATAAGATGTTTGCTTAAACTTAACTACATCCACTGGGAGTGTAAAGCTACAAATATCACACTTACATTCAACAAATGAATCGCTTAGTAATAAAGCCTTTGCATCTTCATCTCTTTGAATTAGGTCACTTATATAGCTAACTTGTAGCTTGTTATTTATAGTTGGCATTTGATCTACAATTCCTCTCTAGGAAGAAATTCATTCAGGTTAAAAATCAAAATATCTTTAAACTCTCCATCGACACCATCAAAAAATTCTTCAAAGCAAATATATTGACAGTGCCTTGCAGGACTTGACCATCCACCTACTGGATAACTTACCGCATATGAAAATCCTCCATCATCTTTGGTAATCCAATATTTGGTTCCGATTATATTAAACCAAATAATATCTGATGGCTCTTCGCAACCTCCGCAATAACACTGTGCCAGTAATTCTTTTGGAAAGATTTCCATTATTCCTACTTGAAGATATCTAAGTTGAATATAATCTTGTCCTGCCACTCTTGAGGTAGTATTTCAAACCATTCATTCATATCAATTGATTCCTGCATGATATTGCCACGATTAATGATAATAAAATATCTTTCACTTATAAAGTATCTCATACCATCATACGTAGAATCTAAACAATTTTTTCCATAAATAACTATTCCAAAATCTGTCTTTGGAATACATAAATGGTCATATGTTACTCCGCTTTTATAAATAACAAAGCCCATATCTAGAAGTATAGCTTTGTACTCATCGTATGTGAACTTTGTAAAATTCATGCCTCACCGAAATAAATCTAAGTTAAATAAAATCTTTTCTTTAATATCATCAGGACACATATCAAAAAATTCTTCAAAAGGTGTGACGATATAATAGTTTGAAGAATGGTTGGATGGAATAAGATATTGAATCATTGGCCTGTTTACATCAACCTCAATAATTCTCATCCTTAGATTCGACCCAATAAAAGAATATTGATTAGAAAACTCTCCCCTCTCAAGGAAATCTAAATTATCTAGCCGCCGATATAGTTTTGATAGAATATTTTTAGTTTTTTTCACAAGAGAATTTATATCATCAAATTCATCATCTATCATTTTTCACCTAAACATATCTAAATGAAAAGCAAAACAAGCTTGTGTTTCTGGCTTTGCAGATTCAAAAAATTCTTGGAATGTTTTGTGAGGTCGGCTTGGCAAATCCCATTGCATTATTGTAATCTTGCAACGTCGGTCTAGCGGATCTAGAGAGTTTCTCCTATCAACATAGAACATCCAATCATCACCCGCAACCTTAAAATGATTGGGCGATTCCACCAAACTCTTAAGGCAACTAATTGATTCTAAATATTCTCTAGCCTTAGAATATTCTAAGCTTTCAATCTTCATAATTTATTTCTCACCTAAACATATCAATGTGAAAAATTAAATCAGCCTTGACTTCATCCGGTGCCACTTCCCAAAATTCTTCAAAAGTATACATATAGCGATGCTTGGCGAAAAGCTTAGGATTCCAAAGCTTCTCTGTCAAAGATTCTTTGTAGCTTGGTGCCGGATGTAATCCCATTATATATAGCCTATGTTTATCCTCTTGATTGTACAACTTTTGTAAACATAGTGACCAAGGATATCTACCAATGTCAATCCAGCACTCTCTTATGGTAAAATAATCATCACCAGATCCCTTAGATAAGCATGGAATCTTCAGTAAATAATCTACAGCATCTTCTAATGATAGTTTTTCAATCTTCATAGAGAAGTCACCGTGCGTTGCGGCCAGTTAACACCAGCATAATCATTATCTGAATCCTCTCCAGAAATAGTACGAGTATCATTCCACATCAACACTCCACCAATATAAATATTTACAGTTACATCATTAGCTGGCTGATAAACAGACCCAGGATAATCGTGAACCATTACTCTATACATTCCAGATAATGATGGCTCGGCAATATTAATATTCTCTGGGCCTGTGCCTGGAATATCATCTATATCTAAAGCAGGATTGTCTGCACTACCAGCATTACCCCACTCCAATCCAGAACCGCCAAATGCTGTGGTGCAGTTAGCATAATAACAATCTCCATTTGTCCTCTCGTTACCATTGGGACGAATTAAATGCAAATCCATATCATCACCGTTATGAACCCAATACATTTCGATCCAAAGATTATCCCCAGGAACAGCATCCACAGAACAATCTACAGGATCAGAACGACGACCATCAGAGGTTTCTACAACCAATCTTGCAATATACTGACCGGCAAGATCAGGTGTTACTTCCCGCTCCCAAGGTGATGTTGCCGCAAGAAAAGATGCCGAACCATTAGGCTGCGTTACTAATGACCAATCCCAAGTAACAATATTCATTCCTGCTGGATCATATGAATCACGACCGTAAAAGGTTGCTGTCTCAAATGGTGGTGTAACTTCAACTGGATCCACAGAGCAAACAGCTACAGGAGAATCTCCAATAGTTTCTTCATCGGTATCTGGAATGTCTGTATCCTCGGGAATATCTATTGTAAATGCTGTATCAGAATCCTGTGTGTCCTCAGGTGGTAAGTCCTTTCCAAGATCGTAATCTGATATACAAGCTGATAATAATCCAAAAATAAAAAGTAGGTGTCGCATTAATTTCTCCTATGATATATATATCATAATTAGCAGCCTGCATCATGTTAACGAAACATATCAAGGTGAAAAAGCATCTCCTGCTGAACCTCTAATGGGGCTATATCAATAAATTCTGCAAAAGATACTCTACGCCCATTAGTGTTTAAAATCTTAAGCTGACACTTATAAATATAATTATTATAAACAATTGGCACCAAAATGAACCACCAATCTGTTCCCCTAATCCTAAATGTATTCGAGTTTTGTTTCATATTTTCAAAAATTGAAATGCTTCTCAAAAACTGATTTGCAACATCAATATACAACTTTTCAATTTTCATAAGTCACCTAAATAGATCTAAATGATAAACTATTTTATCCTTGATGGTTTCCGGCAATTCATCAAAAACTTTTTCGAATGTAAAATTATCGTTAAAATTAACCGTAGAGATAAATTCTCCTTGCCCCATACCAGAATCATTTTTGAAAACATAAAATACATAATAAGTGCCGGTAACATAATATGAGATGTAATTTTTATTACGCAATCCTCTTGGTGTTAGAAAGTCTAATTCATCAAGATTTCTAACAAGATCTTCGTAGCTCATAATTCACCTCACCGAAATAAATCAAAATTGAAAAGAAGATCTTCCCTAGATCCTTCATCACAACTATTAAAAACTTCCTCAAAGGTTACAATGCTTCTATGCTGAGTTTTCCAATCCATAAATAAAACCATACATTTACTTCCTTTAGGCGTCCAATATTTGTTTTCAGGCCCTACCCAAATAACATATTTGGTTTCCCCAACTCTAAAGTGCTGATCCGATGTTGGAGTTTCTTTAAAGCAGGAAATTGATTTCACAGCAGCCAAAGCTTCTTCGTAGGATAACTTATCAATCTTCATCCATCACCTAAACATATCAATGTGAAAAAGAAATTCTTCTTGAATATGCTCGGGAACAGACTCTAAAAAATCTTCAAAATCTATACCGTATGCTACTCCACCGTCGTCATACGTTAGATTAATTATAAACTTACAGCAAAACAATCCATTCATCGACGGAATCCTTACAACAATATTATAATTTTCCGCGCCAACTACTATAAACTGTTTCTCCAGAAGGTAAGAACCAACTGGCTTTAAGCAGGATAGCTGAGAAAGAAAACTCTCTGCTTCGTTAATACTCATATCTTCAATCTTCATTTAGCCTCCTGTAAAATATCTTCTCACAAGATCTATCCTAGCAAATCCATATGCCACAAAAATTCTTCCCTTGCTTCCTCAGGCAGTTCCTCAAAAAATTGTTCGCGGCTAAGATGCCCGCCGCTGATAAGATGCTCCTCCGCATTAAGCTTTCTCATAAAATTAAGCTTCGAGGTTTTGTTGTTAAAATTTAATCCAATAGAAATATATAGATCAGAATTTTTCACCCGCCAATCTGCAAATCCAACCGCAGGCTCCAAACATCTAATCTTGGCAAGCTCTTTGTTGTATGCGCTATATTCTCTAGATGTTTTCATAACTCCCTTCTTCACCTAAACATATCTAAATGGAAAACTAAATCATTCTGAATATGAGATGGTGCCGCCTCAAAAAATTCATCAAACAAATAAATAAATTTATTGTTAATATATGGTTGAGGGTGGAAAGCAGCAGCATTTTTTTTAAAATTATTGGTTGGCGAAGGAGCCGTCCCAAGAAAAAGCAATCTACACTTTTCTTTCTGATGATATAATCTATATAGCTGAAGCTGCCATTGTGTACCAGAAACTTCAAGCCAACGTTCATCGACTGTAGAAAGTCTTACGCAAAATATAGAAGGAATTCCTACAAGATAATCGGACGCTTCTTCTAATGTCATGTATTCAATCTTCATTTTAACCTCAGCAAATATTTTTAATCCTATTAATAAAATTAATTTTTACTGATATATCTTATGAGATTATGATATTTGGTAGGAGTGGAATTATGAATGTTAAATATAGATTGTTAAGATTATCCAAATTTCTTGGGGAAAATGGATTATACAAAGAGGCTTCCGCATTGAAATCTTTGGCAAGCTCCGTATACAGCGAGCCATCAAAAGATTTAATTGAATCCGCAAGAAATGTAAAAAATATAAAATGGAAAGAACCAGATATCGAAGAAGAAATAGGAGAGATCGTTAGGACCGCCAAAGAATTTGACGTACCACTAGATGATATTATAGGTGCAGTAAAAGAGGCTAAATTAGAAGAGATTACTGATGATGTCTGGAGCCAGTTACAGAATACAGATTCTTATAATATATCAGTCGAACAAGCCCTTGAATTATCTAAAGAATACAATAGAAATATATCCCGTATATATAAAGGCATTAAAAACGGAAAAACTCTACCTGCTCCAATAGTTCTCTCTATTAACGATGAAGAGTTCTATTTAATAGGTGGAAACACTAGACTTATGGCTTGTGCTAGTTTGAATAAAGTTCCCAAGGTATTGATGATTAAAATATAAGACCTAGAATTTTTGCCTCTATAAGTAGCTGAGTCTTTAGAGGTAATCAAACAGTATTTTTTGATGACTAAATTCTCAGCAAATTACGACCCTAAGAAACAAATGATGGGGCGTAATTGCATCTGGTTTTTAATCCAAACGAACTACGCCCCAATCTTTGGGTTTTTATGCAGGATTTACCTTGGTAATTGGTAGGGCGTGTAAGAATCGAACTTACCTATTTGTGATCCGAGGATATAAGCCCCGCGCTTTACACCAGTCAGCCAACGCCCCATTATAAGATTCTTTGATTACCGGCATTGATTGCCGCGATCCTTGTATGCTATTATATTACTGCGGGATCGTATTGGAGTCAAACGAAGTTTTAAAAAATTTAATTATTGATGGGCCATTTTTGATCAATATAATTTTCGACATCAATAGGGGTTTGGAGGTTTCTTTTTACCGGATCAAGCCAGGTAGAAGGCTGAGCTGGATTGGGCCAATAAATAAGCCAGACCCAATCTAGCATTGAATCATTCCAAACTTGATGAGAATAGTTTGATGATACTCTGAAGTAAACGCCATCGGATCTTCGACTACCACCAAGATTGATATCAAAATTCCAGTGATCCATTTTCTTTTGACGGCCTTTTGATTTGAGGTTTTTTATTTTTTTAGCGGGGGTTGTTGTCTCTGCCCTTGCCGCCCATGCTCTATATATAGTGTGGCCAGTTTTTATATTAAATAATTTTTGGTGTCTTTTTATCCTGCATTGAATGAAGCGCAAATTACTTTTTGCGTAACTCCTGGTAGAGCTGTTCCAATTTCTTCTACGGTTACATTCTGAGGATCAGTCCAATAACGATCATTGAACCACTTATCATCAGGTCCAAACCTCCAAACATATCCATTCCAAAAGAAGTCTGGATTAGGGTGAATAAGTCGAGCTTCCTCAGCAGAAGAAGCTATAACCACACAGGAATCGAAGGTGTCATAGCCTCGATTATGATTCTGCTTAAGGAGATAGATATTCATCGTTAGCCTCTTGATTTTAGGTTTTTGATTTCCAGTCGAAGGAAAGGCACGCAGGAGCAATGTTTTTCATCTGGAGCGCAGGAGTTGCTTACAGTTTTTCTATAATCATCTTCCCAATCTTCTTTGAATTCTTTCAGGGAGATATTTTCTTGTTGTAGCCGGGTTAATTCTTCTTGTGAGATAAGAACGCAATTGGATTTATTGGAAATGAATTCATGGAGCTGATTAATCCAATCCGAATTTTTGGATAGATTATTGTCCAGAATATCTTTAAGTTGTTCTGCGGATAGGATAATCATTGGTGTAACCTTTAAAACTTAGTAGATATATCCTGACCACTCATCTACAATTTCTACTTCTGGATTTTGCCTACACCATTCGACAAAATTTCTAATGGAATAGAAGCTATTCTGAGCCAAGAATTGTAGATGAAGAACCCTATCATTATCAATTGAATCAGGGTTTGAATCTAGGTGATCAATGAAAAAATCAGACCAATCAGATTCTGTTGGATGAAATCCATCGCTATAAGCTAAATATTTAGCCTTAACACTATCAATATCGGAGGAAGATGCAGTTGAACCATTCATCATAACATTCCAAATATCTTCAGTTACAAGGCTGATATTAACATCGCCTTGACCGGATGTTTCAATTAGAAATAGTTTCATTGGATTTTCTCCTTTTATTATTTTACAATCTGAATATCTGTAATTTCGTGGTCTACAAATTCAAGGTTTGGGTGAAGTTCTTTTGATTTTTCATAGGC